GGAATAGACCCCAACGGACTTCTCACCCCGTCCTTGGCCAGCAACCAAGGCTTATAGGGGATCGATGCCTCCCGCGGGAGACGTCCGGGCAACAAGCCCCGTCACTCTCTTATGCCGCCGGGGACCCCTCTTTTGCAGCAAGAGGGGGAAGATGTAACGGGGTCCCCGTGGGGTAGTGGTTGGTGACCCGCACCAGGATGGCATGGGACAACGAAGGGGGGCATAGGTAGCCCTCGCGATCCCAGACCTCCTGCAGCTCCTCCTCCCACCGCTGCAGCTCCGGATGGGTCAGCTCCTTGAGTACCCCACTGCGGATCTGGTACAGGACCTGGGACCACTGGAAAGCGGTCCTCGGCAGGGGGTAGGTCTCGATCTCGGGGTGCATGTCCTGGTACCAGAGGAACATGGAGGCGTCTGCGGCGCTCAGGACCGCCTGCTTGGTGAGTCGGTACAGGATCCGGGACCGATTCAGGCGGCGCCAGGGCACCAGGGAGAGTAGCCAGGACGCAACCAGTAGGGGGAGGGCCACCGCGATAGCGAGCTCGAACATCATTCTTCCTTTCTGAGCAGGGAATCCAGGGGGTACCCCCCGACAATCCGCTCGATGCAGTGGATCAACAACGCCCTCTCCTCCGAGAGTCCGGGGGCGGAAGACATCGCGTGAGCCTGGGCCTTGTGGACCGGGGCAACCCGGCCTTTCTCCCAGTACAGGAGCCCCCAGAGAGGGGGTAGGTCGGCCACCTGGATGACGTCCGGGGGACAGAAGTAGTACCGGAAGTGGCCCATCCCGAGTCCAGATCTTCGGAAGGGCTTCTTCTTGTCGGCCAGGAAGTCCGCTCTGCTGGCCTTGCACTCCACCAGGTAGGAGTGGGTAGCGCTCTTCCATCCGATGGCGTCGGGCTGCTCCTGGGTGCGCAGCCCCTTGTGATCCACCAGCACCACCGAGCAGCCCCGGTTGTTGCGTAGCCAGAGTCCGGCCCGCTTACAGAGCTCTGCGTGGGTGGAGGGGGCCGTCTCCTCCCCGGAGGCGTCCAGTCCCTTGTGTGGGACGTGGGGGACCACCCGGGGATCCAGCCCCCGGGTGCGCCCCCCCGCCTCCTCCCGTAGCAGGTCTGGCCTCAGGACGAAGCAGGAGTGCTCTACCGGCTTGCCGTCTTCGAGACGGTGGGGCTGCCCGCAGAAGGCGGGGGCAATAACCGCCGACACAGGCAGACCACCGGGGACCAGGCCCCGTCGATCTTGGCGATGCCGAATAGCTTGGGGGTATCACCCCCCTGGCTGAGCAGGGCGATCCCGAGGCGGCGATCCACCCGAACAGCCACCCCCTTCTCCGCTCCGCAGCGGTAGTCCTTGCCTTCCAGGGGGTCCTGGATGTTCGGACCGTCTTCCGTGTGCCCGAAGAACACCCCGTTGCTGCGCAGGGTATGGATCTGGTCCACCCCGATGGCCTCCGGAAGCAGCCGGCGGAGGTTGGCCATGTCTTGCTCCGCCTCCTTCGCGTAGTTGCGGGAGCTCTCCATGACCCTGGAAGGGTCCACCTGGCGCTGCAGGGACTGGGTGAGGTTGAGGAGCATCTCCTGCACCGCAGCGGTCACCTTGAACCGCTCGGGGGAGGGGGCGGATACGCAGTGAGCATCGGTGTCGGGGGGGCAAACAGCGGCAGGGTCGGTCATGTGATCCTGTAGAAGCTGGTGAGGGCCAGCGGGAAGGGTTGGGGGTTTGGGCGTCCATCCTCCAGGAAGCACCAGACGGTGCCTCTGGATACAGAGTGAACCCGTACGGTATACGGGTACTCCAGAAGACGATAGCTCCTGCCCACGGTTGGCAAGGGCAGGAGCTGGGGAATGCGCGGTGCCATCCGCGCGTAGCAGTTGGGGTCCGCCTTCAAGGAAGAGGGCGGCATCCCTGTGTTCGCTCGCATCGGAGCACCTTCTCTCGCACCCTGCCGTATCCATCAGGGGAGAGGAGGAGGCAGGTAGCCTCTTCTCCCGGCACCCACGCCAACGCGGCGTGCATGCTCCACTTTCGGTATGCCCCCTCCCCCTTCGACCATGCCATACAGGCGTCCAGGGGGGTCAGGTAGGGGGGGCTGGCTGGGGCCGGACGGAGGAAGACAGCTGCCAGCCCCACGATCCCGGCGATGAGGAGCAACCCGAGGAGGGTGAACCTGAAGTCCTGCTCCTGCTTCGACAGACCGTAGAGGTCGTGCGGGGACTTCATCGAACGGTCCTCGTCGTGAAGCAAGGCATCGTCCGGCAGTCGTACTCCTCGTAGCGAAGGTACCTGTCGTCGTCCTTGAACCGCACCTTGGAGCTGCACCTCGCTCCGTAGCACCGCACCTCGCTTGCGTAGGTGAGGGAGGTGCCCCCTACGGAGCTCTCCTCCTCCACGGTGGCCTTCACCCGGTCCACGAAGACCGGGTTATCCACCGAGTAGGTCTCCTGCCAGTACCTCCACCACTGGTAGAGACCGGCGCCGACAGCCACAAGCAACACAGCAGCGATCTTGTTCATAGAAAACCTCCTTACCCCCTTATGCCCGCGTTCCGTTGAAGTTGAGGGTATCCTGCAAGCATGCTCCTCTCCTCGGACGTCGCCCTACAGATCGGCCAGCAGCAGTCCATGTTTGCCATGCAGGGGCAGCACGCCGACATGGTGACCGACAGCATTCGCCGATCCAACGACCCCCAGTACGGGTCCCCTGCCCTGGGAGGCAAGGCGTTCAACGCCATCGGCGCCATCGGCGCCCCCCTGGGGGGTCTGGCCCTGGGTCTTGCTGGGATGGACCCCGCCAGTCTCGGCATGCGAGCCTTCGGGGCCTCCCGCGCCGTGGGGATGGGGTTCGGAGCAGCCGCCGGAGCGGGTCTTGGCGCCTTCGGGGTGGGCACGGCGGGGATGATGGCCGCCTCCTACTTTGCCAACCAGATCCAGCAAGGCGGAGCGCAACAGCAGCAGTTCACGATGGGGATGCAGCGCAGCTTCAACTTCATGACCCCCACCGGTCAGGGGTTCAACAACTCCCAGCTGGGGGCGATGGGCGGCCAGCTGCGCCAGATGTCGGGTCAGATCGGCCCCCACGGTCAGATGACCGGTTTCGACGAGCTCTCCTCCCTTGCCCAGAACATGGGGAAGATGGGGCTGACCTCCGGTACACAGGATGTTACCTCCTTCACCACCAACTTCCGGAAGATGCTCCAGACGGTGAAGCACATCGCCACCGAGCTGGGCGGCTCCCTACAGGAAGCCCAGCAGGTCATGGCGGGAATGCGCAACTCCGGGGTGTTCCGGAACGCGGATCAGGGGCGCATGGCCTCCGAGATCCGCAACTTTTCCATCGGCGGCAACGTGAGCACGGGGGACCTCACCCAGGCCGCAGGGTTCGGGTCCCAGATCAGCAGGGCCATCGGGGGTCGCGGGGCAGCGGGGGCCTTCGCTGGGGTGAGGACCCGGGGAGAGGTGGGCCTCGCTGTCCAGTCCGGGGTCCTGAACGACGAGGACATCTACAACGCCACAGGGATGAGAGGGGCTGAGGGTCAGCAGGCCTACGCAGCTGCCCAGATGCAGGGCGCGGCTGCCTGGCTGAGGGGTGGGCGTGGTCGTCGGTTCGTAGCCTCTCTGGCCGGGGCGGACGGCCAGCTGGACGCCAACTCCGTCCGGGACTGGCAGAACGGGAACATGGGCACCGGTCGCACGATGGCCAACGCTCACCGAAACCTGGACGGGGTGGGGCGGGCGGACTTCATTCGCAACGAGGGCCGCCTCCGGGGGGAGGCCCTGGCAGCCTTCGGGGGGAACCTGCCAGCGATGGCGCTCCAGCAGTGGGCGGAGAGCAAGGGGGTGGACATCCACAACATGGATGACCGCTCCATGCTCTTCGCCCAGCGCCAGCTCGGCATGGACCGCGACATGGTGGACAACGCCGTGAAGATGCTCGACGGGATGCCGGCGATGATGCGCCAGCAGCGCTTCGCGGCTCGGTCGGACTCCATGCGGACCGAGCTCGCGGCCCACAAGCGAACCTCCGGGCTCGAAGGGGCGAAGCGGAAGATGGAAGCAGCCCGGGAGCACGTGCAGAACAAGCTGCAGGGCACGGGCCAGCAGCTGTACACCGACCTGGTGAACGGCATCGACTCCTGGCTGCAGGAGCAGTCGGGGCACATCGCTCAGCAGGCAACCCAGGAGATCGATCGCGCGTACGAGGGCCTCACGAAGGGCCAGGGGGGGTCTCTGGCTAAGACGCTCTTCGGAACTGGCGGGGGTACCAAGAGCGTGGTGCCGGGGGTGATGGGTACCAACCGCAGCGTAGGCACCACGGGGGGAATGACCGTGGACCTGTTCAACAAGGGGTCTTTGTTCGGGACCTCTATGAACGACAAGATGAAGGCCGCGGGGTACAACCTGGGTGACCCCACGAGCACCCGGCTCCTGCAGGACGCGATCAAGGGTGCCACCGCCTTCAGCCAGGGCGCACAGATGGGCAACGACACGGCAGCTACGGAGCTGGGGGGCAAGTACGCCGGGCTCTTGAGCCGTCTCTACGGTGGTGAACTGGGGGAGACCAAGGGGGCCGCTCGGTACGATGCACTCCGCGCGGCTCTGGAGAAGGAGCAGAAGGGCGGAAGCAAGGACGCGGGGGATCTGCTCAAGGAGCTCAGCGGCAGGGCGGCCCTGACGGACGTGAAGGGGAATCGCCAGCAAGCCAACCGCCTGGCCTCCCTGGAGGCGGGAGCAGGTATCGACGCTGACCGCAGGATCGGGGCCAACTCCGCCCTTCCGGCAGGAACCAACCTGATCGGAAGCGGGATGACCGACGCGGAGCGCGTCCGGCACTACGGGGGCGGCGGAGGAAGCTACCTGGATGCGCTCGGGGAGGGTGCTGCAGCAGCAGCAGGCCTTAGCGCTGACGGCGGGCTGCTGAAGAGGCTGGGCTCCTGGGAGGGTACGGCCAAGAAGGCGCTGAGTGCGATCGGCATCATCACCACGGGCGGTATCGCGAACATGGCGGTGGGCGCTGCTACCACCTTTGCCGGCACGATGAAGGCCGCCGACAAGAACAGGGCCGCCGACGCAGAGGGGCAGCGCCTCATCTCGCTCAAGGGCCTGCAGGAGTCGGAGGGCATCCTTGAGGGTCGCGATATGACGGGGGCGATCAAGGACCGCATGTCCGGGCTGGACACGCACAGCGCGGAGTACAGCGTCGCGCAGAAGGCGTTGAAGCTCAACGAGCTCACCATGCGGGCTAAGGCGGGCGAGAAAATCGACTGGAAGACCAAGGAGAACGACGACCTCCACAACATGGCCCGCCGGATGGGAGACGCGCTGGAGGGTCAGCGAATGGTCAACCGCAAGGCTGCGGCGGCGATGGGGCGCATGGACTCCGAGAAGCAGCTCGGGGGTCTGGCAAACCTCGGGATTGTGGATGCCGAGGGCAACATCTCTGACAGCTTCTCCGCGAAGTTGAGCGACTCCCAGCACGACATCGTGCGTAGGCACATGGACGTCCTCAAGCACCAGCGAAAGGGTGGGGCCGAGGAGAAGGACATGAACAAGCTGAACGATCTAGGCCGGATCGATCAGCGGGGGATCCTCGGGGCCAGCGACCAGGAGCTGCGGGGACTCCAGGACGTGTTCAGCAAGTCCGGGGACTTCGGGATGGCGAGCCTGTACGGCCAGGCGCTCTCGGACAAGAAGAGCGCGGATCGCGCGGTGGCGCTGGGGAACGTGGGCGTGGCTTCGGCCCTGGGCATCAAGCTGACCCGGAAGCAGATGTACGACCTGCAGAACATGAAGGCAGGGGACGCCGGGATTGCCCATGCCCTGGGTCAAGGCCTCGGGGTAGACATGGGGGCGAGCGAGGAGAAGCGAGGCAAGATCGACAAGGACCTGGCGGACCTGGAGGCGGCGCACGAGGCAGCCGCCGGTACGGACTCGCTCTCGGACTACCAGGACAAGAAGCGGATGCTGGAGAAGCAGAAGGCTGCCAGCGTCGGGGATGAGCGGCTGGCCGGCATGATCAAAGACGTGGCGAACGCCAAGGACCCCGCGGAACGCAGCAGGAAGCTGCGCGAGCTGCAGCAGGACCCGGAGTACCAGAAGAAGCAAGAGGAGAACCAGAAGAAGCGCCAGGAGCAGGACCCCACGGTCAGCCATCTCAGCAAGATCGCTGAGGCCACGATGGAGATGAAGAAGGCCCTGGTCGACCTGCCCGCCAACCTGGCGAAGGTGATGCCGGGTGGGGACGCGCCGGGGAGCCACACGCCAGCGGGGCCCGGTGCCCCCAAAAAGTGATACCTTGCGGCCATGCCGGTAATAGTTGAAGGCGGAGGCGAGGGCGGAGGGGGAGGGTCGGGCAACGTAGCCGTTGCGTTCGACCCTCACGTGTCGGAGACGACAGCCCTCACCACCAGCTTCAGCACGGAAAACATGCCCGACGACTTGCAGCTGGGGCGCATGGAAAGGGAGACCGTCGTCCAGGTGAAGGGTCGCCTCTACCGCATCGTAGGGCGCAACAAAGTCGACGCCGCCGACTGGGTGCTCAGCAACATGAAGGCGACGCTCAAGGCTCTCCGAAACGGGGAGGAGTACCAGGGCACCCCCCTCCCACGTCAACTGCGCGACGCCCTGCTCCAGGGCGACGGAGATCTCTTATGGCGGTCTACATCGAGCTGCAGCCCATCGACAACAAGCCCAAGGGCGGGGCCCAGGGCAACGGCCGGAGGGCTCGGGCGGGGATCCCGAACGTACGTCGTCCCCTCAAGGGTATCGAGCGCAAGAGCGACACCTACGCGTACATCAGCGTTCTCCAGGGGGACGGTACCTCCTCCAACCTGGTGGACTCCAGCCAGCGCAGCGGAGAGGGGCCGGAGTACGCGAACTTCCTGCTTCAGTCTGTCCAGGAGGCACGGATCGAGCGTCAGCAGATCGTGGAGACCTTCGGGGCTCCCTACGTGTTCTTCTTCGGGGAGAGCCCCCGCTTCGCGGACATCTCCGCAGTCCTGCTGGATAGCCAGGACTTCAACTGGCACGCCGAGTGGTGGGAGAACTACGAGAAGAAGCTGCGCGGAACCCGTCTCGCGGAGAGGGGGGCCACCGCCCTCCTTCACTACGACGACGTGATCCTGGAGGGGTACTTCGTCCAGGCGGTCACGAACCGCGCCAGCGATAACCAGCACCTGGTCCAGCTGCAGCTCCGGATGTTCATCACGAACTACGTCAACGTCTCGAACATCGGGGACCCGAACTTCCCCATCCGGGAGGAGGCCATCCTCCCGGAGCAGACCACCTACGACGACCGCACGTTCGCCTTCCGGGTGGACCCGGGGATCCAGGAGAGAGAAGCGGCCTTCAACGCGCTTCGCACCACGGCCGCCGCTGCCATCCGACGGCAGATCCAGAACGCCCGGAGCATCCAGCGGGTACGCCAGCTCCAGCTTCTGCACGCGATGAAGGAGCTGGGTATGGAGCCCCAGGGAGCCAACCTCCTCACCGTGGGCAAGAGCTTGTTTCAGGGCGTGGTTGCCGCGGTCCGCGGAGAGAACGAGACGCTCGACGAGGCGAAGCAGCGCCTGGCCGACGAGGCCAAGAAGCTCCTGACCCTCTCCCAGCAGGGAGACACCGCTGCGGTGCAGGAGCTCTTGGGCATCAAGAAAGAGGCCGAGAAGGTTGACCAGCTGACCGCGGCCCGAGGAGTGGTTACCCGCTCCTTGCAGGAGACGCTGCGGAACGCGGCTCGTTACACCGCTGCCTCCCCCATCGCGGACCTGAACGCATTCCTGCAGCGGATTCAGGCCGAGCGGTTCAAGTCGGGGACCACCCAGGTCATCGAGCCCCGCCGGACCTTCCCGATCCGCTCTGTGATCGCGGACAACTACGAGGAGTACACTCAGTTCGGGGAGGACCCGGAGTACATCGGTAAGGTGATGACGGATCGCATCGGGGCCCCCGCAGAGGGGAGCGCCACCTCTCTCCCGTCGTCGGTGAATGACGCCGTGACCTCGATGGGCGGAACACCCACCCCTGCATCCACCCGGGCCATGAACATGTACTCCTGGTCTCCGGGGAAGGGGCTCCAGAAGTCCACGGCGCCCTTCGATACCACCGGGTACCCGGACTCCCCGGACCGCTACACCTACAGCAAGCGCTGGGGGAGCACCCCGGATGCCGGCGGCTCTTACGGCGGGCTCCTGGGCGGCGCAGGTGGAAAGGGGATCGGCGGGAAGGCGCCTAGCCCCGACGACTTCTTCCAGGTGGGCAGCGGCCTGCCCCAGGCTGACCCCTATGGGAACCCCAACCTCCCACCCTACGCCTACACGGACGGCTATGGACCGGACGGGCAGGAGCTCTACAAGAAGCAGTTCCAGTACGGACCGAAGGAGGGGGCCTCGCTTTTCGGAGGGAGCGCCGTTGTGAAGGAGATCGACAAGAAGAACGACCAGGGCAACGGCTCCTTCACCATCGTCGTCCTCGAAGGGGAGCTGCTGTGAGCGAGGTAGGCATCGGCAGGCCAATCATCGCCCGGCTCTTCCTGGAGGGGATCGAGGTCCCCCTTCTATCTGCGCAGGTCAGCGTCCAGAAGAACTCCCCTGCGCAGTGCGTCCTCCAGATGCCCCCCGCAGAGCTCGGCACCCAGCTGCAGCCCCGTACGCTGGTCCACCTGTTCTTCCTGGACTCCCTGGAGACCGCCGCCGGGGTAATCCAATACCGGGGGGACTCGGTGAAAGGCCGGGAGACTCGCCCTTCGCTCTACGAGCTGAGCCAGCAGCGCAACACCGAGAACCCGCTGTCCAAGGAGGAGTGGGAGCGGGAGGAGCGCAACCGGAGGTACAAGCTGCTCTTCGCCGGAGAGGTGATGGGGTTCGCCTACAGCAAGTCCCTGACGAACCGCTCCCTCGTGCTCCAGTGCCTGGACCTGAGCAACTACTGGGACTACGCCTACCAGTTCAATAACACCGATCTGTTCGGTCCAGGCATCAAGGCCATCCTCTCCGGAGGGTCGACCAACCTGTTCACGGACTTCCTCTCCTCCCCAGGAGAGATCGTGACAGGGCTCTTGAAGCTGCCCTCGGCAAACTACCCCGCGCTGAAGGGGGTGCTCGGGGGCATGATCCGGATGATCGAAGCCATCGGGGGTTGCTACCAGACGGAGACGCGCTTCGAGGGACAGAACACTTTCTTCGCCTTGGCAGAGCTCCGGCTACGGATCAGCCAGTTGCTCACGGCGTACCCTGACGACCCCACGATCAACCGCCTGCTCGGTGCGGGAGGTGTCGATGGGATCTTCGGCAGAGCGCTGGGGAACCTGGGGGAGCAGGTGAGCATCCGGACGGTCTTCAACAGCATCGCGCAGATGCTGTTCCTGGAGACCTTCGCTGTGCCCACCCCCCTGTTCGTCCCGGGCAGCAACAACAACGTCCGCGGACGTAACCCTCGGCAGATCACGTCGCTCCCGCAGTTCAGCTACATAACCGTTCCGGCCAGCCAGCTCATCTTGCTATGCGACGAGATGACGCAGGTGGTCGAGGGAACCCCCGCCGGCAAAGACGGCAAGGAGACCCTACGGGAGAAGCAGCTGGTGCTGCGGCGCTTCACCTACGTCCAGCAGCAGCTCGGCAAGGCTCGGAACAGGGCCCAGCAAGACAAGCAGCTACGCTCCACCCAGAACAAGAAGGTGCGGACCCTGCTGATGCAGATCGTGCAGCAGTTCGCTGCCGCTGCCTCCAAGACTCAGCAGCGCTGGACCCCCGGAACGAAGAAGGGTGCGCAGACCAAGCCCATCACCGACGCGCTGGGTCGGGCGAAGGGCTTGCTGAACGAGCTGCTCAAGCTGGAGCTGGACATCTCCGACGCCAAGACCCGGACACCCCAGCGCCTCAACGCAGCGATCGTTCGCCCCGACGTTTGGTTCTCCTCCCCTCCCCGGTGCAATGTCCTGTTCCCGCACCACATCATGAACCAGTCGTACCAGCGCAACTGGATGCAGGAGCCGACTCGGCTCCTGCTCAAGACGCACAACGAGTTCTTCGGGGAGGACGAGCTCTTCGATAAATACTTCTTCGCCCCGAGAGCGCGCACCGCAAAGGGCAAGCGCCACAAGGGCACCCTCAAGGAGCTCTTCGACCGGGAGATCCTCCACCACGAGCTGTTCACGGGGATCCTCCCGCTCTTCACGAAGATGGGGGAGTTCAACATCCTGGCCCTCCGAGGACAGGACGAGTGGAAGAAGAAGCCGAAGGACCGGCCCACGATCTCGCTCGCGCAGCGCACCGCGAACTTCCTCTACTTCCAGCGTAGGTTCGCTGCCCGGAGCATGTCGGTCTCCGGCGTGTTCACCCCCTGGCTGGCTCCGGGATTTCCTGGGCTCGTCTTCGACCGATACGTAGACCCGGAAGACGTGGAGGCTTACCTCAAGAAGGCGGAGTCGCAGAAGGTCAAGACCGACAAGAAGAAGCTGCTGGGCAACCACTTCCTGGGCAACTTCTCTCAGGTAACCCACCAGATCTCCTGGCAGAGCGCCCAGACGGACGTAGAGCTGGAGTACCCGCGTTCTTACGACGAGGGGGTGGAGTACCTGGGGCCATCTATCAAGGACGACCAGGTGGTCGTGAAGCGCTTCGGGACAGACGGGATCCGCAACTACACCGTGGCGGCCCTGGAGAAGCCGTTGGTACGGGGGATCGGGCTTTTCTACGGAACGATCCAGCAAGTAGAGGAGGTGACTGAGGCGGTGGAGGGCATGGTCTTCTCGGTGTACACGGGCCCCCGCAGGATCGGGGACACCAGCGAGGACGGGAGCGCGATCATCGGGCAGGTGGTGGACCTCGCCAACGTCTCCCCGACCCTGGCGGCTCGGCTGGGGAACAAGTCGGTCACGTTCCGAGCGTTCCGTATCCGAGAGGCGATCCCTCGCTACCGTCGAGAGGTCGTGGACCTTCCTGCAGAGGAGGCGGTTCGCCCGGGGTGGTACGCCGACGTGTGGAGCCCCTCACAGATCGGCAGGGCCTACCAGCACTTCTTCCAGACGGGATCGATCACGGACGCCACGCAGGTAGCGGATCCCGGGAGCTTGTCGACGAAGGGCGACCTTACCAAGGACGCTCGGGATCGGCTGGCGGAGGAGGCGAACGGTAAAGTCGTGGGGGATGCTACTTCGGGGGCTGCACCTGCCCTCCTCACCCTAGACCAGAACAGTTCGATCGAGCAGGCGGTGGACTTTCTGCTCGCCACCTGGGCCTACATCCAGCAGGGCGGCCTCAGCGTGCAGAAGTTCACGGACGCCTACACCTGGAGACCCATCGCCAGCATCCCAGACGTGTTTGGGACCTCGGACCTGGAGCTCGACGAGCGGGGCATCACCGTGACCCGCGGGGTAGAGGGGATCCACTCCAGGGCCTTCGGGCCCTACAGCGACCTCTTCGGGCTGGTCACCCCCGAGGTGGAGTCCGTGCTAGGGGCCAAGAAGACGAGCCAGATGCGGAGAGAGGCGGATGTGCGGGGGATCCGCCACTCCGCCGTGATGGACTACCGCGAAGCGGTTCGCCAGGTCCTGCGCGGGAAAGGTAACTCCGGAGGTTGAGATGCAGAGCAGATCGGGCAGGCCACCCCTCACGTTGAAGATGCTCTCCGAGAGCACGCACCTGCCGCGAAAAGGCGGGAGGCTAGTAGACCTCTCCCCTGGCTCGCTGAAGGTGGGCTATGCTTCCTCCATGAACGCAACGTTCGAGGAAGTATTTCTCCAGTCCTTCGCCGGTGAGATGGCGAAGATCGCGGAGGCAACCGGGGACACGAACCCGTTCGCGGTGTTCGGAGGTGACCAGGCGGCCATGCTGGCCTTCTTCAAGGAGGCGGGGGTGATGGACGCCCTCCGTGGCTACGGAAGGAACATCGCTGCCTGGGGGCGTCGGGGGGCGGACGTAATCAGCGGTGGCGGTTACGCTCGCCAGATGAAGGAGCTCGGTTCTGCGAGCCCCATGTCCACCTCCGCGGCGGCCGGCAAGGTCGTGGGCGGACAGTCCGGACCGATGTCGGATCTCGCGGCGCGCCGCGCCAACGCCGCGGCTTCGCAGGCGAGCCTGAACCCCGCGGCCTGGGGCCTCCCTTCACAGGCACCCGCCCGACATGTCAGCCCTGAAGCGTTCGGCCTGACGTCCCAGGCTCGCAGATCGATTCCGGCCGCTGGCCCTGGCGGGGCTGCCCCGCTCTTCGGAGCTCCGGGGGCGATGCCGAGCCGCCGCCCCGTGTTCGCGATGTTACCTACCACCCTGGTGAGGCCATGCCGTTCTTCCCGTTGCACGCCGTAGCGAAGGTCGGGGAGGATGTCTCCCAGGGGGCCTTCGTGGACACCCCTCCGGTGGCGTCTCGACTCGACACCCCGATCACGGGCACTGCTGGGCCGACCTCCGCCGGCGGACTGGCCCCTCCTACCCCCACCCCGGTAACCCGGGCCCGAGCCAAGGCTCCTTACCTGGCGAGCGAACACGCCGAGCACGTGACCGACCTGGGGGGTCTGGGCTTGATGGGTCTGTCCAGCCTGGACGAGCTGAGGGAGGGGGTCACCGGCAAGGCCGGTCTCTCTGCCAACCAGCGCGACCTCATGAACCTGGCGGGCCTCGGGGTCATGGCGGCCCCAAGCTACGCCGCGGCCAAGCACCTCCAGCAGCGCGGAGCCGATAGGAAGGGGCTTGCCGGCGGAGGGAGCAAGCTCACCAACTACGTGAATCTAGCGGGCCTGGCCGCCCTCGGTCTGCCTGTGGTGGACCGCATCCAGGCCCGGGTACGTGGGAAGCCCGAGGAGGGTAGGTTCCTCACCGATCGGCAGAGCGCGCTGATGGAGCTCGCTGGGTATGGGGGCCTGGCATCCAACGTCCTGCGCGCCAAGATGACCACCCGCGCCAGCGATAAGCTGGAGCACCAAGGCCTCAACCGCCAGCTCGCCGGCTACGGACTGCTCGCTGCCCCGGAAGCGATCCACGCTATCCAGGGAGAGCACCCGGAACACCCGAACTACGACGCCTACGGCAACCCCATCCCTCAGCGACCAGGGATTCTGCGCCCCATCACGGATCTCGTCGGCATGGCGATGCTGGGGCAGCCGGTGGCACAGCATCTCCAGCACGCCACCAAGCACGCTTTCCTGCAGGGATACCTGGAGGAGATGAACAAGCTCGGGGAGGTGGACCCCGTGGAGTTCGAGCGGAGCGTGGCTCGACTGGAGAAGCTGGAGAACGACAAGCCCGACCCCAAGCAGCTCGGAAGATACGCCGCCATCGGCGCCACTCTGAGCCCCGTAGCCTCTGCCCTGGAGAAGGCGGTAGGCGGGGACCCCATCTTGCAGCGCTCTCCGTCGGGCAAGGTTCTCAAGCTCAAGAGCCTCCGCTCCCAGGTGGGGCGGAGCGTGGGGGGTGCCATCGGGGCCGGCCTCATCCCGGTGGTGCGCCACCATCTCGACCGTGCAGCCGAACGAGAGTCTCTACGAAGGCAGATCGCCGAGATCGAGATGGCCCCAAAGGCAGCGGAGGCTGCTTGGAGGTTCAAGCCCATCACCTTCGGGAGCCCGAAGCAGCAGCTCAGTAGGGCACAGCGCGTGGGCAAGACGGTCAACGACTCGGATGTGCCGGGCCCCAGCCCAGGCGCCCTCTCGAAGCCCAAGGGGTTCGGGAAGTACATCCCGGGCTCCAAGGGGGTCTGATACCCTCGGGGGATGCCCCACCAGAACCTGCACCTCCCGGAAGCCACCCAGAAGACCTCCCCGCTCATCCCCGCCGGTGAGCCTCGCGCCGCCCAGCCGAAGGTGGAGGTCCGCAAGCTCGATGCCAACGATGCTCTCGTCCGCAAGGGCAAGGAGCTCCTCAACAAGAAGGCCTCCTTCTCCGGCACCACGCTGGAGGGCATGGGGGATGAGAGCGAGCTGAAGGGGTTGCTGCCGGATCACTACGACGACGCCGCCAAGGACAACCGCGAGCTGCTGGACTCCGTGGGGGAGGGGACGCCGAAGGTGACGCGCATGCTCACCATGCGCCAGCGCATCGAAGGCATCCTCTTACCGGAAAATCCCCCAATAGGAGGGATAAGGGGGCGAAAGGAGGAACACGTGATCGACGAAGACCTCGATGCTCTGGAACAGGAACAAGAGAAGGAAGCGGCGGACACCGCAGCCCGGGACCGGGAGATGCACGCCCGCTGGGTAAGCAGCGGCCATGACCCGCAGCACCTCGAACCGCTGCTGCGCAGGTACGAGCCCTTCATCGCCAGGAAGACGATGCAGCTGAGCGGCGGCGCTCTCACCAACCAGAGTGCTGTCCGCCAGAACGTAACCAACAAGGTGCTCGACGCCTTCCGCACCTACGATCCCAACCGCGGCACGGCGCTCAACACGCACGTGCAAAACCTGGCGCAGGGAGCTCTGAGGAGCGTCATCAGCTCCCAGAACATGGCGCGGATCCCGGAGAAGGACGCGCTGCACATCGGGAAGATCGACAGGGCAAAGGCCCAGTACCAGGAGGACTACGGGGAGCTCCCCACCCAGGAGCAGCTGGCGCAGCACATGGGGATCTCCCGGAAGTTCCTGGCGCAGGTGGAGAAGCGCCGGATCCGCGACATCAGCTCCGGGGGTAGCGAAGCCCCCCTGGCTCAACAAGGTGCAGATCGTGCCCGGGAGGTGCTGCCCCTCCTCCGCAACCGTCTGCGCAACACCATGCCGGGAAGCCTGGAGGAGAAGGTCTTCGTCTCGCTCTACGGAGAGGACGGGCTCTCCGGTGGAACCCCCAAGCGCACCGGGGTCCTGGCCAAGCAGTTCGGGGTCAAGGACCACAACATCAGCCGCGCCAAGACCGAGCTCGAACGGATGTTGAAGGAACACGGGGTTTGAGGCGGTACTTCCTGCACATCGAAGGTGTGGGGATCCCTGTGTACGACCCCGAGGACGGCAGCTCCAAGGCGGACCACTACGTCACCTACTCCCGGATCTGCACCACCTTCGACATCCACCCGAGGCGCCACAAGCACGAGCTACTGGAGCTGGGCATCGAGCTCCAGCAGCGCAGCATCCTTGGTGGCCAGGTGGCCGCCTGCCTTACCCTGAGCGACGCGCTCTTCTGGTTGACGATCGTCCGGGTCAACCGGCGTAGGTCCGTTCAGCCCCTCCTGCGCTGGCAGGTAGGGGCCCGGATCCACCTGAAAGAGCTTCTTCGAGAGAAGATGCTCCAGGGCGAGTTTTGACAGGGTATGTCCCCCCCTCCGTGGGGGGGACGCTTAGCTTTCCAACACACGCCTCTACGGCCCTCAGAATCGTTCTGAGGGCTTACTTTTTTGTACCAGGTGAAAGATGACCCAGACAAACCCCCTCCCCGCCAACGCGGACTCCCTGACCTACGTTCTCTTCCACCTCGGGGTGCTGTTCGCCCAGGGGCGGCTGTCCCCGGAGGAGATCCGCACCGTGCTCGCCCCCATCGACGAGAAGCTGTCTCGCCCTGAGCTTCCCTCTCCCTCAGCGATGCCCGCGATGCTGAAGGAGAGCGTGGTGGAGGCCCCTCCCGCCACGGAGCAAGCACCCGCCCTCCCTGTGGCCGCCGAAGCCGAGGAGACCTCCCCCTACGCTGGCCCTCCGGATGCGCTCGTCCCCGTGCTGACGAAGCCAGAGGGATACAAGAGCGCGACCGCGCTCGTGGCTGACCTGGACGCGGACGGTAAGCTGACGAAGTTCTACCGGCTCAGCGGGTTCTCCAAGGGTGGGCGCCCTCAGCGAAGCAGGGACCGGCTCTCCCCGGGCACGCTCGGCCCCTTGGTGGGTCGCCTGGCTCGCCTGGCAGGCATCTACCCGATCCCCCACGACAAGTCGTCCTACCAGCCCGTCCTCGTTCCGCCGGGAATGACGGCGGTGGTATCGCTGGTGTCCGGAGAGAAGGTCGACGGGAAGGTCGTGCCCGCCACGAAGCGCTTGAACGTCGTCTACTCCCCGGCTTCCGTGGAGGTCCTGCGCGGGCGGATGCTGCAGCAGGCGAAGTACCTGCTGCAGAACCTCAAGACGCAGGGTAGGCTGAGCCAGTGGCTGCAGGAGTATCAGAACAGCTGACTGCGATCGTCGAAACCCTCGAAGCACAGGAGGAAGAGGACCGTCAGGCGTTGACGCACCTCCTGCGGGTGCGCCAGCGTGACACTCTCTCCGAGAAATCCTTGCTGCGAAGCAAGGCTTCCGTGGAGGAGGACCTTCTCCGCCTGTCTTCTTTAGCTAGTTGGTCTCTTCGCCTGGTCCGGGTACGCTGTGCCCATGTCACCGGCGCTGGTTGTCTATCTGGATGTCCCGCTAGAGGGCCGAGGGAGCTACACGTATCTGCTCGTATCCCGCACGGATGCGCGCGGCACGATGCGCATCGGCGAGGAGGCGGCGCTTCCTGCTCAGACGGAGCTCCCCTCCGGGAAGGCCCTGTCGGCGAAGGGCCGGAAGTACCCCGTGCAGGGCCTGGAGCTGACCTTCATGCTGAACGCCACGGCGAGGTCGGTCACCTTCTCGGGGTCCGACCCCCTCACGGGGACAGAGGTGGCGAGCCAGGTGGAGGCAGCTGTTCCGGACATCGAGGTGGTAGACGGCGAAAGCACGCTCTGCTTCCGGTCCAGAATCAAGGGAGTGTCGGCATCGCTCTACTTCGACGCCACGGACGCCGCATCGTTTCTGGAGATCCCCACGGAGGAGGTGTTCTGGGGGAGGGACCCGCTCCCTCGCCTGGTGGCCGGCGTGGAGCGGTACTCGGTCCTGGACCCCGACGGGCTCTCCAGCAGCCGCTACAGCTACCAGCTCACCGACGGGCATCTAACCTCTCCTGCGTCGGTGAGCTTCCGGGCCGTCCTCCCCGGAGCAGCGGTGTCGCTGATGCGCTTCCGCTTGCAGCGCAACGACGGCGGAGTGGCTTCTGGCCAGAGGGTGACCCTGTTCCTGTCCCCCTTCTACGGGGATGGTGGGTTCTCGCCGGACTCTACGCATGACCTGACCTCGGATGCGGACGGGTACGTCGAGTTCAGGGTGCGTAGGGGAGTGACCGGAGAGATCACCCTCCCGGGAACGCAGGCGGTCCACAAGTTCCTCACGCCTTCCGTCGATATCTTCGACCCCTTCGACCCGGCGTACGCAGTGGAGAACGACGCCTTCCGCGTACGCGAGCCCGACTGGGGGGATACCGTCAAGGAGGACCTCTGATGGTCATCGTGCAGTACCAGCGCCCTAGCGACGGTACCTGGTGGGCCGTGAAGTTCGAGCACCGCCCTACCAGGAGCCACCGCTACTACTTGCAGGCTGCGGGGCTGTCCTTGTTCAAGTACGAGCTCCGGGTCAACGGAAAGCTCGCTCGCCACTTCTCCGCCACCCGTGACGGCGACACGCTTTCCTACAGGAGAATCTGATGCACATCGCGGTCAACCTGCGCTTCGTGAACAAGTCCACCCAGGCTGCCGTGGAGGGCGTTCTCGTGAAGATCCTGTCTCTGGATCTCTCCACGGTCTATCTGGAGGCGCTCACCGACGGGTCCGGCCTGGTGTACCCCCTCCTCCCAGAGGAGGAGACCTACGAGGTGCGGCTCTTCCACCCCGAGGTCCGGTACCCCAACAGGCACAGGCTCACCACGCAGAGCTCCTCGGAAGGGGAGTCGCAAGCCTTGAAACTGGAGGTGGAGATCCGGAGCGTCGAGGACTCGGCGGACCCCCGGCTCTGCAGGGTGTGGGAGCGCTTCCTGGGCAGCCCCTTCCCCGGAGGGTTCGTCCACGTGAACATGGCCGACGCCGCCATCGTATCCCCGGAGGGTGTCCGGGTGCCCACCCCGATCGCCGGGAAGATCGACAAAGGGCTCTTCCAGGTCGAGGTCCCCTCGGGGTCCAAGGTGCAGTTCGGTCTGCCTGGCTCCGAGGGGCAAGTCGAGGTCGAGATCCCGGATGTCCGGTCGATCCGCCTCACCGATCTGATCTTCCCCTACATCACAGCCGCCACCTACGGGGACATCCCCGGGGAAACCCTGACGGTGGCGGCCGGAGAGACCGAGGACGTCGAGCTCACCTTCGAGTTCAGCGACGCCTCCACTAAGTCCCCTCACATCCTTTCGGGGCAGTGGAAGGTCACTCTCGACGGGGAGGCGAGTGAGGGCCTCGTGGTGATGACCACGGGGGAGAACAAGATCCAGCTGCAGGGGGCCACCCCCGGCATCTACTCGGTCGAGTTCGTGCCCGTCATGAACGACTCCTACTTCCCGGTATCGCTGGCGGTGAAGAGGAACCCTGCGGCACCGACCCCGGAAAACCTTCCTCTGACGGTAGAGGTCACGTGAGACAGATCCAGCCCGCCGACACGGACCCGCGAATGGTGAGGAGGCTGCTGCTTCGCATCGTGTACAGGAGCGTCTACGACTGGATGCTCTACCGATGCAGCAAGCAGGCGCCCAAGCGCCGTCTCGCTGCGGCTGGATACCGCTGGCTCTTCCTGGAGAAGGACACCTCGTGGATCTTCTCCTTCGGGGGGATCTGCGACTTCTTCGGCAAGAGCGAGGAGGAAGTGCGCGTCTGGCTGGTGATGCAGGACCTGCGCACCATCTCTGCGCTCTACCGCGGCAAGCCCACTACGTTCTGGGGAGAAGAATGACTACTGTCGACGAGGAGCTCCGCAGGATCCTTGCCCCCCCGGGAGGCAGGAGCCTGAACTCCACGGGGGTCAGGGTGAACACGACTGGGACGGGCCCCCTGTTCCAGCTGTCGATGGCGTTCCACAACAACCCCGACCTGGTGTTCGAGGCGCTGTCACTGGGGTCTGCGGAGCTGGAGAGTGCCCTGTCCGACACGGTGAATGCGGTCGGGCAGATCCTGGAGTACATCACGACGCTGAGCGCAGCCTCTCCTGCGCCGGCAGACCCGGCTCTGCTGGATACCTTGCGGGTTCTCGCCGAGATGCTGGAGAGCACCAACCCGAAGGAGCTGGCCAGCTCCCCGGCGTATCAGCAGTGGCTGAGCAAGAGCGAGGAGGTGTTGAAAGGCGCGCTCGCCCCTCAGCTCCGTTCCGACAGCGTGGTGGTCCCGCCAGGGGAGGCAAGACGACTCGGGCTGCAGACCATGAGGCTGCTGACGGAGGCGCTGGCGGACCTGGAGAATCGTGCGGAGCTACTGGCGACCGCCTTCACCTCCTTCGAGCAGGCGCCCGTGAACGCTGCTCTGAAGGAGCACGTCCTGAAAGAGGTGCGCCGAGGAATCGCCATTCAGCAAGAGAAGCTGAAGAGCGTGGGGACGCTCAGCGGGGACGAGGCCAGCGTGCTGCTCGCCAGCAGGGCGGCCCTCCGTCAGGTGTCCTCCAGCACCTTGCCTGAGAAGGTGCTCTCCCTGGAGGGTACGATCTTGGCGGAGCCCGACAGCGAGCTGTACCCGGCAAACCCCCCCGAGGTAACTGCGTCGGCCGGGCCCTACTTCATACCCGACCCTGTCTACGTGACGGTCTCTCACGAAGGAGAGACCGAGGTGCTGCAGTTCGGTCCTACGGGTTACCCCACGCTCTTCGCCACCACCAACGAGGAGTACACCTGGGGTTCCTCGGCGGTAGAGGGCTCCGCAGGCCCCTTTACCTTGGCCTCAACCTCCAGGCTGCAGCTGTTCTTCGAGACCGACGGAGGGGTTCGCCTGGACCTTTCCGTGGAGATCGCCGCTGGCAGCTACAGCGTGGCGGAGATGTCCACCGCGTTGAACGACGCCTGGGCCGCTCTTGGGGTGACGGAGTGGGTGGAGGCCTCGGAGAGCGCTGGGGTGCTGGTCACCCCCACCTCTGGAAGTATGGCGTTCGGGACGGGCCCTCTGAACACGACCTTGGGGCTCGACGGGACCGGTGGAATCCTGATCCCGGGGGTCGGGCCGGGGACGCTGCTGAGCTCGGCGGAGCCCTTCGACCTCTCGTCGAACCCCACCCTGATGTTCATCGCGACCCGCAGCGGCCTTTCTGTGGTGGTCGAGGTAGACCTCTCCGGGCTGGGAGGGAGCGCGTCGGCGGCGCAGGTAAGAGACGCGATCAACCCCAGGCTGGTCACCCTCGGGGTAGACGCGGGGTTCGAGGCCTTTGTCAGCTCCGGAAAGCTGGACCTCAAGGCGGCTACGACTTCGGACATCCTCACCCTCCTCCCCTGTGGGGCGCTATCCCCCCTGGGTCTGGAGGAGGGGACCGTGATCCAGGGGACTCCGGAGGCTCGCACGCTGGTGCTCAACGCGAGCTACGTGGCCTCCACAGCGGTGGACGAGGGGACCTACAGCGCGGAGAGCCTCGCGGACCTTCTGCAGGATGGGCTGGGCTCCGACTTCAGGGTCCTGGCGGTAGGGGTTCCAGGGTCTCGCTCCATCACCGTCGCGTACGTGGCCAGCGACTGGCAGACAACCTCCCTGAGCTCATCTTCAACGGGCATGGGCGCCTACCTGGGGATGTCCACGTACGCCACCACGGCCACCGACACCGGGGCAGGGGCCCTTGCCGCCTCCTTGCAGCGCCAGAGCCGCCTCACGTTCAGCACCCCGGTTCAGGTGGACCCCTTGGAGGGAGTGGCAGAGGCGGTTCTCTCCAGGGCGACCTTCCGGTTCTTCCAGCACCAGGGGGTGGCGGACCTGACTACCGAGGGAGCTAACCAGCTCACCCTCACCCGTTCCTCGGCCTGGGAGTCCAGCGTCGGGGACTACCTGGTCCTGCTGAGCGGGTCAGACTCCGACAGCGTGTGGGAGATCACTGAGGTAGACGGGGTAACGCTGCGGGCAGCGGGGGATATCACTCCCGCCGCTACAGGTTCGGTGCGGTGGGGTGCTGGACCGAACCTCGGGGATCGGACCGGTCACCAGCTGCGCGTCCTGGAAGGCCCTCTCACGGGTACCTACCGGGTGGCCTCCACCCGAACCCCCCTCGAAGTCGAGCTGGAGACAGGCCCTACCCAGGCAGGGCAGGGCTCGGCGGAGCTGGGGGAGGTGTCGCTTCGCATCACCGGGGTTGGGACCTCTGACCTCCTCCTCACCGGCGACGACAAGCTGAGTTTCCTGCCCAACACGATCATCTCTCCCGACCTCTACCTCCTGAAGAAGTCGACCACGAGCTGGCTCCGGATCTCCTCGCCCCTGGATGTGGCGGTAGGGGATTATCTGGAGTGGAGGTCCTATGGGACTGTCCTGGAGAGCTACCGGGTGCTTGAGGTGGCCGAGGCAGGGGCGGTGATCCGGGTGGACCTCTCGGTTACGCCCACCTTCGACAAGACCTACTCCACGCAGGATATTTACAACTCCAGCTACAGGATCGTCTCCACGCGATACGCACGCATGCTCCAGGGGCAGGAGGAGCTGCGGAGCTGGAGAGATGGCTCATCCGCAAGGACTGCCCTCCTCACGTCGGCCAAGTCCTCGGTGTTGCAGGCTCTGCAGCGTCGCAGCCCTACGCCGGGGATGGTGGCGAGAGCGAGCCAGGACCTTGCGGCCCTCGTGGAGGCGTACCAGGCATCTCTTACCGGCACCTCCACACTGCGGGGTACCCCCGTGGGTGACCGGATGGATCACCTGCTGGACATGCTCGATGAGTCGGGTTCGGCCACGCACGAGCGCGCTCTGCGCAGGTGCGACCTCTCTCAGCTCTTCTCCCCCGAGCTCACGGCCTCCCCCGCCTCCGATGCGCTCGCACAGCTACGGGAGCTCATGCTGCAGGTGGCTCGTTCGATGGAGGAAGAAGGGGAGTCGGAGCAGCTAGACTACCTGGATGGCGAGGAGGAGTTCGAGCTCCCGGACGATCGGAACCGCGCCGAAGTATTCGACGGAAGCGGGTAAAAGAGCGAAAGGAGATCAACATGTTCCTGACGCTCGACAACGGTAAGGAAATCCCCCTCACGGGGCGTAACAGGGCGGTCATGAAGGCGCTCCTGCAGGTGGAGGATTGGGCGAGTGCCCTGGCTTTCGCCGGGGAGCCCCTGAAGACCCTGGAGGAGCTGCACACCCTCGTGAAGTCCGTGGACTCGGCCCAGAACCTCCACGACCTCGGTACGTCGATCCGGTCCATGAAGCGCGCCATCGAGAGCGCTTTCCCTGGGTGGGCCACCGCGTACCTGCAGGCTACGGATGCGGTACGGTCCCAGTTGCGCGCAGAGGTGGAAGCGGCGCTGAAGGAGGAGACGTGAGCGACGATCAAGCTCTCGCCCTCCTCCGGGAGTGGGTCCGCCAGGGGATGGACCTCCTCAACAGCACGCTCGCCGCCTGGATCCAGGCGGAGATCTCCAGGAACGCGATGCGCAACGCTCTCCTCGCACGCGGAGAGGCGCTGCGCTGCGCTGTGATGGTGATCGATAAGCTGCGCTCCGGTCAGCCCTGCGAGAAGGAGTACCGGGACTATCAAGAGGCCCTGATAGCCTTGCAGCATGAACAACTCGGAGCGAAGGAAGCTCATCAGCCGCGTAGCAACCCTGCTTCAGACGCAGGATCGGACCCGGGGGCTGGCCAGTCTTCAACTTGAGGACTTCGCCCAAGAGGCCCTGGTGACGCTCCAGGGGACCCCCGACCGCCCCACCCGGGCCCAGCGGGCCCGGGGCCTCCTCTCTCAGCTCACCAGCCTCCAGGAGGAGCTGGCATCCGCACCCCCATCTCCCAAAAAGAACCCCGCAGTTAGCTAATCCTGGCGGTCAGGTGTAGTACATGCCATACGTGTAATACACGTACGACCTGTATGACGACACACGATGCCAACGAAGAAGCGAGCTGTTTCACCCCTGAGTGTTCGCTTGCCCCCCCTGGAGCTCCAGCGACTGGAAGAAGCGCTCGCCACGCTGTCGAAGCGCGTCGGGTTGCCCCTCCAAAAGTCGGACTTCGTACGGGCGGCGATCAACGAACGGGTCGAGAAGGTTCTACGGGAGAAGAAGCATGGTAACGCTGCAGTTGATTGACCAGACCTGGGTCAGGGAGCACGGCGACTCGGCGAGCCCTTCGAGGCTCCTGGAACTCGCCTCCTGGACCCTCCAGGCCTCCCCGGAGGTCCAGGATCTCTTGCGCAAGCTCCCCCCGTACTGCGTGGTGCGGCGGAGGGGTGAGCAGCCCCTGTCCCAGGCATTCACGGGGGACGTCGACTGGGAGAGGGTCCCCTTCTACGGGACCTGCGGCGTGGTGGAGAGCTACCGCTCGCCCAATCTCGTCCGCGTCCACCAAGGACCTCGCTCCCCGGACTACGCCTGGGTACCCGTGGACGAGCTCGAATACGTCCGCCCGTTCGGATGCCTCAGCCCTGACTACATCAAGGCGCTGAGGCACCTTCACCGCACCTCTGTCCCTACCAAGCAAACGTCGGCCCTCGGCCGCATCAAGGAGAAGCTCTTTGACCGAATCAAAGGGGGTGGCTTACCCCGATCTCAAGCCGCTAGACCTCGTCGAGCAAGTGTTCGGCGAAGGTGGGATCCTGCACACCAGCGTGCCCGGGTATACACCCCGACCTGAGCAGATGAAGCTGGTGCACGCCCTGGCCCTGGCAGACATACGGGGGGAGACCCTGGTAGCGGAGGCTCCCTGTGGAACAGGGAAGACCTTCGCGTACCTGGTCGTTGCCCTCCTGTCTTCGCTCTGGGGGTCCCTCGGGAGCGGGTCGGTGTTGATCACCACCGCAGGGATCTCTTTGCAGGAGCAGCTGGTGTCGAAAGACCTTCCCCGGGTGCTGAAGCTGCTGAAACCCTACGTTGGTGAGGTGGATGTCTTCCTCCAGAAGGGCATCAACAACTACCTCTGCCCCGCCAAGCTCAAGGACGAGACCCGCCCCCCGCTGGACCAGCTCCTCCCCGCTGACAGGCTTCGGTGGGTGTACCAGGCAATGGCGACAGGCAAGCGCAAGGGGGGCAAGTGGTGGGAGGGGATGGACCTCGGGACCGCACCCTCCGTGTTTCAGCCCAGGGAGCTGGAAGCCGTCTCCAGCAGCAGCAGGGAGTGTCTGGGAGCGAACTGCTCCCAGTACGCGAACTGTCCCGGCAAAAGCCTGGGTCGAGCAATAGGGGAGTCCCGGAGGAAGGTGGTGGTGATGAACCACCACCTGTACGCCGCGCTGAAGCTGTACGAGGGGACTGTGGTCGAGCGGGTGGTGGTGGACGAGGCCCACGAGCTCCCCGCGATCATACGGGACTTCCGTACGGCCACCCTGACGGAGGACTCCTACCGGAAGGAGGTGACCGCCCTCCTGCAGCGGGCGGTCGCCTTGGACGACCGTGTGGAGCAAGCACCCTCCTTCGAGCTGCTCCGCACAGCCCCCAGCCCCCTCAGCTACGTGCAGACCCCAGCCCCGCGTATCGTGCAAGCGGAGCTGAAGGAGGGGCTGGATAGCATCCTGGCGGCCCTCCTGGACCTGCGCCTCCTCATGCAGCTCGTGCCGGGAGACGCATGCGCCATGTGGCGCGCTCGCTGTGATCAGTTCCGCGGCGAACTCGCTACCTTCTCCGACGAAGGGCACAAGGTGGTCTTGCAAGAGAAGACCGGCGCTTCCGCGGGGCTCCAGCTCAACGCTATCCCGGAAGCCACCCCGATCAAGGGGGTGGACTGGTTCGTGTCGGCCACGATCCGCCACGCACGCAGCTACCGGACGTTCCTTCACAACGCGGGTTTGCCGGAGAGCACGCGGACTTTCACAGCCGACTCCCCCTTCGACTGGAAGAACCAGGTCCTCGCGTGCTTCCCCGAGAAGCACATGATCTCCCCCAAGCTGCCTCGCCCGATGTACGACGAGAAGCTCGGGAAGGTCGCGGTCGAAGTGGTGCGTCGCACTTCCGGCAGGGCGCTGTTTGCCTGCACCTCCTGGTCGAGCGTGAAGGCAGTCTCGGAGGCGATCCGGGGCAGTAACTCCCCCTACCAGGTGCTCGTCCAGGGGGAGATGGGTAAGACCGAGCTTATCCGGCGGTTCGCCGAGGACACCTCCTCCATCTTGGTGGGCACGCTGTCGATGTGGACCGGGGTAGATGTGCCCGGCGAGGCCCTGTCTTGTCTCGTGATCGACAAGGTGCCCTTCCGGGCTATGGACGACCCCTGGCTCTTCATCCAGCAGCAGACGAACCCCGACTGGTTCGGGATGCAGGCGCTTCCCCTGGCGACCAACCTCATGGCACAGGGGTTTGGTCGCCTGATTCGATCGGTGTCTGACAGAGGGGCCTGCGTAGTCCTGGACCCCCGCATCCACCCCCGTCAGCACCCCGAAAGGAAAGCGTATGCCTCGACCGTCCTCTCGTCCGTCTTCCCCCCGACCTGCTCGCTCAGCTTCGATCTCGACAACCTCTCCGCCTGGCTGGCTGCCGGAGATGCTCAAGGGGGCGAGCAAGCGGCGCCTTGAGCGGAGCGCAGACGAGCGCTTGCGCATCTGGAGGGAACTGGCGTCGTCCCTCTACGCCTACGTCGCGCAGGAGGCCGGGGAGAAGAAACCCCTGCCAGAGGGGTTCCTCGACGTGTACGGGCCTTTCCTGAAGGTACACACCGCCTTCCAGTCAGATCGCCGCCTCACGAGGCTCTACCTCCCCAACGGCAGAAACTGTCGTCTGCAGGAGAAGGACTTCACGGTCGACTCCCTCTGGGCTGCTGTGTGCACCAACTTCGCTCTCTGGAGACGGGGGGTAGACGCCATGCGCGAGAAGGACCCCTTCCAGGGGCTGGTGAAGAAGCTGAAGAAAAGGGGCATGTCCTCGGTGAGCTTGAGCAGAACGAAGTCCGCTGCGATGCTGTCCGTCGCTCTGGACACCCGTGAGCTCAGCCTGCCCCTGGACAAGCTCCTGGATGTGGTGATCCGACGCATGAGGCCCTTACCTTTGCAGGAGGAGGGCCTCCTCTTTTAGCTCCGAGGTACACTCCCCTCATGTCCTACGACCTCCAGATCGTCTACCCGCAAGCGATCCTGCCGGTGAAGCAGGTGACTGCGGTGCCTGGGCTGGCCCCCATCACGCTGAGCATCTCCGGCGGGCCCTTCAACGATGTGGAGGAGGTGCGGATCAACGGGGTGGTCTCCCCATCGATCGTGGTGGTCTCCACGCAGCAGATCCTCGCGGAGGTGCCAGCGTCGGAGCAGGGAGACATCCAAGACGTCGAGGTCCTCTCCTCCACCTTCTTTCTGTCCGACCAGGCGTTGTACCGCTTCCGACTCGGCACCCAGACGCGCCTCGTCACAGGCCTCCCCAAGCTCATCCAGACCTTCTTGCGCATGCTTCTGCAGACCCCCGGAAGTTCCCTGCTGGCCCCGGAGGTCGGGGGCGGCCTGCTGGCCCTTACCCGGGCCCCTCTACGCCCCCTCGACGAGAAGTCCCTCCGGGTGTCGGTCTACCAGGGCGTGCAGAGGACCGCGGAAGCCCTGCTGACCTATCAGTCGCGTCTGGCGGGCCAACCCCGCACGGAGCAGCTGGCTGATGCTCGACTGCTGTCTTGCGGTTTCCCCCGGGGGAAGCTCTCGATGGAGCTAGCGTTGAGCAATCAGGCTGGACAGAGCGGACTGTCTCTCTTCGACCTGTTACCCTGGCGGCATGAAGGTCTTGCGCGGATCCTACATGCAGCACGAGGGGCCCTGGTTCAGAGGAACGGCCCCCTTCAAGGCGAAACCGACGGATGAGCCGCTCTTCAAGCTGGTCGGGGTGACCACCTCCACGGAGGGGGGCTGCTTCGACAGCGCCAACGGCTACGACTCGGCCGTGATCTCTCTCGGGCTCATCCAGATCATCCCGGTGGCGGGGCTCGGGGGTCTGCTGAAGAAGATCTTCGAGCAGGTGGGGGAGGACCAGCTTCAGATGGTGCGGAGCTGGGAGGCGCGGTTCGGCATCGACCTGATCGCGGAGATCAGCCGGCTGCCCAACCCGAACCTCGCTTTGCGCCTCTACGGGTGCTCGGGCAGGAAGGGCTCCTGGAGCGGGACGTGCTGGGAGCGTGCCGAGCAACTCTTCCAGGCGGTATGCCCCATCCTGGCGCTCCCCCAAGCTCAGCAGATCCAGCTGCATCACGTGAGCTCCCGGATTCTTACCTGGGTGATGCCCGACACCCAGAAGATCCTGTTTCAGGAGCTGCAGGGCACTGGCTGGCTAGGGGCTCTGCAGGCGGCGGTCACCTCCTTCAGCGCCAACAACCCGATGATCGCGGATCGCCACTTCCGGAGGTACGTGGACAAGGAGGGCCCTCCGCAGGACACCCGGTCGTACGTCATCGGGGCCATCGACGCCATGACCTACGGTCCCAACATCGCGATCTACCCGGCGAGGAAGGCGGCCATCCGCCCCGAGATCGAGCGGCTCTACGGAGTGAGCTTCGGGGAGGAGAAGACGCCTGCGAGAGCCGCAATGGATCCCTCCGACGTGCAGAGGATCCTGATCCGGCTCGGGTACGACCTCGGTCCGAGCGGGGCCGATGGGAAGTTCGGGTCGCTCAGCCGTATGGCGCTCGCGGAGTTCCAGCGATCCAGGAAGCTGGTGGCGGACGGCATCCTCGGCCCCAAGACGCTCGCAGAGCTGGCAAAAGAGCGCGATGAAAGCTAAGAACCCGCCCGTAACGATCAACATCCTCGATGACCTGCGCGCCGTGAAGGCGTCCGGGAAAGTGACCTGGGACCTCCAGAAGAGGCAGGGGGAGGGATGGCGCTTCCTAGGGAACTATCCCGACCTTCCGGCCTTGCTGGGAGCGGTGGTTCGCCGCAGCCCGGAGGCCCTCTTCCCCGTCGGCACCGCGCACCTGACCCTCGATCAGATCCTCGTGCGGTTCGACGAGACGATCCTGGAGATGTCCGCCCTCTGCAAGTTAGGGCGCTGGCGCGGCATAAGGAGGTATGAGCAAATCCGACTCTACATCCATCCCGCTGTACCCCGTTCTCGTCGTCGCCCACGACATCGGTCGCCTGGAGGACCAGCTCACGACCATGCTGAAGGCCCGGGGGCTCGACCCGGAGTTCCGGGAGTTCTCCCACCTGCCATCCCCGAAGAACCTCTCCTCCCGGTTCTTCGCGGTCATCTGCTTCCGCGACCTGGCGGTGGCGATGCACATGAACCGCGTGAAGACCGCGACGAACCATGCCAACGTGCCGTACCTGGTCCTGCAGCGGAAGTCCTCCTCCTGGGTGGAGACACTGGACCCCCACCTCCCCCCTGCCCCGGAGACATCCCGCCCTGACATGCTCGCCTACCTCACAGAGAAGGGGGACGGGCGTTGCTGGGGCTGGCACCTCGCCGTCCTGCAGAACCACCCTGCGCTCAAGGGTACCTACCCCGCGAACCTCTCCAGCAGGGAGGACCTGCTGGCGTACATCGATCGCCTGGGCCCGGAGTCTCTTCCCGAGAGCCTGCGGCCCAAGCGACAGATCACCGATGCCCCGGTGCCTCCCCCCGCCCCCCCCTCCTCATCCTCCCCTCCGGCTGCAGTGCAGGACCCCGAGCCTGCGAGCAACCGGATGCACCAGGCAACGCTGGACGCTATCCGCACCGCGTACGACTCGCTCCGGGAGGAGTACGACCTCCTGAAGCCGGAGTACGACGAGATGGCCGCCAAGTTCGAGGGGCTTGTCAACGAGCGAGACACGGCCAAGAACGAGCTGAGCTCCGCTCGCGAAGCGATCGCGGACCTGAACAAGCAGCTTGCCCTCCTCTCCGCCGAGATCGGGAAGAAGCAGGACTACGTAAGCCCAACGGCCCTGCAGACGCTCTCGGAGAAGTGGAAGTCAGAGGGGCGCAAGGCGGCAGAGGAGAAGTCTTCCGAGATGATCCGGGACCTGAACAGCCAGGTCGACCTTCTGCGGGTCGAGCTACGCAACGCAGACGAGGAGCTCGTCAACCAGGAGCAGATCCGATCCTCTCTCAACGACCGGATCACCCATCTCTCCCGTGAGCTGGAGGCGCTCCGGTCCAAGAAGACAGCCCCCAAGGGGCTTACGCCAGCGGCCCACCAGCCCCTCGCACCGGAGATACTCACCAGCCTGGAGCGGTCGGTCGCGGAGGGCTTCCTCTCGTACGAAGAGGGCTTCAAGCGCCTGCTTCTGCGAGTGCGCAAGCCGTTAGAGGGCAACTCCGGGGGGAGGCGTTCTTTTTAGCTCTGGTATGCTGCCGAGATGAGCGACAGAGAGGATGACCGACCCCTGAGCGTGGCCAAGGACTTGACCCGAGACCTGGCCGTAGCGGGTGCAGCACACGCCGGGCACCTCAACCGCGTAAACATCATGACCCTCGTGCAGGGTAAGCCCCCCTATACCCTCGCACGACCTGAACTCATCGACGCCCTCAAGCGGGAGGCGGGTGTGCCAGGTCTCTCCTATCAGCTCGGTAGGGGGTCCTACAACCCCGAGACCAAGGTGGTGAAGCACTTTGGCAACGCTGCGGTCCTGGCTCACGAGCTCGGGCACGCACAAGTGGACCACGCGCCCGTGGTGGGTGGCACGATCACCCCCACCGTCCGTGCCTCCAACAACAGCACAGGGATCTCCGCCCTTGCGCGAGCTGCTTTGCCGGAGGGGAAGCTCCGGGACGCAGCCCCTTACCTGGTACACGCTCCGAGGCTTCTCCACGAGCTAGCTGCTAACGCCCAAGGGTATCGAACCTTGCGGAACGCTGGAGCACGGCCAGAGGAGCTGCGGGACGGCAGGAAACTACTACTGCGGTCTGCGGGGGCATATCTGCTCGGCGAAGGATTTCTCGCGGTGCGAGACGACTTTCTTACTCGTCCGGTGGCCCGTCTGCGAGACATGGTCTTCGAGGAGAAGAACGCGGACCACGCTGGAGACAGGTTCGAGGAGCGGTTGCCCGGGGTGGACCCTTCGGTCCTCCAGGATGCGCGGGAGTACGCCCGCCACATCCCGAAGGGTCCAGAGCAGCGGCTACATCTTCCCCTGATCCAGGACAACAAGCTGCTGGGGTACGCCGCCTACAAGAGGGTCGGTCGCGCGGGGAAGCCCGTCCTTGCTACAATCCTGGGACCCGAGATGCACCCGAGAAATAGCTACCTCTTGCCCACATCCCCCACTGCACATCTGGAGGAAGGGGAGATCCGCTCCTTCCTGTCGGACTTCCGGGAGGAGGCCAGGAAGCGCAACCTCAACGTGTTCGTCGTGGCGGACAACCCCAGGGGAGGGGCTTCTGTTTCGCTGGGGCTAACCCAGAGCCCCGCGGTGGCCAATGCCCGGAAGGCTCACACGGAGTGGGAGACCGCTGCGGGACACGACCCCCACCACGACTGGGGGAAGCCGAAGACCGCGGCCAACCGCATGACCAAGATCCTGGACCAGGCGAAGAAGCTCGCCCCCGCTTCGGTCATGGGCACCCTCCCCAAGAGCAAGCAGGTGGTGATGGACCAGGCAGCGGCGCTGCTTGAGCACCCGCGCACCTCTGATGTTGCGAGTCTGCTTCCTCACAGGCCGAAGAGCCTATTCGACCTACATCTGGACGTGGCCAAACCCGTGGAGGGAGATCTGGCGAGCCTGATGGCGGAAGCGCGCAACCCCGCTACGCCTGCCTCGCGCCTAGCGCAGCTCGCCCACATGAAGCACGCACCTCTCATCGAGGCAGCTGCTACAAACCCCTCTGCGGGCGGAGGGATGGAGTACCTGCACCAGATCCGCCCTGACCTGGCGGAGGCCAACCCGGCTGCACCGCTACATCGGTTGATGAACGGGGGCGAACTCCCGAGGATTCCGGACGCGGAGTTCAAGGACATCCGCCGCAACGTTATCCTCAACTCCCGGCTATCGGCCATCGGTGAAGGGCGGAATCCGGTATCCCAAGGGGTCATGCGACGGTTGCTCCTCCAGGTCCCGTTTGATCCTCTTCCCTTCCGTGCCCCTGGGATGGCGAAGGAGAACATGCGTATCCCACTGTCCGGGCAGGTCGCGCACCCTACGTCAGACCCTGACTTCCTCGCCCACATGTCCCCCGTGTCCCGCCAGTTGTCGGGCAAGCTCCTCCGGGAGTCCCAGAAGACCGCAGCGCCCAGGACCAAGATCTACGCTGGTCTGCGCGTGCGCATCGACCGTCCCGCGGGCTACGTCCAGAAGGGCAAGGACGCTGAGGGCAACACCTGGGAGCGCACGTACAAGTGCGACTACGGCTACCTCGCAGGAACCCAGGGAGGGGATGGTGACGGGATGGACGTCTTCCTCGGCCCCGACCCCGACGGCCAGGCGTTCCTCATCCACCAGAAGAAGGTGGACGGCAGCTTCGACGAGTACAAGATGATGCTCGGGTTCAAGGACGCCTACAGCGCGAAGGCGATGTACTTGCAACACGTCCCGGCGCGCTTCCTCGGCAAGATCGAGCGTGTCCCGGTGGGTCTCCTCCAGGGCCTCACGGGACGCGCGGTGGATCACAGCAAGGTGGCTGCCCCGGCTTGGGTGAAACGCCTTCGGGGCACCCTGTCTGCGGGGGGCCCGAGCGCGGAGATTCTGCAAGGGGTGAGGGCGTTGCCAGCTAGAAGGGTGCAGTAGCTATCCCCTGGCGGGCTGGAGGGTCCAGTGGATCTCATGGCAGGGGCTTCCTTCGGGGGGCCCGAGGGCCTGTTTGCTCGGAAGACCTACTCCCCCTGGGGGGGGCTCCACTCCGGAGAGAGTACGCGGACAATCCTTGCGGGAAAGAAGCGTATCGCGGACGCGGCGCATGCGGCAGGGGGCGAGACGGCGGAGGCGATCCCCCGCTTTCTGGGATCCAAGGTAACAGGGGAAGCGGGAGGGCTGAGAGCTCAGAGTGACCACACCTACTTCCCGGGGCTGAAGCAGCCCGATCACCCGCTCGGTCCCGATGGGTTCCATGTCCAGACACCCGCTTTGCGGAAAGACGTCGCGGACACTGAGCGCTTGCTCGCACCCATCCCGGAGCGGGTGCTGGATGTCCCCATGCGAAATCCGCAAGAGCTGCTGGACGCTGGGCTTCCGGCACTCGGAGGCAACCCAGGGAACCTGCTTCGCGATTCGCAGGGGAGGCCCAAGCTGGTGGACTTTCTGCCGGAGGAGGTCTTGCACATCCCCTTCCAGAGCACGCATCGGCCCCCTATGAGGGGCATGTCCGCGGAGAATCTCGTGCGAAAAGAGGTGGCACGTCCCTCTTTCGACACGCAGAAGGGGCGGCCTCTCCCGGGGTGAAGAAGCGGCGTACCTCAAACCCTGGGGGCCCTGACATAAGAAGGGGATGCTACCCGAGCTAACTTGTCACGCGGCACGAAGGCGTTGCTGGACGAGTTCCTAGCGCACCCCCCCGGAGCAGCACGCTGAGGTGCTGAAGGCCCTCAGCGACAGAGTTCCTACGCCGATCCACCAGATCTTCCCCGCCCAGACCTGAAGAAGCGCGCGGAGCGCGGGATAAGGAGGTATGAACGTACCTACAATCCCGCGTTCCCGTCTGAGGGGCGCTCTCGTGGAACCCCTCTACGCCTTCCTCCTCGCGAGCAGGAGGTTCACCCGGGGGGAGTCGCGCGTTGTCCTGGTCTCCGACGATGACGCCTGGCTCCTCTGGCTCTCCTGGGCGGTTCAGGTGCACACCCCCAGGGCACTGCCCTGCTCAGCCATCCTCGTGGCAGATACGCCGGGGGAGTACATGCACAACCCCGATCTATGGCCTACGCAGGGGGGCCTGGGGGTTCTGTCGCCCAAGGAGTTTCGGGAGGACCGCTGGCTGAACGACGAGCTTGGCAAGGCTTGGGGGGTCATCCAGCTGTTCAAGCCCCGCCCTTTCCCCGAGGTTCCTCTGCACGAACACCTCGTGGGGTTCGAGGACGCCCGGCGCGGCATTCGTCCCATACTCAAGGTCCTCACCCTCGCCCATGTCTCCTACGAAAACTTGCTGGGGGAACCTCTTCCCGAGGTCCTTGAGTGGGACACCCGCCTACAGCTGAAACCGGAGCACAAGGGTCTCGTGTTCCCAGGACTGCGGGGGGATGTGGCGTTGTTCGCAAACCTACTCGGCTCAAGCCTGATCGCCTCCGTGCAGGGACCCTTTCGCTCCAGACACATGGACGTCCCCATCGTCTGTGCGTCCCGCCTCCCGGACGGGCAGGGTCGGGGCGTGACGATGGTGGGCGTGGCTCACGTTGGCGGCGGACCCAACAAAACCGCAGGCAAGAGCGCCGGCCTCAAGTACGCGGCACTGCTGCCCAAGACCTACGACGACCTCCTCGCCTGGGCGTGGACCCACGCACACCTCTCGATGGGGCAGATCGACCTGCTCCTCACCCCATTCCGCAACGACGACAAGGAGCAAACCGATGGGTGATAGTCCCCCGCTAGACGAAGAGTCGTGGCATGCCTACGACTGCGACGACACGTTCCGGTACGCGCTCGTCTACCACCTTATGAGCCTGATAGGCTCCCAGAAGAAGAGATTCCTGGTGCAGGGGCCCGCGTATCTGTGCGCCTTGGCGGCGACGGCCCTCGCGCACGCAGGGGCGAAGGTATCTGCGCTCATCGACGCGGAGGACATTCCTCATGCAGAGTTCTACCAGGAGTCCCTGGAATCCCACATCTCCACCGGGCAGATGGAGGTACTGGTAGGCACCCTGCAGGAGGGGCTCCGCTCCCAGGCATACGACGGGGTGATGATCCTGCGGCCCATTCAGGCGGCCGAGGTGACGGAGGTGAGTCATCTGCTGAAGGATGGATCGACTCTGTTTTATTGGGGGGTCATGGATCCCTTGGGGGAGGAGTTCGGGCTCCCGCCGAAGCGCCTCCTGAGCGACCGCGCTTTCTGGCTCACTCACCCTCCCCTGACGAGTGCGCTCCTGTCCGTCGTCATGCTGAAGCACGTACCCCGCGCGCCCCTACGTAAAAACCGTTTGCTGTACGAAGTTGAGCGGTTGCTCTTCTCCGGGGATGGGAGCTATTTCTACCCGTCCTGCCGGATACGCAAGAAAGGGTTCTCTTCTCTCGGAAAGTATCAGGCTACCGGAGCGGAGATCGAGATCCTGGACTCTACCGGCATGCGGGGTGACGTGCCGATCCTGGGGTCCATGCTTCCCCCTTGAGCGGGGTTGAAGCGGGGGGCGCTTCTTTAGCTGCGCCAGGCCGAGTACAGTGGGGGGGTGCTCTCCCACGAAACCCGAGAATCCCTGCACGAGAAGCTGAAGGGCAACCGCTGGACCGCGGGCGTCAACAGCGATGGCTACCCCAAGATGAAGGTCGAGGGTAAGTCGCGCCTCGCCTCCCACGTCCTGCTGGAGTCTCTGGGCAGGGAGGTCCCCGCCGGGAAGGTGGTGATGCACCGAGACAACAACCCACTGAACCTGGACCCCGCCAACCTGCGCGTGGGCACCCAGCAGCAGAACCTCAAGCAGATGCGCGATGAGGGCCGAGACAGGCCCCGAGGCGTCAAGCAGGAGCCTGACGTAAAGAAGGTCGCTCTGTTCAAGGACTTCTGGCGCAAGTGGGCCGCGGCAGGTGGAGGGGGAGGGCGTCCAGCAACCATATACCTCCCCCCGGAGCAAGTCGCAGGTGTCGTCCCCCACGTCAGCAACCTCCAGGAGTACAACCCCAACCTGCACCAGCAGCAGAACCCCGGGCATTTCATGGAGGGTCCCCGGTCTGCGGGTTTGAGGGGGCAGGGGATGGCGGACCTGCCTCCGGCGACCCTCCGAAAGCTCCAGGGGATCGCCACCCACTCCGGGATGTCCCTGGAGATGACCAACAACCTCCTGCGTGGAGCTGTCCCGCAAGGCACCTCCTACGACGCCTTCCTGGACAGCCACGGGAAAAGCATCGGGGCCCGCATGCCCGCCCCTCCCCCGGCTCCGGCCCCTCCCCCACTCCGCAAAGGCAACTGGCAGAGCCTGATCCAGCAGGCGAACGCGGCGGCGCCACCGGCTCCTGCGCAGGTAACCATAGACGTCCCGCGCCCCACGGCCCCCCTCCCCACCTCGGGGCAGCCCTCTGCCCCGGCGATGACCCCCCCGGGAGGCATGGCTGCCGTACCGCGCCCTCGTCCCCAGTTCCAACCCATCAACCCCTCGCCGATGACCGCGGGTCGAAGCGCGGGCTCCGCCCCCCTCCCTCTAGCGGGCCGCCCCTCTGCTCCTATGGGGGGTCTCCGTGGTCTTGTAGCCAAGCGCTGAGGTAGTCATGCCCCTGACCAACCCGTTCGCCTCCCCTGATGAAGTAAGGGATACCTTTGACCAGGAGTTGGCAGAGGCCCGCCGCTCCGGGAAGCTGCCGGAGTTCTTCACCTATGCGCTGCGCAAGGAGATCGTCCTGCGCTCCGAGGCGGTGCAGCTGCTCGTGACGAAGCTCGCCGACTGGCTCGTCCAGGAAACGGAGCTGCGCAATAAAGTGGCCGCCATCGAGGGCAGGCAAGAGGGGGCTGTGGCGCGCCTCGGTAGCCTCGTCTCGGCCCTGGAGGAGGCAGCGCGGGATCGGGAGGAGCTGCGCAAGGGTATCGAGCAGGTGGCTGCTCTACTCGGCAACTCCCAGACCTCCATCGCTGACTGGCACCGTCGTCACGCCTCAGAGCACCGGGATATCCTGATGGCCATCCGCACCCAGTCCCTCCTCTCCCAGAAGAGGAACTCTGAGCTCGCGGGCGCTGTATCCGAGCTCTCCGGTCTAGTCGGAGAGGCTCTCGGAAGGCTGCACACTCAGGCAGGTGCCTCGACCAGCCAGGCCATGAAGCTGGACAAGCTGGAGAAGGACCACGAGGAGGCGAAAGAGGAGGTCACCGGCGTCACCCACAAGGTCGCCGTCATCGAGAAGGACGTGGCGAAGGTCCAGTACGCTCTGGCCAAGAAGCTCGGCAAGATCGGCGGCTACGGCGGGGCCGGGTACATCGTCTTCCGCATCATCGAGCTGATCATCACCTTCCTGGCAAAGTGATGAAGCTGGCCGACCTCCGCACCGATCCGCTGCCGCACCAGGAGCGGGTGAAGGAGCGCCTGAAGGGCGACCACCCCGGTCTTGTGGCGGTGCATGGCCTGGGGTCCGGCAAGACCCTCACGGCAATCAACGTCCAGGACAGCCTGCGAGCCCCGGCGACTGTGGTCGTGCCCGCGGCGCTGAAGGAGAACTACCGGAAGGAGCAGAGGAAGCACCTGATCGGGGACCCCCCGCCCACGGAGCTGCAGACGATCCAGGCAGCTGCCTCGCGTAGGGGGGCCACGCCCAACGAGCTGCTGGTGGTGGATGAGGCGCACAAGCTCCGGGACCCGAACTCGGCTTCGTACCGGGCGATCCGCGACACGAAGCGAGACAAGACGCTGCTCCTGACCGCCTCCCCTTTCTACAACCACCCGCACGACCTCTCACCGCTGATCAACCTCGCGGCTCAGCAGGACCTGCTCCCCCTCGACCGGAAGAAGTTCGAGGACAAGTACATCGTCCACGAAAGGGCCCGACCGACCTTCACCCAGATGCTCCGGGGGGTGACCCCCGGAGAGATCCCCCATCTCAACCCGGCAACCGCGGGGGAGCTGCGGAAGATCTACAAGGACTGGACGGACTACCACCCCTCCTCCCAGGAGGGCTTCCCCCGGGTACGCCGGGAGGACGTGGAGGTCCTGATGTCCCCCGCGCAGAGGGACGTCTACAACACGACGCTCGACAAGGCGCCCTCCTGGGTGGCGGCCAAGGTGCGAAGCGGCATGCCTCCCTCCAAGCAGGAGATGTCGAACATGGCCGCCTTTCTGAGCGGCCCCCGGCAGGTCGGGGTCAGCACCGCTGCCTTCTCTCAGGGGGAGGTCCAGTCCCCGAAGATCGACAAGGCATTCGAGCGCATGCAGGCGCTGCTGTCGGGGAACCCCCGCGCCAAAGGGATCGTCTACTCGAACTACCTGGAGAGCGGGCTCTCCCCCTACAAGCGGAAGCTGGAGGCGGCGAAGATCCCCTTCGGGGAGTTCACCGGGGAGCTGAGCCCAAAGGAGCGGGACCAGATGGTCCGTGACTACAACGCCGGGAAGCTGCGCGCGTTGCTGCTGTCCAGCGCCGGGGGGGAAGGTCTGGACCTCAAGGGTACCCGGCTGGTCCAGATGCTTGAACCGCACTGGAACCAGGAGAAGCTCAAGCAGGTGGAGGGGCGGGCGATCCGCTACAAGAGCCACGAGGGCTTGCCCCCGGAGGAGCAGGAGGTCCTGGTCGAGCAGTACCTGTCGCACCTGGAGCCGAAAACGCGGGAGGGCCTGGCCGCCCTCCTCTTCGGCAAAGAGAGGAAGAACCGCGCCATCGGCGCGGACGAGTACCTCCACAACATGAGCCGCTCGAAAGGTCGGCTCATAGACGAGTTCCGAGCCCTGCTCCCGCAGCCACCCTTGACGGGGCAGGCGGCTTCGTTACGATGAGGCACATGCACTCGTAGCTGCACGCAGCCAGAGATCCTCCGGTGTTTTTATTTCGTAGCCATCCACCTCTACGACGGAGACACCGATGAAGACTCTTCCAGAACAGATTGAGGAACACGAGACGTCGCAGCACGTCTTGAGACAGCTGGCGTTGGTACACACCGGACCTGCCCGGCACGCCTACAACATGCAGCGCCTCGCCCGCAAGGCTTCGGGGCGCGTTCTCTACCTCGCCCTCGCCCTCCTGCGAGGAGTCCCGTACAACGCGCTGGAGCGGACCTGTGCTGTGCCGCCCTCGGCCTCCGAGATTGCTCAGCTCGCCGGAGTGGGGGAGGAGGTGGCCCTTGGCTGGCTGGAACAAGCTGCGTGTCGTGACGCTGCGTGAAGGGTAGGTCGGGTTCCGGGGAGCGCAGGCCATCCACGGAGTCCTGGCCTTCGCCGCAGAACACCCGAAGGAGGAGCAGGCGTGGCGCCTCTCCTCGAACACCGTCGTCTGGCTAGAGGCGGATGCCGACGAGCTGCAGCAGCTGCTCGACAGTGCCCGAGCCGCCAAAGTGAAGGTGAGCACCTTCCACGAACCAGACCTTGCGAACCGACTGACCGTCGTGGCACTCAGCCCCTGCACTCGCGCGTTGAAGCTGACGCGAGGGGTGCCCCTGGCCGGGGTAGTTCAAGTGGCAGAACACGGGATTCTAAATCCCGACGTGAGGGTTCGAGTCCCTCCCCTGGCTCCGATGAAGTAGCCTGCAGGGCATGGCCGCTCAGGATATTGTCGCGTTTCTGCAAGAGCGCGTTCGGGTGTTCGACCAGACCATCGACGTGGAGGCAGGCAGCGACTTCTACCAGAAGGTTTTGCGACCCCTCGCTGGACGGATCGGACCCGACCCCTTCACCACCGACACGCGAGCCTTCCTGTTGGAGGTCCTGGGGCGCGAGTACCCTGAGCTGGCGAGCGGCTCGCTCGACGCGTTGGCAGACGCTCTCGTCCTGCCCATCGAGTCGTTCCTGTCCCCGGTCTCGGCGGAGATCACCCGGATCGGAAGGGGTCTCTCCCTGAAGAACCCGGATCAGCTCAGCGTCGAGGAGGCGGAAGCCCTGGGAGCCAACCTCCTGGAGGAGCGCTCGGCCGGAGACTTCGCCAAGGGGGTTGTCCGGGTCTACTACCGCAACCCGCAGGGGCGCACCTTCACCAAGGCCCACGTCTTCAGCACCGAGGACCGACTCACGTTCATCCCCACCGAGGACCAGAGCATCTCGGCGGAGGAGATGCTGGTGAACCTGGACCCCGTCTCGGGCCTCTACTACGTCACCGTCTCGCTCATCGCGACAGCCCCAGGGGATCAGTACAACATCGACCCCAACTCGATCCGGAGTGTCCAGGGGTCGCAGGGCCACGAGAAGGTCACCAACCCGTACCGCTTCGTAAACGGTGTGGCGGAACAGACCGCCGAGGAGTTCGTGGACTCCCTGCCAGATCGCGCGGGGGCCAAGGGGATGACCCAGCCCACCGGGATCGTCCGGGAGCTCAGCGACGCCTTCCCCATCACACGCATCGCGGTGGTGGGCCACGGCGACCCTGAGATGGAGCGGGACATCGCTGAAGGGGGCTCCCTCGGGGAGACCCTGCTCTCGGGGTTCTCGGCAGCTACGACGATGGACTCCGGGGGCCTCCCCACGACCACGCTCGTCACGCTTTCCGACGCGGAGGAGGACCTCACCACCCTCGGGAACGGATTGGTGCTCACCATCTCCCACCCGGACATCGAGGGACGCACAAAGGACCTTGAAGTCGCACAGGCGCTGAGCAGCACGTCCCTGGAGCTGGCGGAGAGCGTGCTCTACCCGGGGATCTCCGGGGCGTACTGGACTCTCCGCCGGCGGGAGCTCGTGGTGAGCAACTCCCCGCTCCTGTCCGAGAGGTTCGCCTCGGCCCCCAACAAGGTCCACCTGGGGGGAGCGGTGGACGTTTACCTCCGGGGAGGGGAGCCCGACAGCACCTCGATGGTGATCGACGTGCTCGACGACGAGCAACCGGTCCTGGAGGGGCTGGACCTGTCAGGGTCCGGCAGCGAGGTCTACCTGCAGGACCTGGTGCTCTCCACCGACTACGTTTCGGGAGACGCGACCTACCGCTCGGTGCAGAAGATCTGGCAGGAGCGTTGGGCGCTGGAGATCCTGGACGGGCCTGCAGCCGGTGTGTATGAGATCCTCGACGTCACCGAGGTCAGCGGCTCCCCCCTGCAGCTCACGCTTTACAGCGAGCTGCCAGCATCTGCGTCGGGGGCTCGTTGGAGGATCCTCGACGATCTCAACGTCAACCTCCGGGCCCCCAAGAAGATCCGCTACCGCGGCGGGGACATGGAGACCGTGCAGGGTCTATCGCAGGTGGCCACCTTCGGCCTCACGTCCTTCCTCGACGTCGGAGTGGAGTCGGGGGACACGCTGGAGATCCTCTCGGGGAGAGACAAGGGAACCTACCAGGTCACGGCGCTCGCGGGCCCCGGGAGCTCCCGGTTGATCATCAACCAGCCCTTGACCTCCACGGCCTCCAGCGTCCCGTACGTCGTCTACAAAGAGAACAGCGCCTCCCCGCTGGAGCTACCGATCCTGCGGCTGACGGAGGTCTCTGTGCTGGACAGCTCCGGGCAGGCTCTCGGGGTCACGGTTCCCTACGGTCCTTGCCTTGGGGCGATCAGCCGCGGGATCACGAACCCGGCTCACGGGATCAAGCTCAGCGTACCGGATGCTCTGCTCGGAATCGTGTCGCAGCGCCTACCTTCGGGGGCGAACGTCAGCGGTCGCACGATCTCGATCTTCTTCGAGGAGCTGGGCACCTACTACGTCACGTTCAGCGGGGGGAACCCCGTGAGCGTCGCGAACATCGTGTCGCAGATCAACGCTGCGGTGGGACGTAACGTGGCCACCAAGGTGGGGGCAGACCGTTTCGGCGTCTTCCCCGTGGGAGGCAAAGAGGCGCGCATCGTGGGACCCACCTCCTTCCTTCTCAACCCCCTGGATACCCTCTTCGGGGGCAGGTACGCCCTGAGCACCAAGAGCATCCGCAGTGCTTTCTTCACCAGCACGACCTTCGACGAGCTCAACCCCGCGCTGTCCCTCGACTACGACGTCGTGCAGTTTCAGGATGGGGCACAGGTAGGTGTGCACGGCATCGCCTCGGTCACGCGTAGGCCTGCTACGGTCCCTGTCACCGCGCTGTTCGATCCAAACGGCCTCATCTCCTCGGTGGAGGGGGGGTTCTTCCCCGAGGCGGATGTCCGACTCGACCTGGGCTCTCGCTCCATCGGCACCGTGCGCTGCTTCTTCCTGGATCCGGTGAGCGTCGAGTTCGAGTCGACTGCTCGGCTGACCCACACCCTCGAGTCCGGCGAGACCTTGCAGTACAAGCCGGACCCCCAGTTCGAGTCCGTGGTCCTGCCCGCTGCACCTGGTGGGTCCAAGCCTCACGACGGGAACTGCCTCGGCGGGGACAACGTGTTCAACACCTCGCTGGATCTGCGCGCCAAGGAGGTGCGCAAGGGCGACAAGCTGCGCATCGACTACATCCCTATCTACACCTCCGCTCTCGCCGACGTAATCGTGGGGCTGGCGGGCAAGACCCTGCTCCTTTCCTACGGGGGCGAGAGCGCTCAGACCTTGACCTTCGTTCGCGACAGCGCAGCGGTTCCATCTACGGACGTCTCCCGAGCCGGGGCCCTCCAGCAGCTGCAGCGTTTCCTCGGCACCGCTGTTACCCTCAACCCGGACACCCGCTTCAAGATCGATCCGGAATTCCTGCTCTCCCTCAGCAAGTCGGGAACCGCGAACTCCTACCTGGGGCTCTCCACCTCGCAAGACACGTCCAACCAGTCGGCCAACGCCGGGACGTACACGATCGACGTGCCAGGAAACCTGGGCTGCACGCTGGTGGAGACGCTCTCCGAAGCCGAAGCCGAGACCCAGTTCTCGATCCTTCGGGTGGGCAGCCAGCGCCTCGGCAGGACGGAGATGAGCCGGCAAGAGGGGGAGGGCGGGCTCTACTTCATGGACCTGGAGGTTGTGTCCGAGGGCACGGGGGACGTCTACAACCTGAGCAATCAGGAGGCTTTCTCCGTCGACTCCCACCTGCACGATGGGTACGAGCTCTCCACCGTCGACTCTAGGTACGCCATGTCGACCGAGGAGGAGCTGTGGCTGAAGCTGCCTCGCAGGGTCATCCCGCTGGGAAGCGACAACGACCCGGAGCAGGGGGTCTACCTCCTGAACCAACAGCTGCAGGTGACCGCTGAGGCCAGCAGCGTCGTTCGTGAGGTGCAGGATTACCTCCTCACGGACTTGCACCGGGATGTCTGCGCCTCTCCGCTCGCGATGGCACTCACTCCCCACTACGTCTGCTTTTCGCTGGGATACGTCGGGGGACCTACCCCCGACGAGATGGAGAGCGCGTTGAATCGCATGATTCATGCGTTGTTCCCCGACGAAGCGCTATCTGCGGACGCCCTTGTTACCCGGGTGTCTCAGCTGGGGGCCGAGACGATGACCTTGCCGCTACGCCTGTTCGCGGTGGTTTCCGACCGGGATCGAAAGCTCCGCCTCCTCTCCAGCCAGGACAGGCTCTCCATCGGCAGGCAGTCCGCCTTCTACCCTTACCGGATCGCCCTCAGTCGGACTCGGGGGTGATCCAGGGGGTCTGCTGCGCCAGGGCGATTTCGATGGCTTGGCCCAGGTTCCCCAGCCGCAGGAGGATCCCGGTATTCGGGTCGAACTCGGCGGAGCAGGCCGAGCAGGTGAGGGTGTAGCGAGGCAGGACGGATCCGGGGGTGTAGACGGAGCGGACTCCGGGGAAGGAGGGGGTACACCTACCCCCGCAGCGTGTGCAGGGTGTGTTTCGGATGAACACCTGCTCCGCGTTTCTTGTCGCCGCCAGCTCGTCGGGCGTGGTTCGGTGGCTCTCCAAGATAGACCGCAGCTCGTCTTCGTCCATCTCTTGGTATGCTGGCATGAGCGACATGGTAGCAGCCTTCACGATCAACCAGGATGACGGGGCCGGGGCCGGCACGCTCAACCGTTCGCGGTCCGGGCTCTGGCGGGACCAGGAGGTGACGCTCGTCGCGGAACTCGCGGGAAGCTACGCCTGGTACCTGCTGGACAAGCCTGGAGGTAGCGCAGCGACGCTCTCCGGGGCATCCAGCGATACCGCGACCATCACCCCTGATGTGAACGGGACCTACATGATCCGGCTCGTCTGTGGCCGGAGCGTATCGGTCCGTGTGTTCCGGGTCACCAAGGACTCCGCTGGGAACAGGGACGGTGTGTGGGCGCTTCCCGCCTTCGGCGAGGGGCCCAACGACGACAACGAGGGGGGAAACGAGCGGGGATCCACCCCGACGATGGAGGCCATCTTCACGGACATCTGGACCGGGAACTTCCCCGGGGTGGCGGGGTCCGGAAGCTCCAACTTCGTGATCTACACGCAGGGTGGGGTCGATCTCCTGGAGGGGGAGTACGGTACTTTCGCAGAGGCCCTCACCGCTGCGCAGGCTCTACCTGGGATCGTGACCCTCCTGGTCAACGGGGACGAGGACCCCCCGGCGATCCCCGCAGGCACGCATAACCTGGAGCGGCGGATCCGGCTCGTCGGGTTCACCAGCCTCTCCACCGGGGCGATCGATCTGGATGTGTCATCTGGCGGGCAGCTTCAGAACGCATTCCACGTCGAAAATCTAAACCTGGTGGGGGAGCTGGGAAACCCGCTCTTCGTCGTGAGCTCGGGGGTGCAAGACCTTACGTTCGTTCGTTCGGAGAGGAGCGATGTCCCAGAGGGCGACGACCTGATCACCCTGGGGACCGGGACCAACACGCTGCGGGCCATCGAGTCCAGCTTTTCAACGGACGGGCAGGCCATTGTCAGCCCCTCGCTAGGGAAAGATCTGGTCGTCATCGCGGAGCGGGACTCCTTCTTCAATACGGAGTGCTTCCACGGTACCGCCGGCGAGCTGTACCTACGGCGAGATGGCACCAGCGTCATAGAGGCTACCGGCTTCTCGGGGACCTTGGTTCAGCAGAGCGGGGCCACCCGTTCCTTTCGGTTTCAGGCACTGGCCGGGACGGTAGGGAGCGATCCGGCGGACGGCACCAGCTGGACTACGGTTGGGACCGTCTACATCGACCCCGACACTCTCGCTAACCCCCAGTTCACCACTCGTTCCTGGCTCTTCCATGCGGACGTCGAGGTGGCGGAAGCGTCCGCCGGCACGGTGCAGTCGAAGGTGCGCCTGGTGGATGCCTCTCTCACTGCGTTGGGTACGATCACGAGCACGCTAGGTGGCGCCAGCACCTTCCCTCAACACCTCTCCGCGGTGCTGACCGCCGGGGCTAGCAACGGGCAAGTGCGGTCCACGGGGACTGTCTACCTGGTTCAACTGCAACGACAAGGCGGCTCCGTCGGGGATGTTGCCTTCGTTCACAACGCCTTCGTCGAGGTATCCTGGAGCTGAAGCATGCCCCTTCCATCACACGTAAAGACCTGGCAGTTCGAGAACAACGTCGCCATCGCCGCGCAGGGAAGCGCCGAGGCCTGTGTGGACGCGATGTGGTTGTACGTGAAGGACACCCTCATCAACTTCGCGTCTTCGCCGTGGACCGTGGTGTCCAGCAGCGACGGTGTGACCTCGGGCGCATCTGACCTCTGGATTGACGCTGGGGACCTCGTTCACCACGGAACCACCCGCTCCTGGATTGTTCTGGAGCAGGTGGGGATGGGGGGCGGCAACTTCCAGATCTGCATCGACTTCAACTCCTCGACGGCCCACTTCGGTACCGTCGTCATCTCCGCCAACGCGGGCTTCACGGGGGGTTCAACGACCGCGCGCCCTACGGCCACCGATGAGTACGTGCTCCTCTCCGTGGCGCAGATGGTGAACCTCTCTTCCGACGTGGGCATACGGTTGTCGATCATGCAGTCGTCAGACGGGCAATGCACTCGGATCCTCATGGCCCATACCGGGGCTGTGCGTCTGACGGTGTGCCTGGAGACGCCGCACGAGACGTCTACAGGGTGGAACTACCCCCACGCAGTTCTTTGGCTTCCGAGCACGGCCACAACGCTGTCAGACCTCGTCGCGACCTACAACTGGAAGGCCCGCATCAACTCCACCAACGCGGTGGCAGTGTCCCTGGTGGAGGGGTTCTCCACGTACACGGGTCCGGCGGACACCACCTGGGGTAACATCGCGAACGAGGTCAGCGGGGAGTGGCCCATGTGGCCCTTCGCATTCGCATCGAGCACCGTGGGGGTGCGGGGGCGCCACGGCGCTTTCACTGACCTGCGGCTATGCTCCAGCGCTACTTCAGCGGCAGACACGTACCCCGCTGATGCCAGCAGGGTCTGGGTCAACTGGGGGGCGCTCATCATGCCCTGGGACGGAGGGGCGGTGAACCTGTCATGACGGATCGAGCTGGCGGCGACATGGCGCGCTCCGACTGGGGCGGTTCTGCCCTGGGCGGTAAGGGGTCGGTGCTGCCGGGCGGAGACGCATCGAACGTCCCTCTTCCGCCCAGCGGATCAACGACCAGGTACAAGATGCGAGCGCTGAACAGCCTGGGGGCCCTCGTGTCCTGGACCGTCAACGACGCTCCCGACACCGACGCAAGCGAGTGGGTAGGCGGAAACACGCCCTTGACCGAAGTCAGCGTGGCCGCTAGCTGGGTCGTGACCGTATAAGAGCTGCCGACCGGGGGCGGGCTACAGTACCCTGCCGGAATGGCAACGACCTGCTCCTCTCTGCTGGCTTGGGGCTCCTCCTGGGGGTTCGGGTGGGGAGGCCCGTCCTTCACGATCGGCGGCCCGCTGCCCAGTGAGGACCCGTTCACCGACTTCTGCGTGTGCGGGTCCGCCACGCAACAGCTCGCTTCCTTCGCTGAAGTCACGCTGACCCCTGGGGATGTGGATCACGGGGCCCCCAACGCCGACGGCAGCTACCGACTCAAAAGCGACGATGGCACCCCCTCGGTCGCCTTCTTCGACAAGGCGGTGGGGGAGAAGTCCACCCTGGAGATCGTGTTCAGCGTGGAAGGGGAGGCCAAGGACCTCGGCACCACCCAGCAGGCCATGTTCGTCGGGCTGTACGACGACGCACTCTCCTGCGCAGGTCTATTCCTGAGCCCCGCGGGGATCGCCTACGGGGCTAGCTACGACGACAGCCCCCTGGTCATCCCCAGCTCCGAAGGGCTCATCGTACCCGAGACCACGTACGCCCTTCGGATCGTCGTGGACAACGATGTGCGAGCGGTCTTTGTTTACCTCTCCGACTTCGAGTACGCGAAACAACACGGCCCGAAGCTGAAGTTCGTGCTCCCCCTGCTCGACTCCCTGACCGCCCCTCTTCATGAGGAGGGGGCGTACGTAGCAGTTCTGGGCACGACCTACAGCGTGGAGATCGCGATCCAGTCCATCTGCATGGCCCCGGCCTCCCTCGTCGACAACTTCCCACCCACGGCAGATCCCGGGAAGGATGTTCGGAGGCTCGGGTTGGCCCCCTTCCGGCTCGACGGGAGCGGGAGCAAGGACCCCGAAGGAGGCCCCCTCTCCTATGAATGGCGAGCCGTGGCTCTCCCGCCCCTAAGCGCCCACCAGAGCTCCGGGCAGGACGGCCGCACGTTGGCCAGCGTCAGCGGGTACACCGACAAGCTCTACACGCTTCACGCCGAGGCCGGGGACGACGCCTTCAGCTACTCCGCAGGGGACATCCTGCGCGTGGGGGAGGTGCTCGCTACGATCGTGATCGCAGACTCCGATGGGGACGGGGCTTTCTTCCAGGTCACGGAGGAGGTACTGCCGGCGGAGCTCTCGGACGCCCCCTTCCTCCTCATCCGGCAGGATGGATTCACGGACGCGACGGTGGAGAAGCCCTTGTACTCCCCGGACACGTACGGAGTGCATCGCTTCCAGCTCCGGGTGAGCGACGCCGCCTTCTCGTCCGACTGGACCTCGCAGATCACGGTGATCCAGCGGAGGGAGACTGCGACAGGTGTTGTGCCTGATACGTCACACCTCTGGACGTACCTGTCGGATACCTGGGGGCTCCTCGAAGACGCAGGCCGCATCGAGACGTTGTGGTCGTCGGTGGCCCAGGTCCTTGGCGGGGAGATGCTACGTATGCTGCAGGTAGCGGCGTCGTCCAGCCTGCAGACCATCCCCCGACGGATCGTGCGTAAGTGGTTGAACTACGATCTGCTCCTCCGGGAGCCATTCATGGAACTGACCCGGTGCGAAGCGAGGTTCTCCGGGGCGGTGTCCGAGGCGCTGGACTCCAAGGGTCTCGACTACGAAGGCGAGACCCTGGTCGTCTACATCCCTGGTCGCACCGACCTCGTGACGGTGACCATACCCGCAGGTGACACGCCCCAGGCGCTGGCGACCGCTCTGCAGACCGAGCTGGACTCCGCAACCAACGGCCTCACGGTGACCGCTCAGAAGAAGGCCCCCAGCTCCTGGGAGCTGTTGCTGCTTGCCCCCTTCCCTTTCATCGTCGTGGCGGGAACCACCGCCCTCTTCACTGTGGGCGATGCCAGCTCCCCCCTGAACGGCACCGGGGCGGAGCGCATCGACGCCTACACGCTCAAGGTGGGGGTGTCCCTGCTCAATCGGGGGGTAAAGAAAGGGGACCTCCTCAGCGTAGAGGGCACCGTGGTGCAGGTGAAGAGCCTGCAGGACAACTCCGCTGACCTGTACCGCTTCCAGCGCATCCAGACGGTGGAGGCTCTCCCGCCCTACGCCGACTCCTGGGAGATCCTTCTGAAGTGCACCTCCCCCCAGCTCAACTTCTGGGGAGGAGGGGTCGTCGCGGGGGACCTGGCGATGGTGAGCGTGAACGGGTCGCTCATGCGTACCCCCGTCGTGGGCCTCGTGGAAGCGCAGCCATCCGTGTTCGGACTGACCCTCGACGAGAGCCTGGCTGATCTGCTGGGGGCGGAGGGGAGCAACCTCTACCTCTGGGGGGTGTACCGCCGGTCCTACCTGCCGATCGGGGATGAGGTCGTGTCGGTGCCCACTCTCTCGGTGAACCCCTGGGAGGCCCGGGAGGTAAACATCCTCCGGCAGCACGTGGACTACTGGATCGATACCTTCCGGGACCAGAAAGTGCTGGCGTTCCGGAGCGGCCTGTTCACCGACGGGCTGACGACGATCACCACCCCCAGGCTGTGGGCGGAGGACACGCAGCTCGACAACAGCGCAGCGATCGAGGCGAACTTCGGGCTCACCGTGGGGTTGAAGCGCGAGGATCTGAACGAGGTCAACAACATCGACTACCTCTCTGCGGTGCGCGGGCTGTGGTTCGCTCGGGCCAAAGGGCCTCGCATCGGTAACCTTCGGATCGCAGCGCAGATTCTCTTCGGTCTGCCCTTCGCGGAGGAGCGTGGGGTCGTGCAAGAGATCGACCCAAACTACACGCAGGACAGGGGTCGAATCCTCCTGGCTGACAAGGCCAACCCGGACAACGTGCGGAGCTACACCTACCCCTCCACTCTGAGCGTGGAGGTCAACCCGTCCACCCGGAAGACGTACGTGGTCGGGGACGAGGTGGCCCAGTTCGCACCGCTGGTGGAGGGGGTGTCCATCACGGACAACACCAAGAACCCTGCCTGGGCGGACCCCTACGTCTCCCAGGGGGCCCTGTCCCGTCTGGAGACCACCCACCTCTACCTGGTGGAGGCGGATGTCACGGCGTTCAACCTCTCCAGCTTGCTGTTCGTCTCGAACTTCCTGCAGCGCATCTCCCCTGCGCGCACCAAGCCTCTCTTTCTGGTGCGTATGCGCGACCTGACTCCCGACACCGTGGACGTCGAGGATGCCCTGGAGATGACCGGGGTCCTGGAGCTCTACGAGAGCCCCTACACCAAGCCCTTCTCCTACCCTCTGGACGACATCCCGAACCTGGGGGAGCGAGAGGGGTCGGCCGCTATGTTTGATCAGCCTGACCCCTCTCCCCCCTGGGTTCTCACAGATCCCCTCGTAGGGGCGTCCCAGAGCAAGTTCGACACCGACATCGACCCTGCTACGGGGGCCCCCGCCACCTCCGACGACTCTACCCCCTGGGGGTGGGACACCGCCGCCCTGTCGCCGGAGAGCTTGGTGAGCGCGAAGCTCAGCTACGTCCACGCCGGAGGGAATATCCCAGCAGACCTGGAGGCAGAGCTGCGGGTGGATCAGCCGTTGATGGTAGGAGAGACGCTCCTCTACGGGAGGTCCTGGGTCCCGGCCTTCGGAGAGCTCGGCTACCAGCTCGGGGGACCGGTCACCTCTGTGGCGCCCCTGTCCGTCGACGCGGCTGAGCTGCGGATCGTAGGGTGGCCCTCTGCGTCCACCTTCGACTACGTGGTGAAGATCTTCGTGAACTCGGTCCTGGTATCCACCCTGGAGGTAACCCACACCGCCGACGGTACCTCTCGCTGGTACTGGGGTCCTTCCCCGGCGGGGGCTACGCTTCCCGGGGGAGGGTTCAGCGTGTCTCCGGGAGATGAGGTCCGAGTCGGCATCTACGCCACCACGGAGGAGCGTTCTCGCCAGAGGCTCAGGCTCGTCTCGCTGACCCTTGGGGAGGGCGCCTCCTGGACATCCGGGGGACCGCTCGCGGCGGACACCTACGTAATCCACAGAGGTCTGTTAGGATGCCAGGCATGCGGCCCAACACCACGGTGCGCCTCGCCAGGAGCAACTTGACGCTCACCGCTTACAACGAGCGGGGTAAGCGCGTCGGGTGGCGCAAGGGGCACAACATCTTCCTGACCCTGGGGAGGACCTGGCTCCCCGACCTGGTGAGCTACTCCGCCCTCCCTGCGGGTACCCCGCCCCCTGTGGGGCCCGTTACCCGCACCGACTCCCGTGGGGTCCGGTACATGGGCCTGGGCATCGGAGGCGATCGGCAGAGCAACCTGGCCCTTGCCGATGCCTCTCCGCTGGTCGATCACTACCCGGGCACGAACGTCCAGACCGACACAGACCCCGGGGTGGTTGCGCTGGAGCGCCCGGTACGGATCACCGCGGCCACCCCAGGCAGCCCTGCGCTGCCCCCGGGTTACGACGCGGGGGACGTGTGGCTAGGGCAGATCGCTGCGCCACCCACCAAGCCCAACGCGACGACGGTGAGGTTCTCCCGCCTCTTCACCTCGGGGGAGGTGGCCTTCGGCCCCTTCACGTCGGTCCCCATCTCGGAGATCGGGTTGTTCCTTCACAGCGACAGCGCGACCTACATCTACACCTACAACAACGCGCCGTTCGCCTACGACACGTTCGACACCTTCCACATTCGCTCGGGGTTCGGCGTGCTTGCCGAGTGGGAGCTGAGGTTCTGACATGCCGTTCTACCGACACGCAGCGCCTACCTGGTACGGCGCCGGGACCATCAACCCCTCCACCACGACACCTACCGTTCTCGGCAGCGGGGAGTCCTACATCTTCTGGAACGTCGCTGCGAGTGGGGCGGGCGGCGCCCCCCAAGGCACCCAGGTGGACAGCGGGGCCTCGCGCTACACCTTCGGGGTCGCTTTCGGGGAGAACGCGGAAGCGCTGTCGGTCAACAGGGGGTTCAAGGCCCTGTTCCAGAACACCGACTACCTGGACGAGGTGGTGCAGGCGGACCGGGTGCGCGCAGTCACGATCCCGGTGACGTTTGCGACCGACACGACCGACCTCACTCTGCCCGCAGACATCTACCTCGGGGCTCTCGGGGCCTCGCTCACGGAGGACCACCTCAAGAACGTTCTCCGCCTGCTCACCGAAGAGGGGGTGGAGCTCGTCGACTTCGCCACGTCCACCTTGATCGCCCCGCAGTCTTGCTCGGAGGCGACCTCCCCTCTCTACTCCGCTGGAACGGAGGTGATCACCTTCGCCGCCGAGGTCCCCGCAGGGGACTACTTGCTGCTCTGCTACGAGCGGGTCAGCTACGCCCAGGCGAGCCGGGAGATTCTACGCCCACCGTACCTGAACGCCCTTGCGGGGCTGGATGGCAGAGTTCAGCAGCTCTTCTCGGTCATCCGGGGAGACACCCTGGACCTGGATGCTGCAGTACCGGCCTCGCTGAGCGTGCTTCTCCGCCGAGGTGTGAACGGGGTGTACAGGTCCGGGTCCACCGCAGCCAGCGTGCCAGCTGAGCTCGTGGACTACTACCCTGCGGTAACGGAGACGGATACCGCGGGAGCGGGTGCTTGGTTCCTGCGAGACGGGCCAGCGCTTACCGGCCTCTCCGAGAGCGACCTCTCCGCGGGGGAGCATCTTCGAGACCCTCTGGGCTCCATGTGGTGGAGCCGGCTGAAAGACACCGACCCGGGCAATGGCACCGGCATCCACCAGTTTGTGGGTGGAAGCCGAGGGTTCGTGGTGACCTCTGCCACCCCGCTCTCCACAAACGCCGGCAGCATGAACGGAGCCGCTGCCATCGATGCGTTCGCTGCGTTCGTGGAGTCGAACAACTCCCACAGCAGCGATACGTACACGCCCACCAAGCTCGCCCTGCCGCTACTTTGCGATCTGCAACGAGTCACCGGCGACGACTTGGTGACCATCTCGGGCGGCAACTGGTTCACCAAGACCATCTCCCTGGTAGTCCGGTCGGCGCTCTCGGTGGGACAGACCCTGATTGAGATCGAGTGGTCCAACCCCTCGGACCTCCTGGCCCCCGGTTCGGACCAGCGAAGGGTCTACCGCATCAAGGAGATCGTCAGCGCCACGCAGATCAAGATCATGGCGGTGGACGGGAGCGATGTCGGCCTCCCGGCCTCCCTCACCTCCGGGACGATCATTCGCTACTACACCCCTACGTTCCTGGCTACCGCAGGCAGCGGTGCAGTGCAGGCCCTCAAGGGCAACCTCAGCAACGCAGTGCTGGATGCTGGGGTAGTCCTGATGCTGGTGCCTCCGACGGCGTCCTATGACGCGGGCGATGCGGTGCTATTCAAGTCGGCGTATGCAGGGGCCAGCAGCACCGGGTCCGGAGCCCTCGCTTTCGAGTGGGGGGGCTACGAAGCCAGCGGCGGAGCAAGCTCCGCTTTTACCTACAAGCGCTTGGGCTCTCTGCGGGGGGATGGGAGCATCGTCCCCACCAGCATCACCTCCGCGAGCGGAACGTTCACCACCCTGGTGGCCCCTACCGCGTACCTCACGACCGTCTCGGCGACGACCCTTACCGCCACGACGGGTACTGTCTCCACGCTGACGTCGACCACGGCGTCGATCACCAACGCCCTCCCCTTCGGCCTGCGCATACAGCAGCAGCGGAAGAAGGTGACGGATCTATCCTCGGTGACCGGCACCGTAGCCATAAATCTCACCGCCATCCTCTACGAGAACCAAGTTGCCAAGGTGGTTTTCTCGGGAACGGCCTCTCTCACCACCATCACGCTGTACCCCTTTGAGGGCACCCCTGGGTACACCTTCGAGGTGTGGTTCGATCAGCAGACCGCTGCTGCGCAGATCGCCAACAACTCCACGACCTGGCCCAGCTTCCTCAAGTTTCGGTCCGAGGCAGACAAGTTGCTGACCGGTGAGGTCGGCTGGATCGACATCTTCACTTTCAACGTGCTGGCCGTAAACAAGGTCGAAGTCAGCGTTCGCAGGATCAAGGTGAGCTGATGGAGTTCAGGAACCCACGTGACACCCGGGCCGTATTCGAGCATACCGGCATAACCCCCACGGCACCTGGCTCCCTCCTATCGAGGGGGGAGCCGGGTCGACCCCACTCCTGGGTAGGGAACCACGTCACCCTCCAGTGGAAGGTCACGATACCCGCGATGGCACCCGGAGCAGATGCCGACTTTTCCGGCGCATACCCTGACAAGGCGTTCGTCCACGGGTCGGACCCCTGGCTGGAGCTGTTCGATTACGGAGGCTACCCGCTCCTCATCACGGGGGCCTACGTCATGTCCGCGGCCAACCTCGGGTTGGCCTCACCGGGAACGTTCGCGGACATTGGGCTCGGACTGCAGGCATTCAGCTCTGATCTCGCCGATAAAACGACGCACTGGTACGAGTTCGGCGGAGCTCAGCTCGACCCCACGGCGGGAAGCCAGTACACGGCAGCGCGCCTATCCACGAACCTGCAGGGCACCTTGCCCTTGCAGTACACGTTCCCCAAGCTGGGGTTCCGTGCCACCAACCTAGACGGATCCCCTTCCCTATCTGGGCAGGTCCTCATCGTGGTAGAAGCCCTTGAGTGTGGGCAGCCTTACCCATGATCGCCGACATCCTCCCCCTCATCCTCAGCGGGGTGGCCGTGCTACTGGGGCTCCTCTCTGGGGTCGCCTACCTGTCCAGGAAGGGCGGAACCCCGGGACCTGCTCCCGCTCCCCCGGTGCCGTTGCCGGACGTGAAGGTCGTCGAGAAGGAGATCCGCATCGAGGAGAAGGCCCGCGAAGAACGCGGGGCCCTTGAAGAGAAGCTGCGGGAGAGGGAGGCCCAGGACAAGGCGAAGGTGGAGGAGAAAGCGAAGGAGGCTGGTACTCTGGAGGAGATCGTCGAGTTGCTGAAGGAGGCTGGGAAGCGATGAAGCTACGAGATCTAGTGGCCAAGTACGCCAACGACGACGAGGAGGAGGAGCTGCACCCGGACTGGGAGCACACCTTCGAGCGAATGCGCCGCCGCACCCCCGACGCAGCGGAGGCGCGCTTCGCTCGCAAGAACCCCGCGCTCTGGGCGCTGAGCCGGGCCTTCAAGGGCTCGCGCAAAGAAGCCGCGGAGAAGCTGGAGAAGGCAGCTGCCATCCTCAAGGAGGGCGGTTCCTGGGAGCAGAGCGGGGGAGGAGCGACCCAGGGGGTCTACGCGATGACCCCCGGGGCCCTGAACATCCCCAGCAGCGGGCTCGGCGGCATGCCGACCATGAACGCCCTCGTCGGGATGCAGATGCGACCCACGCTGGGAGGCATGCAGCCCATGTTTGGTGGCGGTGGCCAGGGTCTCGTCAACGCCTACAGCTCGATGGCGCGCGGCGGCTCCCCGGTTGGCTGGTGAAGCGGGGATAAGAGTCGGATGAAAACCTACATCACCCTCACCCTGCTGCTGTCGATGCTCACTACCACGCTCCCCAGCTTTGCCGAGCCTCCAACCCCCTGGCGCCCCGAGCCGATTCCGCCGGGGGAAGATGTGATCGTTCCGCTGCGTAAGGAGGGGGCTGCCCCCTTTGATGGCGTGCTGTTCGACCCCGACACGGCCAGGCGCTGGGCCGGCTACATCCAGCAGGCCAAGGACGTCGTGGCCCGGGAGAGAGATGCACACGACCGTGTTCTCGCGATCGAGCTCAAGCGAGCCCGTGACACCCAGGCGCTGCTCCTGGAGGCGAAGAACCGCGACCTGCTCCTGTCTCTGCAGCGCATCCAGGAGCTAGAGAAGAAGGCAGCCCAGCCCCAGCCGTTCTACCAGACGCCCTGGTTCGGGGCGTCTGTAGCGGCGGTACTGCTTGCGGGGGGCTACCTCCTGTTCAAGTGACGGTGCCTGCCTCCTTGGCGCACTCGTGCTCGAAGTCATCGGGCTCCACCCCGAGCATCGCGGTGGCGATCCGGAGCAGCATCCGGTTCTGGACCCGGATGTTGTGGTCGAGCCGCTTCACGTGCGCCTCCAGCTCCTCGATGCTCGTCGTGATCCCCGTCTCCTCGCTCTCGATAGCCCCCTCGATACGGGCCGACGCCTTGAGCAGGATGTCGACCTTGCCCTGGACAGCGCTCGCTTGAGACGCAGCGGTGGCAGCGTTCGAGGCGAGCGTGGCGAACTCCTGGGTGTGCACCACGGATACCTCGGGGGCGGGGGCGCCCACAGGTGCGGGCGGGGGAGCGGCCGAGGTAGCCACGGCGCCGGCGGCCCGAGCCTTGCGGCTCTTCGCAGGAGCTGGTGGCGGGGTAGGTGCGGGATCCGGGTCAGGGGCGATGATGGCCGCCTCCACCGGGGCTTCCTCCATCGGGGGAGGGGCTTCCTCCATCGGGGGAGGCACCGCGCCGTCGGACCGCACCTTGCGCAGCAGCTCTTGCACGCGCTCCCGGAGGAGCTGGTCCGAGAGCCTCGACACGTCGTGGCGCTCTTCGGGGCCGATCATGCCGGCCTTCACCAGATCCGCCAGGAGCAGGAGCAAGGCGAGGCGGGGGTTCTGCTTGCTCTTGAGAACCTGCTCGAACTCCTCGGGACCCATCGCAGCAGCCGTCTCCAGGGGGATCTTCGCTGCATCGATCATCGTAGTGCTCAACGTTCCATCTCCTCGCGCGCCACACCGTCTTGGGTGGCCACGCAGTACAAGACCTGGGACTCGGGACACCCGTAACACGCACGGGGGTCCCCGCTCTTGGCAGGGCACTGGAGCTGTGAGCGGGCGACGCTCCAGTGCTTCAACAGGTACCGCATGATCCCGTCGCGGAGACGGTTCACGGGGTCCGGTTCGGGGAGGGCAAGACCCTCAAGGGTTTTTTCTAGCTCCTCCGCGCTTGCGTCGCTGCGGGTCGACAGGCCCGCTCGCTCGCATAGTTGCTTCAGCTCGGTTCTGTTCGGTTGACTCATACTTCTCTAGCTCCACACAGGCATGGGGTGCGATCCCCTGGACTGTGAAACGCTCTACCTCCAGTCTCTGCACCTGGCTGTCGTCCAGCCCGAGTGCCTCGAAGACAGCATCCTCCAGGACCTTGATCCGGTTGGAGATGTCAACCGCCTTATGCCGGTGTTCCGCCGCTTTTGGCCAACCCTTGGAGAAGAACAGCTCCGGGGGGCCGAAGAGGTGGATCCGCATGAGAAGGTTGTCATCCCTCCCCAGCGAAGAGGTGGAGCCCAGGTGCTCCCGCAACACCTCCGCACGCACCTCTACCTTGAACCGCTTGGCCTCTTTCGTGAGAAAGCGACCCTTTCCTCTGGCCTGGTTCACCCACGCGTGGTTCAGGCTCATCGGGAAGGGGACCACGAGCCTCATCGGGGGAGGCCGAAGGGGGAGGAGTTACCCCCCCTGTTCTGCGTTTGCAGGAGCACGTCCTGCTCCCGGACGGCCACGTATCGGCTCACCGCGCGAAGACCGGCTTCGATCTTGGAGCGGAACGCCTCCAGCAGGTTGAGGGTCTGCCGCTCGATCTGTGCCCTGTACTCAGCCTCCACCACCGCGGGGTGAGTGATGACCGTGGTGTCGAGCTCCTCCTGGGTCCTGATCTCCTTCGTCTTGTAGCGGTGGTAGCCGTTCTTCCGGACGAAGGCTTTCGCCGCTGTCAGCGCGTTCTCCGCCCCGAGCAAGGCGTTCTTCGTCACGGCTACCTTTGTGACGATGATGCCGTGCCAGTAGAGAAGCTCGTTGTTGATGCGCTCGTACTCCGCGGTGCTGCTCCTGCCGAGCACCTCCAGGTTCACCGTCGGGAACTCTCGCTCTGCCTTGGTGTTGAGCAGGGAGTCTACGGGGATCCCGCCCTCCACAAGGCGCTCCCGAACGGTGGAGTCCGTGCTCTGGAAGAGATCAATCCGGGCCTGGATCTCACTGTCGGGGACGAGGGTTCCCTGCAGCCTGGGCAGCCCGGTGCTGCTGTCGTAATCGCTCATTTCTTCCACTCCCACTGGGTTGGGGTCGCAGGTGAGCCGCTGTCCCTGCACAGGTGCCGGTAGCTGCAGGCCATGCAGGTGCCTGACTTCGCGGCCCCCGGCAGGCTGTAGGGGTTCGTCTCGGCGTTGGCTTGCAGGATGCGTTGGCGCAGCTTGTCCCAGCGCCCGTGCTCGAACACGTAGGTGAAGGGGACCTTGAACGGGGTCCACTCCCCGGAGGACTTGCTGACGTAGGCGAAGTACATCAGGGGTAGGTCCAGGGCGGCCATGTAGACCGTGGCCTGGTCCAGGTGCTCCTCCTTGGGCTCCGTTATCTTCTTCCAGGCGTCGTGGTCCTCCGTCTTGATCTCCAACCCGATGCGGGCGATAGGCGCCCCCTCATCGTTGTGGAAGGTGAACACCCCGTCGGCCTTGCTGCGCAGGTTGAGCTCCTTTCCAAGAGAGGTGTCCGCCAGCTCCACCTCCTCCTCGAAGGAGATGTTGCCGGTCTTAGCCCCCACCTTGAGGGCGCTCTGCACCATGTCGTGGATGGCGTGGCCCAGGGCGAACCTCTTCTTGAGGTCCACGTTTTTCAGCGAAGGGGGGCCGACCTTGGATGCCCCGTTCAGGGTGAAGCGGACCTTGCGGACGCAGCTGGCCACCTCGCTGGCGTGAACACCGGGTAGCCTCGCTGGTTTGCTGGCCTCCTGCTCACGCAACCCCTTGTCGTAGAGTGGTTTGGGGTTGAACGCAGGGTCCTGCAGGATGGCGAAGGCGATTTTTGTGTCTGCGATGGATAGGAACATGCTCCCTCAGGAGCATGAGTAAGCGGCGCTCGAACGGCTCGCTACCGTGGGTGGGACAGCGGGTGACCGGCCCATCCTGGATGACCCGGCTGTTGCACCTCGGGCAGCGAACCTCGGACGCGATCTTCCCCGTGTGCGGGGTGTCGGTCTCGACGGCGTACTTGCTCATGCCTTCGTTGTCGTTGTGGTTGTGCATGCGTCCAGAATAGACGCTTACTTGGCTTCGTACCAGGACTGGGCGAGCGTGGGCTCAGCCTTGAGCTTCACTCGCATCTTGTGGTTGAGCTTGCGGAACGGATCCTCCATGCAGCACTTGAGCATGCGCATGGCCTCCTCCTTGGTGTCCTCGGGCCCCTCGGTTATGAGCTCGTCGTGAATCTGGGCGAGCACGTTCCATCCGAGGCGCGTATCGAACCCGTTGTCGTAGAGCTGGATCATGGCCATCTTCGCGCACTCCGCGGCCGACCCCTGGATCTGGAAGTTGGCTGCCTGCCTCCCAGCCCTCCAGCGCTCGAACTCGTTCGGGCTGCGGGCCTCGGGCAATGACCGCCTCCGACCCAGGATGGTCAGCACGTAGAGGTGCTTGTTCAGGAACTCTTGCGTCTCGGAGAAGAAACGCTCGACCGCCGGGTAGGTGTCCATGTACTTGCGCATGAGCGCCTCGGCCTCCGTGAGGGAGATGCCGAGGGTGAGGGCCAGCTTCCTCACCTGCATTCCGTAGTTCAGCGTAGGACTCCCCTGTTTCCAGGGGTACTGACTATGCCTTCGTGGCCCCGCACCCCTTGCACCGAAGCTGCCTGGCTCCGGTTGGGGTGAACACACCGCCGCAAGAAGAACAAGAACGATTCCGAAACACGACCCGAGCCGGCAGATTGCTGGCGCAGCCGTGCAGAAGCTGGTGGCATCGTTTACACATGGGCTGGAGGTTGGCAGGGTCGTTGTTGGACCTGTCCTCGTCCCTGTGGTGCACGAGCACCGCTCGCTCTCCGCACCCACACGTTGTGCCGTGGGCGCGGAAGCACAGCTCTCGGTAGTACGCGGGAGAGCGCCCCCCTGACCAGACAGGGTTCTTCTCTCCTCGCTGATCCCGAGACCGCTTCGGTACGTTCTTCTCTCTCCACTCTTGCTGGAGCTTTTGAGCGCGTGACTTCCGGCATACGGGACACCTCGGACAGTTCGCCCCCGTGGGAGTGAACGCCGACCCGCAGCCGCACCGTTTCGGTTCGTACACTTTCCGTTGAAGCATACCCCGGTGTAGCGCTTTGACGGGACAACGCCCCCCGTATCAAGGATGCCGTGGGCATGACTAGCCTCGCACCTGCGTGTGCGCATCCTTGAGGGCCGGTGCCGGCCCAAGTCGATACGCTCCTCGGTGGGGAGGAGCACGGTGTTGCCGTGGGCTTTCGCCGTTAGGGTTCGCCGTTTTGAGGGGGTTTTAGTACGGCCCAACATTCGTCAACCGTACGCGATCGTCTTCACAGCTTGCCGTTGGCGGAGTGCTTCGATCGCCCAGGCGTCCAAGTGCGTGAGCTTGCCGGATTTGAGGTCCTTCTCCAGGGCCTTGGCCTCTTTGAGCTTCTCGTAAGGGGTGCCAAACACGAAGCTCGCGTTCCCCATGTGAGCGTCCAGCCCCTGCTCGAAGATGCGCAACATCTTCTCGTCGCCACTGGCCTCCGCCAGAAGCATCATCTCCAGCGCGGTGTAGTCGGCTACACCCAGGCAGTACCCTTTCATGTTCGCCACGATGGCGCGTCGAATGCCGAAGACGTCGTGATCCGGGTGCACGATGTTTTGTGCGTTGGGGTTCTTCGACGACAGGCGACCCGTCACCGCCTCGTTCTGGTTGTAGGATGGGTGGATGCGCCCGTAGTTGTCCGCAGCGGCGAGCGCCTTGAGGAAGGTGCCTTTGAGGTTGTGCAAGTGCTTGGCCTCGACGATGAGCTTTGCTGCAGGGTCTCCGGTCTCCAGGGCCAGCTCTTCCAGCACGCCTTTCTCCGTGGATGGCTTCTGGACCCCAGTCTTGCCGCCGCTCGTCCATTTGCGGATCGTGTACCCCCTCTCTTCGTAGAGGTAGTGGGCGATCTGCTCGCTTGCGTGGGGGCTGATGGGCCGCCCCACCGCCTGAGTCAGCCGCCGGATGACCGTCTCCTCTTCCTTCGTGATCTCGTTGTGGAGACGCTCCACCTCCTTCTGGTCCACCCCCAGACCGAGGCGCTCGTTGATCCAGAGGACCCGGGTGAAGGGGGCCTCGGTGAGATCGAAGTAGTCCCAGAGGTTCCGGATCTTGTCCTGCACCACGCTCCAGGTGGGCGTCGCCTCCATGCGCTTGCGCAGCTCCTTGTAGAGCATCAGCGTCCCATAGGCGTCGTTGCAGATGTACTCCAGGAGGCGGTTGAGGTCGGTCTTCTCGGCCGCTCGCAGGCGAGCAGCGATGGTGTCGTTCGGGTCGCGCGAGTTGGTCTTACCGAAGGTCTCCTCGAAGCCTGCCCAGGTCCAACCGAAGATCTGGTAGTGGATGTCCTTCAGCTTGTGGCTCATGTCCTCGTACAGCAGAGCGTGTTGCACGGCGATGTCGTTGATCACCCCACGCAGCTGCACCCCGCTGTTGGCGAGCATGTGGAGGTCGAACTTTGCGTTCGCCAGAAGCCAGCGCCGATCCGGGGATGAACGCATCAGCCGGGTGTACCTTGCGAGCAGGTCAGACCGAAGACCCATCCTTCGGATGCCGCTGTCGGTCTCAGCGGCGAGGGACCAGTAGACCACGTAGTCCTTCATGTTGTGGAGGCCGGTGGTCTCGGTATCGATGGCGATCTCCTTGCATCGACTCAGGATGTTGCCCAGCTCCGTGAGGGCGCGCTCGGAAGAGTCGCCGGTGTACCACTCCGCTGCCGGCATGTTCACGTGAATAGCCATGCTTGCTCCTAAAAAGAAGCCCATCCCCAGACACCCGTGAAGGCATGTCTGGGGATGGGCTTTGGTCAGGGTTACCTGCTCTGGATCAGAACGGCATGTCGTCCGAGAGGTCCTCCGGCGGAGGCATCACGACCTGGGTGCTGCCGTGCGAGGCCATCGCGGGGGGCTTGCCGAAGACCTTCGCCTGCTGCTGGGCGGTGGCGGGGGCCATCTTCTCCAGCAAGTCAGCCGTCTCGAACAGCGCAGGATCGAACCGCAGCTCCTTGTTCGGGAGTCGCTCATCCTTCATCTCCGCCAGCGGCCTCCAGTCCTTCAGCGTGTAGGCGTAGGGGGGGCGCTGCCCAGGCTTGGCGGGAGCCCCGGCGACGATCGCCTCCAGCCGAACCGCGGTGTTGAACAGGTGGGCACGGCTGGCCTTCGACTCGCAAGCCGCACACACGTCACCGTCAGGGGTCGGCATCACCGTGTCCTCGGCCTTGCACACCACGCAGTACCGGCGCAGCTTCTCGTCGATGCTCGCTCCGGAGTCAACTCCAGCCCCCCCGAAGAACATCGCGAGGCGAGCCCGGCTGAGAGAGAACAGGAAGGCCATGCCGTGCTTCTGCTTGAGCTTCTGCAGGGCCTCCTTCCCCTGGGGGGTGCGGAAGTCGGGGAGGCGGGGGTCGCCGCGGAGAACCCACTCCCCGTAGGGGATGTTGGTGGCGGGGTTCACGTTCTTGCCGGCGACCTCGAAGAAGGTCTCCAGCACGGACATCGAGAGACCGAAGTCCTCGCTGCGGCCCACGGGCCCCTTGTTCTCGTAGTGCCCCCTGCCGGTCACGGGGTCGTCGATCCACTCGCGGTTGCGGAAGTAGTCCTCGCAGCCGGAGCAGAGCTGGGATGCCAGCTCGGGGTTGTGGTAGTCCGGACCTCCCGAGCAGTTGAGGAAGGTGCGCTTTCCGGCGTGGTAGTGCCGGAAGATGCGGAGGAACGGACGGATCACGCGGGTCTCGTTCTTCTCCCGGTCGATAAAGATGTTCTCCCACTCCCCGTAGTGGAAGACCGCCCAGAAGGGCACGCCCATCTGGGGCTGGAAGTTGCGCAGGAAAGGCGTGCGAGCCTTCCCGCCGCCCCTCCCGGCTCCGGGGAGGTCAGCGAGGCCGGAGCTGGAGCCTCCGCCGAGGGAGGGGTAGTCATTGGGGTTCTTTCCGAAAGTGGTCATGGGGAGTCCTTGTGGGGGAAATGTAGGGGGCGCAATGGATGGCCGATTCGGCCTGCGCACGTGTAAGGGTGTCAGGTTGGGGGGTTGGGTACTCGGGGACACGCACCGAGCAGCCGGTGTTCGCGAGACGCTCGCCGATGGCGAACTTCTTCTTGCCGGCAGCATCGTTGTCCAAGAAGAGGTACAGCGTGCCCCCGAGGCGCTCAAGCAGAGCGTGTTGCTGCTCGGACATTGACGAGCCGAGTAGCGCGACCGTGTTCGTGAAGCCGAGCTGCACCAGCCACATGCATGCCTTGAACCCCTCCACCACAAGGATGGGGGCGTCGTAGACGTGCATGAGGGCAGACGCCACTCGGTCGTAGTTCCATATGATTTTTCCTTTCTCTTCCAGTGGGGTGCTCGTGATCCCCCACGCCCCGTATTCCCGTTCTTTGTAGACTTTGTAGCGAGCCGGGTGGTCGTCCAGAGCTCGGCCGCTGAAGCCCACCAGGTTCCCCTGGAAGTCCCGGAGAGGGAACGTGATGCGCAGGTGCTTCTTGTCGTACCCCAGGTCGAAGGTCCTGAAGGTGCGGTAGCTGAACCCCCAGTCCAGGACGGCTTGCGGCATCCCGGGGTGGGTGTCGAACAGGCCGAGCACGGACTCAGGGAGCCGGTACCGGGCTTCGATGCGCGGGTCCGTGAGATAGAACCTGCCCTTCGCGGGGCCCTGGACGTCGAGCTCCTCGAAGAGCTTGGACGAGAGCGTGTCTTCCGGGAGACAGAGCTTGGAGAGCAGCTTGCGCATGCCCCCACCCTCCCCGCAGGTGTGGCAGAACCACTGCCCCGTCTGGATCGAGAAGGCGAGGCTGCCCGTACGCTCGGGCCTCCCATCCTTCTGGTGGAACGGGCACACGACCATGAGGTCGTTGGGTCCGCTCCTCCTGCTCACCACGAAGAGGGCTCGCGCGAACGCCTCCAGCTCAGGACGCACTGCCCACCAGAGCGGTGATCTGGTCAGAGAGGGCGTCGTCGGCGGCTACCTTCTTCCGACGAGGCTTGGGCTGGGGCTCCGGTGGGGTGTAGGTCGGAGGGTCCATCGTGCTCTCGTCGTCCTCCTGAATGACTCGCTGAGCCTGGCTTTCCTGGATGGCTTCCAGGAAGGAGAAGTCGGTGCAGGGCACCGCGTTGATGCGGAAGTTGGGCACCGCGGTCTCCCGGGAGGTCCGCCAGAGGATGGTCGCCGTGTTGTCCACCTTCGAGGCCGCGACCCTCATCAGGTGCGTGCAGTCCTGCCCCACCGAGTCGGAGAAGGCCACGTCGTCGCTCTCCCCTTCGGTGTCATCGATCGCTGCCTTGTTGCTGACCTTACGGTTCGCCTGGATGGTCCCGAGCACAGGCACGTGTTCGTAGAGAGCTACGCTACGAAGCGCCCTGCTGATACCCTGCACCCTCTCGTGATCGGCCTTGGTTTTCTGGGGGCTGCTCATCAGGTAGATGCCGTCGACCACCACGATCCGGGGGCGGTAGTGACGGATCTTGCCGAGGAGCCAGGCCACGGAGTCCATCCGGGAGGGAGCGTCCTGCCCGCTGACGCAGATGAGCCGGTAGTTCATCTGCTGGACCATCATCTCCACGTCGGCCACGGTCTGCTTCATCCGGGCGTAGTCGGAGTGGGACAGGTTGTAGGTAGTCAGGTCGGTGTACGGCAGGTTGGCGAGGAAGGCGAGGACGCGGCGCCAGATCTGCTCCTTCGGCATCTCCTTCGAGTAGACGAGCACGGGGTAGCCCGACAGGAAGTAGAACGACACGAAGAACAGGAGGAGGAAGCTTTTCTTGTTCTTCGGACGTCCGTAGAGGATCGCGTAATCCTCGTCCTCCATGCCGAGGGTCCAGCGGTTCCTGCGCAGCTCTGGCCAGGGCCAGGGGAGTACGGGCAGCTCCCCCCGCAATCCCTTGTCGTAGTTCTCCGCCGTGTCCCTGACGCCCGTATCCACCGAGCTGTCCGCGTTCTCGTGTCCCTGGTTCAGCAGCTCGGCTATCTGCTCCTGCACCCCTGCCAGGTAGGACAGGATGTTGGGGTTGTAGTTGTCGGTGAGGTCCCGGCTCATCCTCGCCCCGAGTGCCCGAGCCTCCCGTACCGCGCTCCCTTGCTTGCATGCCGCCACGAGGTCCTGGATGCGAGCGCTCCCGGGATCAGGGAGCTCGATCTCCGGGAAGTAGGAGGAGACCATGCTGAGCGAAGGGGTCTGTCCTCTGGTGGCGGCGTTCTCGTAGTAGTCCTGCAGGAACCCGTAGACGATGTTCCCCTCACCGGTAGCCAGGTGTTTCTCCGACAGCCCCCGCGCAGCGAGATCGCCGAAGTTGCCCTCGCGGATGGTCTTGGAGAGCAGGATGAGGTCCAGGTTGCTCACTTCGCGTCCTCCAGGAAGTCGTTGATGCTCGGAACGTTCACACCCCCTGGAGACGCCTTCTCCAGGGGGGAGGTGAAGACAGGAGGGGCAGCGGGGGTTTCCGTAGCGGGCGTCTCCGCAGGGGTGGTGGCGCCGACCATCTTGCAGACTTCGATCTCCACGAGGCGCACCAGCTTCGCGTGCAGCTCCCTGATCTCCGGCGTGATGGGCACCTTCCTTGGCACCCCGGGGATGACGACCTCCATCCCCTCGTAGAAGTGAACCGTTGCGGTGAGGGAGAGCCCCTCGAACGTCACGTTCGACGCTGCCGCCACGGTAGCCTTGCCCAGCAGTGCTTCAATCATGCGGTCTCCTCGTTGGCAGACCGTAGCGCTCGATGCGGGTGAACGAGGTGCTACGGGTAGTCAGAGTCTTCGCATCCTCCTCGGAGATCAAGTCTTCGCGCACCGCCTTGCGCAAAGCCTCGGAAGAAAGCGTGGGTTCCAGGTCCACCGAGCCACCGAGCTCGATGATCCGGTCGGGCCCCGCCTCCTCCATGAGCTTGCGGAGGGCCGGAGGGTTGATGCGCTGTGAGGAGGAGGTCTTCTGGAAGGGGCCGAGCGACTTGTCTCCGCGCCTCGCGTGGGTCTCCAGCGCATCCAGGGACTCTTTGAGTTCCTTGATCATGTCCTCCATGTGCTCCACGAGATCTGGGTTCATGGCGCAGAAGCGCTCCCAGGCCCTCTGCGCGGACTCGTAGCGTTCGAGGGCAGCTTGCTCTTCTTCGGTGTAGGGTTTGTTGTCTTCCATCACGCCTCCCGTGAGATCTTCTCTCGAAGTTTCCACATGCTCAGCGCCCGCTGCAGGCAGCGGACCAGGACCATCTTCTCGCGATCGATATCCTCGCTGGCCCCGTAGGTCTGAACGTCTCGCATGCTGGGCCCCAGCAGCGCTCGGTACTCGACCACGTTGGGCTTCATGGGGTAGACCATCTGCCCCTTTGCCTTCCTGCCCCAGACCCCCTTGGGGGTGAGAGCGGGGACCTTGGTCATCCCGAGGATGGGGACCGGATACATCTTCCCCGGGGAGAGGTCTGCTGCACGAGGGTTGAGCGCCCGGAGGGCCCCCGTGCCGAGCGCGATGATCAAGAACGGATCGCGCAGGTACACCTCCTCGTGCAGGCGCTCCCTGCACGCATCGGTGGAGATCTTCTGGGGCTCCACGTCGCGCACTCGCTGCACGCCGTACTTGTCGAGCAAGGGGGCCTGGTTGGCCCCCAGGATGAGGGCACAACATCGACACGCCAGCGAGTGGGTGATGGCGTAGGGGATCTCCTTGTTTTCGGCCATCACGTTGTGGATCGGCTTGTACTTGCTGTGCGTACCGGGGGTCCCGGTGGCTTCCTCGCTCTCGCCCGCAGGCTCCACCACGAACAGGAGGCCTGGCGTAGGGACCACCTGCCCCAGAGCGATGCGCGGGGGGCTGAGCATGCGGCGCACATCCACGATGGTCCGCGCGTTACGAAGCGTGCCGAGGTGACATCGCGTGCATCCGTCCCACTTCAGCTCAAACTTGCGGGACAGCGTTGAGGGGTCGGTTGTCAAACGGTTGTTCTCCTCCGGCCTCTTCAGGCCAGTGCTTGAGTAGACGTTGTACGTCGACGCACTTCCGCTCCAGCAGCGGGTGTGCGTCGCGCAGGATGAATACCCGGGGCCGCTTCCCGGGCAGGAAGCGGCAGGGCCTGCCGAGGATCTGCTGGAGCGTGTCGGGATCGCTCACGGGCTCCAGCAGCAACACGGTGTCGAGCTCCTCATCGTCGTACCCTTCGCGCCCGTAGGAGCGATAGGCAAACGTGAGGCGGGAGCGCCGCCTCTGCAACTCCCGGGGCACCTCCGCGGACAAGATGCCGATCTCGGGGGAGGCGTCCAGGGCCCGTCGAAACATCCAGGGACGGTTGTCGACGGTGACCTCGGCCTCGATCCCGGAGTAGGCCAGCGCGAGATGTGCGAGAGAGGTCAGGCTGGCGGAGAGCACGAGGATCTTTTTGTTCGGCTGCGAAAGCACCCATCGAAGCAGGCGCACGCACCCCGCCTTCCTCTCCGGGAGAGACCCTACCCTGCCGGCCAGCTCGGCCCAGGTTTTCTCCGCGTTGTCTCCTGGTTGTGGGCGTTCCCAGATGACGGTCTGCCCGGTCTTCAGGAAGGTTACCCGGGGTCGTAGGGGGGCCTGCAGGTTCCGGTGCAGGATGGGGCCCAGGTGGTACTTGCGCAGGATGTCCAGTCCATCCCTGCGCTCGGGTGTGGCCGTCAGCGCGATTCGCTTCCCGGAGAAAGCCTCGGCGCAGGCCGTGTAGGTTGCGGCGTGTACGTGGTGTGCCTCGTCGAACACCACCTGCCCGAAGCGCCCCTCACAGGGGGTGACTCGACCCGCACGGGCCGCCGATGCCAGGGCAGTGTACGTAGACAGCACGAAGGGCGCAGTCTCCAGGAGGCCGCTCTTCGAGGTCAGCAGCGGGATCTTGCCCGAGAGCCCCAGGAATCGTACAGCGGACTCCCACCACTGATGCAGCAGGTCCAGGTTGTCGGCGACCACGATGGCGGGGCGCTGCGAAGCGGCGATGGCGTGCAGAGCCACCACCGTTTTCCCGGCCCCGCAGTAGAGTTGCAGAACACCGCCGAGGTTGGCGGCAGCCAGCGCTTGCGCTGCGGGGACCTGGACCGGCTTCTCGGGGTTGCGCAAGTCGAGCTGGATGTTGCAGCTGAACCGGGCGACCTCACCTGTGAAACGGCGATCGTCGGTGATCTCCAGGTTCAGCTGCTTCGGGAGGAAGAGCATCGCCCTCGGAACCAGTAGATACCCGTCTGCTTCGTGGAAGAGGGGACCCCCCGCCCCTCCATCTTGCAGCGACGACTTCAGGACGCGAAGCGCTGCAGGATCGATGGAGGAGAGGGGGAGCCACAGATGGCGGCGGAGGTAAGCGGTCATCCTCGTCATCGTCGTTCAACCACGGGACGTTCGCCACGAAGGAGGCGCCCTGCAGCATCGCGCCCACGATGCCTGCTCGAGCGACCTCGGCGGCGAAGCGCCTGGTTTTCGAGTGCCGGCGATGCTCCTGCGCCGGCAAGCGTGAGGCCACCTGCGGCGCAACTGCGTCGTAGGTCACCGGCGACATAGCCCCGGTGGGCACGACCCCTGCTGCGGCTGCGCCCATCGCTGCGGCCTTGTTCGCCTTGACGGGGGCAGCGGTCCGGTCAGGGGGAGGGGAGGAATCCCCCGGGAGGCTGTACGGGCTCCCGCTCTGCTGTGTCGGCGCGGGGTTGTTGGTCTTCCGGACGATGTAGGCCGCTGGCAGGGTCTTGCTGAAGTTGGACGCCTTGACCCCCAGGCAGGCCGCGCGCATGTCGCAGGGGTTGGTCCGGGTCCCCGACGCGGTGATGCCGCCTCCGACGCACATCGTCTTCGCGGCAGAGTATGTGCCGAAGCAGGGGTACTTCTGCTCCACGTCGGTGCTGTTGGTGTAGAGCTGGGCCATTCGTTCCTTTCGGGAGGGGTTGTTGGTACTCTCTGGGCATGAAGCTCCTCGACGGAACCGTGATCGACGTGCAGGACGACTCTCGCGGAGAGGTGTTGCGGGGCGTCTTTCCAGAGCAGGCCCTTATTCCCGATTCGATCAAAGTTGCGATGCCCCTGAAGCGCCTTTCGGACATGGAAGACGCTCACTTCGCGCTCGTTTTCGACAACGAAGGGCAGCATCACCGCAAGTTCGCCTGCATCGACGAGGGCCACACGGTCCTGAGCGCCATCTACTTCATGAAGACGGCGCACCGTCTTCCACGCGAGGCCCAGAAGATGGCCGCGCAAGGGATCGTGGAGTCCTGCGAGCGGTATGACCTGCCCTACCCCGCCGTCATGGTGAAGATCGCGAACGACGAGGCTTACCTGGCGGGGGACGTCCGGGGGGTAGCGGTCCTGCCCACGGAGAAGGCCGCCGGGCTCCTGGGCACCCTGGCCAGCGTGGGGCAGAAGGGGCTGGACTGGGCGGTCAGCAACCCCGGCAAGGCGCTCGGAACCGCGATGACGGGGCTGTCGGTGGTCAACACCGGCTCCGAGATCAAGAACAACCTCAAGAACCTCTCTTCCACGGTGGGCGGCTTAGATGAAACTCAGGGACTTGGCAGAGAAGAGTGCTGCCCGGAGGATCGACAAGATCGTCCTCCAAGGACGACGGGCTGCACCCGCTGTGATGGAGGAGCTGGCTAACCGAGCCCGAGGTATCTTGCCCAAGGGGGTGAGAGCTCAGCTGCGGCATCGGCCGGGGCGTCTGCCCGAGCAGGAGGGGGTCTCCGATCTGAAAAGGCTCCTGGATAGGAAAGTTCAGGTAGGCCCTCTGCGGGATCAGCTGGACTTCGAGATCTCCAGGAGGCACGAGCTCAACGGGGACCCCTTCACTGACATCAGTAAGTTGGGTCCCGCCACGACCGGAGAGGAGCTGAAAGATCTCTTCGATCGCACTGGGAGCGTTCAAGCGGTCAGAGCTGCAATCACTCACCCTAACGCCCCTCCCGAGCTCCACGCCTGGGGACAGAACGTCTACCCGGAGTTCAGCAACGTCCCTGCCCATGCTTCAGGGGGGTTGCCTGGTGCCGTGGAGCCGTACGTCGAGATGTCCAAGCTCATGAACCCGCTTGCTTTCGAGCCCGGCGCGAACCGTCCTGCACGTGGGCCCGCCGCGCCGAATCCTGTTCAGCACACCAAAAACTGGGCGGGGGTAGGCGAGATCTCCCTCGAAAACGCCTCCCCCAACCTACAAGCTCGTATTTTGGAGAAGGGTCTGCCTGCGCGAGGGACGCAGGCGGCGGAGGATCTGGAGTTCGACCTGAAGTACCTGGCGAATGGGGGGCACACGGAAAAGGACGTACGCAGGCACCTGCTCCCAAAAAGCAAGCAGGAGATCATGCGAGACAGGGCCATCGCCCGCAATGCCCTCCCTGAGTTTGCGGACGCCATGCACCCGCGTTCGGTGGCCGAAGCTCAAGCGGCACACCGAGCTGCGCTTGACGCAGAGTCGCGCGCCTTCCGTGCCGAGCTCCGCGAGGAGACTCCGCACTACAGCCAGTTCAAGGCAGACACCCTCGCGCAGAAGTTCAAACAGCACGAGAAGCAGCACGGCACAGTCTCCGCTCGCGACGCGTTCAAAGCACAGCTCGCTGAGCTGGAGGAAGAAGCGCGGACGGACCTCCTAGACGCTTCTCTGCTGGAGCGCATGCGCGCTAGCTCGCACCCCGAAGACATCCCCCCACCTGCCCCTGCTGCAGCTACCCCTCCGATCTCACCTGCGGAGTTCGCGCCTACACCCTCCCCTCCTCCCGCACCGGTCCTTGCCGGAGCCCCCACGATTCAACCCTCGCATGCCACCTCCTCCGCTGTATCCCCGGAGGGCCCGGGTATCGGCGCAGGCACGCTCGCTGCGGGTCTGGGCGGTGTGGCCCTTCTCGGTGGAGCTGGCGCGTACGCTGCTTCGCGCAAGAAGAAGGAGGACGAGAAGACCGCGGACCTGGGCGGCTCCCGCCCGATGGCGTACGGGGCGCTGCCCCAGCCGAAGAAGCCCCTCAGCCCACCCACTACCCCGGTGACGAAGCAAGCCATGACCCTCGACCTGACGAACAAGGAGGCTCCCTCCCTCCCGGGAGTGAAGCTCGCCGACACCCACTTCGCCCTCGGTACCCACTACCCCATCACCGCCCCCACGCAGGTGAAGATGGCGTGCGCGTACTTCGAGGAGCACGTCAACGCCTTCCCTCCGGAGCACCGCAGGGAGTTCGCCTACAACCTCTGCAAGCGCGCCTCCGAGCTCGGATTCCCTGAGTGGCTGGGGGAGAGCGCTCGCATCTACGGGGGAGAGCCCACCGAGGACCTGGACACCATCAAGCGCGCCTTCCACTCCCGACAGGAGTACCTGCCCTGGGACGACGACGAGAAGCGGGAGAGGGGGCTCGCTCTCCTCGACAAGCTGGAGCCCAAGCTCGCCTACATCACCCCCAGCCAGCGAGTCGACGCGCTGACCACGTTCGACCGCGCCTTCGGGCTAGACCGGCTCTACAGCCAGGGGCACCTGGAGGACCCCCACCGGGCCTTGACGCAGAAGTGGGCGGAGGCACCCACCTTCTCCGAGGTTGTCGACGGCCTGACCGTCCTGGAAGATGACCTGGTGCACCTCGCTACGAAGCGTCCGACCCTGAAGGAGCACTTCAGTGACGAGATCGTCGAGAAGATGCAGGTCAACCCCGTGGCCACCTTCAAGAGCCTCCCTGCCCCTTTGAAGGTCCTGATGGCGCGCTGCGCGAAGTCCATGACGGACTGACGTTCCCAGGGTCAGGGGTGGTAGGCTCAGCGCATGCACCCCCTACCCTCCTTCGAGCAGGAGCTGAAAGACGTGGAGGAGTTCCTGGCGCTCCACGCCCCCAGCGACTCCGAGCTCCAGTCGATGGACGAGTCCACGGTGGTCGAGGTGGAGATCGACCCAGCCAACGTGGAGGAGCGGCAGCACCTGGTCAACCCGGTGCACGAGCCGAAGCTGACGAGGGAGACCCTGATCCAGCGCAGCGACGCCCACCCGCTGGTGCTGTCGCTGATGCTCTTCGATCGCTTCGAGGAGTCCTGGCTAACCTGGGACACCGAGGCGCTGATCGACGAGGTGAGCAGCCTCTACGGCACCCCCCACCCGGTGAACCTGGGGAAGCTCAGCGCCGCCCAGGCGGCCTACACCAAGACCGCTGCCTGGGAGGAGTGGCACTACTTCCTCCTCACCCTCCAGGCGTTCAACGACGAGATGGTTGACCCCGACCACTACCGCCCGCCCACGGTGGAGGAGGTGGGGGTGGCGGTCGACATGCTCCGGCTGATCGACGACAAGTCCACCTACTCCCTGGAGGTGCAGACCTTCAACGTGAGCGTGCTGCGCTGGCACCAGTGGCTCTACCCGCCGGACAACCTGGAGAAGGCGGTCCCCCCGGGGACGGACCTGCACCCCTGCGATAGCAGGCGGGTGGAGCTGATGCGGAAGCACCCTGACATGATCGACGAATCCCTTGAGGGGTTCTTCGCGTCGCGCCTCCACGAGTACGACCTTCACATGCAAATGATGCGCAAACGTCTACAGCAGCAGCTGGCTGTCGTACGGAGGGCAGGATGAGCCTGATCGAAGCGAGATTCACTCCTGAGCAGCAGGAGAAGGTGGCGAGACTGCGAGAGGACCTTCGCAGCTGGGAGACCAAGGAGGCGGCCCCATTCACCGCTTCCCGGGTCTTGACCCCGGCGCTTGCGGGCGCAGGCCTTGGGGCGTTCCACGAGTTCGCCAACAAGACCCTTGATGCCCGCGACCAGGGGGAGACCTGGGGGGACTCGCTGCGAAGCGGGGCCCGAGGCGCTCTACGCGGAGCTGGGGTAGGGGCTGCGGCTGGAGCTGCAGCAGGAGCTATCTCCCCGAACCTTGGGGAGAGGACGACCAACTTCGCCAAGGGCGTTCTCCACAACGTGACCGGGTGGAAGCCCAAGGGGGGCCTGGCGGCCCTCGGCACCGGGTCCTCCGTCGAGAAGAAGCGGCTGCAAAGCATGATCGCTGGCGGCGCTGACCCGGAGCACATCCTCAACCAGCAGAAGCAGCTCGCCGCTCTTCAGGCGGTCGAGGACAAGGGACTCACGAGCCTGCCCGGCATGGCGAAGGGCCTGCTCGACCCCCGCCGAACCTTCGACACCCTGCGCACCAGCAAGAACTACATCACCCACGGGCTGGACGGCATGGGCAAGGCGTTCCTTGGCGGAGGTGTGGCTCTCTCCGTGCTGCCGGCCCTCACCGAGCCCGACAAGACGCCCGAAGAGAGGGTGCGCATGGCGGCGAGACCGCTGGCCGGGATGCTCCTCACCTCCCCCCTGCAGGCCGCCACCAGCCAGGCTTCCGGCAACCCGGGCCTCGGCTCGATGGTGGAGGGCATGCTCCACAACCAGTTCTCCAGTGCGCCAGGAAGGATCCTGTCCCGCCCGGTCGACCAGCTCATCGCGCCGAAGGAGCGGTGGCAGGAACCCCCTGGGATGCCACAGCGGATGTCGCGGTACTCCGCTTACGATGTCTCCCCGCACCACACCTCGGACAACACATGAGCGAGCTATACTCGTCCTCCTACAGCAGGAGCCGCGGACGCATCCAGGGCGGTGCGTCGAACGCCATCTCCTACCCGCACCCGTGGTTCGACGTCGCCACGACGTACATGCCGGCGAGCATTCAGTCGCTCTTCCGGCAGCTGCGGGAGTTCTTCCTGCTCAACGGGTTCTTCCACACCGTCGTAACGAAGCTGGCTCAGTATCCGCTGACCGACCTGATCTTCGACGACAAGGACAGGGACACCGCCCACAAGTGGGACGCCTTCTTCAAGGACACGCTGCGGTTCCGCTCGTTCCAGCTGGAGGTCGGGCTCGACTACTACGTCTACGGGAACGCGCTCGTCACACTCCGCTACCCGCTGGTGAAGTGGCTCCGCTGCACGGAGTGCAAGTCCGAGAGGGCCGCCCACACCTGCAGGAGCCACTGGGTCTACCGGGGCTACGAGTTCCACTACACCTGTGACAAGTGCGCGCACGACGATCCAGCGGAGGTACGCGACGAGTCGGTGCGCATCCCTGAGCAGGTGCGCCTCCTTCGGCTGGACCCCGAGCTCGTGCAGATCCGGTACAACCCTCTGACGCGAGAGCGTACCTACTACATGAGCATCCACGGGCAGCTTCGGTCTGACGTGATGATGGGGCGCAAGGATGTCGTGGAGAACCTCCCACAGGTCTACCTCGACGCCTGCAAGCGAAACGAGATGGTGGTGATCCCCGCCGCCGAGGTGTTCCACATGGCCCGCCCCACGGTAAGCGGGTTCGACCCGGGGTGGGGGTGCCCCCTGCTGCTGCCGGTCCTCAAGGAGGCATTTCAGCTGCAGGTGATGCGCAAGGCGCAGGAGACTGTGCTCCTGGAGCACCTGGTGCCGCTTCGCGTGCTCTACCCGCAGCCTGCCAGCAGCACGAGCGACCCCTTCGCCACGGTCCCCCTCCCCCTCTGGAAGGAGCACATGGCGAAGGAGATCGCTCGGTGGAGGTGGGACCCAGCCTACATCCCGATCCTCCCGCTCCCTGTGGGCCAGCAGGCCGTAGGGGGCGACGGCAAGGCCCTCATGGTTCAGCCAGAGATGCAGGCCCTGATCGAGCACATCGTGGTCTGCCTCGGGGTCCCGAAGGAGTTCATCTTCGGGGGGGCCAGCTGGAGCGGGAGCAACGTCTCTCTCCGCACCGTCGAGAACATGTTCCTCGACTACATCGAGATGCAGCTCGACCTGGTGAAGTTCATCCAACGCAAGGTGCAGCCCATCGCCGAGTGGCCCCAGAGCCCCGCCAAGTTCAAGCCCTTCCGTATGGCGGACGACATCCTGCGCAAGCAGTGGCTCACCGGCCTTGTTCAGGCGGGTTATCTGTCCCAGACCTCCTTGCTTGAGGAAGCGGACTTCGACGCCCACCGGGAGGCTCAACGCCGCAAGGACGAGACCAAGCAGCAGATGGAGGCCACGAAGACTCAGCAACTGGCTCAAGCAAAGATGCAGCAGGAAGTCCAGCGCATCAACACCGAGACCCAGATCGAGCAGATGCAGGCTCAGCAGCGCGCCCAGAACCAGCTGCAGCAAGAGCAGATGGCTCAACAGCAACAGCAGCAGGAACAGGCATCCCAGCAGCAGAACGAGATGGCTCAGCAGCAACAAGCCGCTGCTGAGAAGAGCATGGCCCCGACCTTCGAGCAGATCGTCGGGTCCAAGCTCAACGGGGGTCAGCTGCCTGGCGCAGACATCGCCACGATGGCGAGCCTTCTGGCCGAGCAGATTGCTGCCTTGCCCCAGCACATGCAGCCATCTGCCCTGGCGAACCTGGGCCAGACCGGTGGCCCGGAGCTGCAGCAAGAGGTGCAGAGGCGCGTGGGTGGAGCAGTGGCCAACGGAATCAACGTCGGCAAACCCGACCCAGAGCAGCGTCCTCCTCGTAGACCCCAGAGCTAAAGAAACGCCCCCCGAGGGGGGAGGGCGCTTCACCCCTTGATCCGGACCACCGTGCCGGGTCCCGGTGGGTCGGCATCGGTGAACAGCCCCCACACGATGGGGAAGGGGGTGTACTCCACCTTGTCCCCGTACCCGTCGGTCAGGTAGAGGAGCAACCCGATCTCCTCGCCCCGAGCGATCAGCTGCTGGATGGGCCAGCTGAAGCAGGTACCCCCGCGCCCCCTCCACGAGAACCCTGCGTTCCGTAGAGCTTCGGGGGTGACCTCCTCGCTGCTGACCAGAGCGACATCTGCCTGATGGAGGGAGCAGATGTCGAGACCCACGTCATCCATCGCAGCCGCAGCTTCCCTGCAGCACGCCTTCAGAAGGTTGCTGTGCATCGACCCGGAGGTGTCGACGAGGATGGTGAAGACCGACCGCTCCGCGATCCCTGCGGGCAGAATCACCTCGTCGTCGATGAAGCTGCGGCGATGCGGCCTGCTGTAGGTGAACCCGTCGTGCCCGCGCAACCTGCTCAGCTCCCCCCGGAGGGAGTGCTTCAACAGCTCCTGCCAGGAGAGGGTGGATGTCTCTCCGCACAGGTCAGCCAGGTGCTCCATGTGTCCGCCGTAGAGCCCGCGGTCTCTCGTGGGGATCGCCTTAGCAACCCTCCCGAGCGCGGACTTCACGACAGAGCGCCCCTTCCCCTCCTTCGAGTAGCGGGACTCAAGCTCCGGGGCAGCGGTGCACTCCCCGCCCCCGCACCCACTGCAGGGGGCGGCACTACCCCCTTGCTGGAGCAGGAGCTTGTAGTATTCCAGCGTCCCCAGGTGCGGAGGGAGCCCCAGGGTCTCCGGGAGGATCACCCCCTCCACCAACGCCTTGCCCAGCGAGCGCCCCACCGAGTTGATGTACGCGTCTGCAGCGAGGTTGAGGATGTGGTGGTTGACCCCCTCCCCCAGCACCGCCCTGGCGGCAAAAGTGGTGCTGACGTGCATCACCTCGTGCCAGAGCAAGAACGACCTCTCCGGCAGGGGGCGCTGAGAGAAGAACGTGGGGTTGATGAAGAGGAGCATGCTCTCGCTCACAGCGAGCGTCGCCACCTCTTCCGTGAAGATGGGCACGAGCTCGTAGACGATGTGCGAGAAGTAAGGCTCGGCATTCAGCAGATGGCGCCGAGCATCGGCCAACCCCGTGGTCACGGAGCGGCCTCTCGGTAGAGGCGCACATCCATGCCCTGGGAGATGCGCAGGATCTTCGAGACCACGGGGCGCAGGTGCGCCGGACCAGAGAGCAGGGACACCGGGAAGTGCTTGCACAGGGACTTCACCACGCCCGTCACCAGGTCCTTGCCCTCCGCCGCCAACATATCCTCGCATACCTTCAGGATGTGCATCGCCTGGCCCACCTTGTCCGCCTCAGGCAGAGCGCGGTACGTTGTGGAGTCGACGTACTGACGAACGCTCTGCATCACGGCGTACATGATGTCGAGCCTGCGCGCGTTGGGTGACCACCCCCCAGAGACGACGGTGTGCAGCGGAGGCAGGTCCGCTGCCATCAGGTACTGGAGGAACGCCTCGGCGATCTTCTTCCCCAGAAGCCCCTCCGCGAACGACACCTTCACGTCCTGGAACCCCAGGACGCTGCACGTGGCCAACGCGTTGAGCGCGAGGTGCCATGTCCGAGGGGATGGGTAGGCACCGCTGATGTCTGGGCTCCCGGCCGCCGGGGTTACCTGCAGGAAGGTCGGGTTGGTCTGCATGAAGGCGTGAATCGCCATCAGCAGCTGCGACCGCTCCCGGTCGAAGTGAGTCTCCATCTGGCTGCGCAGGTCCTTGAGCTGCAGGGGTGTCCGGTCTGCGGGGTCCTGGGCCAGCCGCTCTACCCAGTTGTCCGGGGAGGACATCTCGTACTCGATGTGGCACAGGCGGTTGGCCTGGGAGGAGGGGAGCACCCGCCCTCCCGCGGACAGGTGTGGGGGGTTGAGGGTCGCGAAGATGCGGATGCCCGGGGGGAGGATCCTTCGGCACCACATCCGTTCGTAGATGATGCGGTTGACGGCGGCCGACAGCGCTCGGTTGGAGTTGAGCTCATCGAGGACGATGATTCCCTCCCCCACCTCGATCATCTCCAGCACCTCCTGGTTGTCCGATAGACGTTCCAGGTACCCGCTGGGGTGCCGAACGACGATCCCGTTGAGGTCCTCTGTCTCGCAGGACTCGATGGGGAACGCGTAGTGCAGCATCCCCGTCTCACGGGCGAGCGAGCTGAACATCGCGGATTTCCCACACCCCGGGGGGCCGTGCACCGCGAGAGGTAGACCGAGCGGGCCCTTGTAGGCGGCGTACCCCTCGCCGTAGATCCAGGCAGGGGTGAGAAGAGCAGCGTAGAGCAGTTTTTCCATTTGTTTACCTCGCTACTGCTGCCTGTGACAGGAGCAGTGGCACGTGGGGTTGTTGTTGCGCCAGCACTTGCTGTGGCAGCACAGCGAGCACTCCCCGTTCTCATCGATGCGCATGTCCGGAAGGGAGGGGGTGTCGGGATCGTTTGTGAGCTGAGTCTCCATCTCTGCGATGCAGCAGAGGCACGCGACTCCATGCAGCTCCTCGCCGGGGACCTCGGACAACATCACCTCCCCGTTGGGGGCCATGTCCCCTGAGACGGAGGCGATGCGGTAGCAGGCCTCTCCCAGCAGAACCTCTGCTCCGCAGAACTCGCACAGGCCGATGGAGGAGTCAGCGAGCTCTTTACGCTCTGACAAGTTCCAGACACGCGCGTCCTCCACCCGCACAGGGTTCACGTCGACGGCCTGCTCGACGAGCACGTCGTACACGTCCTCCATGTGGGTATCGCACAGCAGGAGCTGCGGAACGTGGTACTCCCCTAGCAGCTCAAGCCCGTCGGGGACGATGAGGGGCGGGGTGTCGGGGAGGAGACGCACCCGCTGAACCAGGTGCATCGTGTGGCGCAGCGTCCCGCACAGGGAGCAGCTAAGCGAGCCGTTTCTCGAATGGTCCATCTACGAGAGATCCTTTCTCGGCTGGGGTCTGGGCCCCGGCCGTTTGCGTCGCAGTCAGCGACGAGAACGAACGTCTGCATGTACGGGGTGCTGCCGCTCTCGATGACCGTGCGGGTGAGGGTGGTGCCTGCGGGGATGGGTGTGGCGGCCTGGGCCCTGGTTTCGTAGCGGAGGACGCACTCCCGGAGGTGGAGATCGTCCTCACTCTCAGCGGTCTCGAAGTACGGGCCCAGCCACCTGTCCGCTGAAGGTGGATAGAACCTCTCCGTGGGGCACCAGGGGATGGGCTCGCCTGGCTGGGCGAGGTTGAGGATCACCTCGACATCCCGCTGACAGAAGAAGGTGACCGCCCCAGAAGAGGTGATGCACCGAAACCTCAAGCCCAGGGACATCGCGGTGGGGTCGCGAGCGAAGGCGTTGGTGATGGTGTAGCGGGAGTCTTCCCCGCGCAGAGGGTTGCGGATCGACAGGCCGAGGAAGTCCAGAGGCAACTCGATGAGGTTGCTCTTCGGGATCCGATGGTACTCGGCCCTCTCTGGGTCAATCAGCGACGCCACGGCTAATCCTTTCTCCGAGGAGGGCTCGGGCGGCGAGGAGGGCGAGGAGGAAGATGGCGTTGAGGAAGAGTCGCAAGGTTCGGGGTCTCCCAGGAGGAGCTGAAGGAGGAGGACGAACCACCCCCCGCTGCTTTCGTTGTGGTCGGTAGGCATGGTGAGATTGCGGCCACGAGAGGCTGCGCACTCTTATGCCTGCGGGTCCCGAGATTTGCCGTAAACTTGAGACCGCATGGCAACGCTCGATCCCCACGAAGACTTCCAGGAAACGCTCAAGGCGGTCACCAGCGGTCTGCAGGAGGCGTTCCCCATCAAGGGTCGAACCTCCTCGCTACACCTCGTAAGCGTGCACGCAGGGCAGATGCCCGACCCGGAAGACATCGGTTCGCAGTACGCAACCCGGGTTGCGGGCAAGAGCTGGATGACCCCAATCCAGGGTGTCATCGAGCTCCGAGACAACGAGACCGGTAAGGTCTTGATGACCCAGAAGACGCGCCTGATGTCGATCCCGTCTATGACCAAGCGCTTCTCCTTCATCTACAACGGCCAGGAGCACCAGTCCGCCAACCAGTGGCAGCTCAAGCCGGGGGTCTTCGCTCGTCGCCAGGACAACGGGGAGCTGGAGGCGCGGTTCAACGTGGTCAACCGTGCGGCCTTCAAGATGAAGTTGGACCCGCAGAGCCAGCTGTTCCACGTCGAGTACAAGAAGGCGAACCTGCCCGCGTACCCGCTTCTGCGGGCGATGGGGGTCTCTGACCAGCAGATGGAAGAGTCCTGGGGCAAGCAGGTCTTCGAGGCCAACAAGAAGGTCAAGCGGCAGGCCGGAGTGCTCGCGCAGTTCTACCGCACCAGCACCAACGGGAAAGCCCCCCCGGAGAGCGAGGAGGACCTGGCGGCACACCTGCGCCAGGTGATGAAGGAGTCGAAGGTGCGCCCCGAGGTGGTCAAGCAGACCCTGGCCCACGAGGTAGACCACGTGGACCACACGCTCATGCTGAACGCCGGCACGAAGCTGCTCGCCGTGCAGAACGGCGCCCCCGAGGATGACCGTGACTCGCTGATCTACAAGACGCTGCGCTCCACCGGGGACTTCCTGAAAGACCAGATCCAGGCCTCCAGCCGCAACCTGGCCATGAAGGTGCAGCGCCAGCTGAACAAGGGCGACCTCAAGGACATCCGCCACGCCTTCAAGCCAGGGCTCTACGACGACGCGGTTCGCAGGCTTTTCCAGAGCTCCCTGGTCAACCCCGCGAAGCAGATCAACCCGGTCGACATGATCGGGACGGCCATGCAGACGACCATCATGGGGCCCGGAGGAATCAAGAGCGACATCCAGGTCACCGACGCGGCCAAGGAGATCAACCCCAGCCAGTTCGGCATGATCGACCCCCTCACCACCCCGGAGGGAGGGGCCACCGGCATCTCGCTGCGTCTACCCATCGGGGTGAAGCGGATCGGCGACCAGCCCCACATCCCCGTCTACAGCATCAAGCAGAAGAAGACGATCTACGTGAACCCCGCCCAGATGATGGCGGCCAAGAAGGTGTTCGCCGACGAGGTGGAGTACCGCAACGGGGTCCCCCACCCCCTGCGAGAGAAGGTGAAGGCGCTCGGCAAGGGCAACGAGCCCGAGGTCATCTCGTTCCACGAAGCGGACTACGTGATGAAGGACCCCAGCCAGGTCTACGGCACGACGGTCAACCTCGTCCCCTTCCTGCAGAACAACTCGGGTGGTCGTGTGTCGATGGCCAGCCGGCACATCGAGCAGAGCATCTCCCTGCGGGACAGGGACAAGCCCTTGGTGCGGGTGAACGCGCCCGGAGGAACACACACCTTCGAGGAGATGATCGGCCACCAGAGCGCCCACACCGCCCCAGTGGACGGAAGGGTCACCAGGGTCACTGCGGACGCGATCCACGTGGCGGATGCCTCCGGCAAGGAGCACAAGGTCCACCTCTACAACAACTATCCCGTCAACGACGCCAAGAGCGTCTTGCACTCCACCCCGCTTGTGAAGGTGGGAGATGCCGTCAAGAAGGGCGGCGTGGTGGCGGACAACAACTACACCCGAGATGGTGTGCTCGCGCTCGGTAAGAACCTCCGCACGGCATTCATGAGCTACCACGGCCTGAACTTCGAGGACGGTATCGTCATCACGGAGTCTGCGGCCAAGAAGCTGACCAGCAACCACCTCCACAAGGAGATGCTCCCTATCCCGGAGGTGAACAACCAGCTGATCTTCGACGCCAAGAAGTTTCAGGCTGCCCACCCGCTGGCGTTCTCCAAGGACCAGCTGGGGCACATCGGCGCGGATGGCGTCGCGAAGGTGGGGGCCAAGATCCGCCCCGGTGACCCGCTGGTGCTGGCGATGCAGCCGTACCAGCTCAAGGATCGAACCGGCATCGGAGCAATCCGCAAGAGCCTCACGAACCAGCTGGTCGACAAGAGCCTGCGCTGGGAGTCGGATGTGCCGGGGGAAGTTGTATCTGTCCACCGGAACGATCAGGGCATCCACGTCCACGTGCGCACCGAGGAGCCTGTGCGCGTAGGCGACAAGCTCTCCCACCGCCACGGCGGCAAGGGCATCATCACCAGCATCCTCCCGGACAAGGACGCCCCTCGCAGCAAGGACGGGAAGCCCGTGGACATCCTGTTCCAGCCGGGCGGTCTCGGCGGGCGCATGAATATCGGGCAGGTCCTCGAAGCACAGGCCGGGAAGATCGCCGAGAAGACCGGCAAGCCGTACTTCGTCAAGAACTTCGACCCGAAGGTCCAGGATTGGACCCGTCACATGATGGGAGAGCTCAAGAAGCACGGGCTCTCGGACACCGAGGAGCTGTTCGACCCCAAGACCGGCATCTCCTACGGGCAGGTGATGACGGGCCCCATCCACTTCCTGAAGCTCGTCCACCAGATGGACAAGAAGGAGTCGATGCGGAGCGGCATGTCTCTGCCCAGGGTACAGAGCAAGGAGAAGTACGACCCCACGACCCTGCAGCCCGCCAGCGGCGGCGGGACCGGAGGGCAGTCCTGGGGGCAGCTCGGCATCTACGCTCTGCTGGCGCACGGGGCCAAGGGGATCCTGCGCGAGAGTATGACCTACAAGAGCGAGGGTGAGGACCCGGAGACCAACGAGGCCAAGCGGTGGAGGTCCCAGCACAACGAGGTCTGGAACGCCATCCAGTCGGGGCAGCCCCTCCCTCCCCCGAAGCCCACCTTCTCGTTCCACCGCTTCACCGAGCTCATCAAGGGCGCGGGCATCAACGTGGACAAGAAGGGGGACGAGTTCGTGCTGTCCCCTCTCACCAACAGCCACATCCTCAAGATGAGCAAGGGGGAGATCTCCGACCCCACGGCCGTGGTGCACTCCAAGCGCGACGAGAACGGGGTCTTCAAGACCATCAAGGGCGGGCTCTTCGACGACAAGATCACCGGAGGACACGGCGGCACTGGCTGGTCCCACGTGAAGCTGCCGGAGCCCATGCCCAACCCGATCTTCGAGGAGCCCATCAAGAAGATCCTCGGCATCACGGAGACCACCTACCAGGCCCTGGTGGAGGGCAAGCAGGGGGTCAACCCGCTGACAGGGAAGATCGGCCCCTACGAGCGCGGGTTCCTCGTAGGGGGCTCGGCGTTCAAGAAGCTCCTCGGGAAGATCGACGTCTCAAAGGAGCTGGCCGCCACGAAGAAGGCCCTCGACTCGGCCAAGCCCTCCCAGGTCAACCCGCTCTACAAGAAAGCCCGGTACCTCCAGGGGCTGGAGAAGACAGGGATGCGCCCCGACGAGGCGTACGTGCTCGACTACCTGCCCATCGTGCCCCCCAAGCTCCGCCCTCTGTCCAACCTGGACGACGGAGCGCTGCACTACGACGGTATCAACGGCATGTACAACCAGCTGGGGCAGCTCACGAACGCGATGAACCACCCATCGCAGAAGATGCTCCCCGATCAGTACAAGGCCGAGGGGCGCAGGGCTCTCTACGACGGGGTGTCCGCTCTCTTCGGTACAGCTGCTCTACCCGAGGGAGCCAAGGACAAGGGCATCCTCCACATGATCGCCGGCAGCCAGCCGAAGCGCGGTATCGCCCAGAAGGGCCTACTCTCCCGCAGGCAGGATGCCTCGGCCCGCGCCACGATCATCCCTGAGCCGAAGCTCGGGCTCGACGAGATCGGGCTACCCAAGGAGATGGCCATGACCATCCTCCGCCCACAGCTCGTGCGTCAGCTTGTGGTGCAGGGGAGCGCCAAGGATGAGCTGGCAGCGCAGAACCTCCTGGCGGAGGCCCACAAGGGCAAGGAGGACCCCTCCATCCAGTCCGCCCTCAACAACCTGGCGAACAACGAGCTCGTCATCTCGAAGCGTGACCCTGCGCTGTGGAAGTACAGCGTGCAGGCGTTTCGTCCGCGCATCGTTGAGGGTAAGGCGATCCGGATTCACCCGCTTGTGACCGGGGGATTCAATGCCGACTTCGACGGCGACAGCGCCAAAGGGCTGGTGCATGTTGAAGTTTCTACGGAAACCGGGAACAAGGAGGAGATGCCACACCTCGGATCCCTTCCTGTTCATGGGCTCATCAACCTTCGTGACTTTCCCCGCCAGCAACTCCTTCGGGATGACGGGCGCGTAGCGGTTTACAGCGTGCCGGAGGGGGTGGTGGTGCCCTCCCACCTCAACGGGGTCGGCATCGTGCGGATGCCAGTCACCGAGTTTTCCATCCACCGTGACTGCCCTCTCTGGAGGGTGACCAGCCGTGCGGGCCGGTTGCTGGAGGTAAGCGAAGACCACTCCCTGGCCACCCTCGACATGAACACCCTGGACGTCGTGGAGACCAAGGCGTCGGGAAGCGAGGGCAAGGTCTTCCCTGTCATGCGCGCCCTCGCCCACTCTCACGGCAAGGACGCGTGGGACACCTCCTGCTTCGAGGGTGTCTCGGAGAGGGGCTACCCTCTTCCCCAGTTCCCTCTCACCAAAGCATCCGGTTGGTTCCTGGGGGCGATGGTTGGGGATGGGTGGGTGAGCGACACATCCAAGTACACAAACGGCACAGCCATGCAGATCAGTTTGGCTTACGGGGCGAGGGGGGTTGAGGTAGCAGCCCGGTGGGGGTCCTTCCTGGATAACCTCGTCCCCGAGATTGCCAAACGATCCTACCGAAACGAGCACGAGTTCGAGGGGAAGCCCGCTCTCTCCTTCCGCGACACTGTGACCCACTCCGCTCTCGGGCGTCTCCTCCAGGAGCAGCTCGGGCACGGGGCCCGGAACAAGCACCTGCCCCTCGACTTCCTGGAGTGGAACGAGCAGGCACGTCGGGGCCTGCTCGCTGGTCTGCTGGACACGGATGGCTCGGTGACCTGGGTGCACGCGGCGACCAAGAACAAGCCTCAGTTCCAGGCCGCCTACCACACCACCTCCGCACAGCTCGCCATCGAGGTCGTATTGCTCTGCCAGTCCCTTGGCATCGTCGCCAGCTACACCGAGTACGCGAAGCGGGACGGGCTCGCCTACAACATCTTCCTGTCCACCTCCACGATGCAGGAGGCCACCTGGCTGGACCTGGCCCATCCGGAAAAGAAGGAGGCCCTGGAGCGGCTCTGGGGGAGCGAGCCTGTGATCTCGGGCAGGGGGGACTGGGTGCCCATGCCCCCGGCTGTCCGGAGCATTCTGCTCACGGAGCTCCGCAAGAAGGGGGCTGCCCGCAAGGAGAAGACCGAGGAGGGCAAGCGCGCTTTCAGCCTCTACGTGGTACTGAAGAAAGAGGAGCCCATCATCACGCGGGAGACCTTTGCCCTGCTCACCGAGATGCTCGGGGATGCGGTGTGCAGCGAAGGGCTGATGTCCTCGTGGTACGCGCTCTGCACCAACCCCACGCTCTCCTGGGATGTGGTGGAGACGGCGGAGGACACGGGGGAGCTCCACGAGATGTACGACCTCACCGTTCCGGACTCCTACACCTTCACGATGGCCAATGGCGCCGTGGTCTGGGACACCATGAGTGTGCAAGCCGTGCTCTCCGACGAGGCAAAGCGCGACGCGGCTCGCATGCTCCCCAGCAAGAACATCTTCAGCGAGAGCACCGGAGGGGTGGCCTACCTGCCCTCGATGGAGTCTCTCCTGGGACTCCACCGTCTGTCCCTTGTCGGGCAGTCGAAGGGCGCCTCTTTTAGCCACGACAAGGACGCCATCGCGGCCCTGCACCAGAAGAAGGTGAGCCTCGATGAGCAGATCAAGGTCGGGGGTGTAACCACTACCCCCGGGCGAGTCCTGCTCGCTTCGGCGGTGCCGGACGAGATGCGGAACAAGATCCTCACCGACTTCTCCCTGGAGCTGAACAAGAAGGGCGTGAACGCCGTCTTCACCGAGATCGGGAAGAACCACGCCCCGAGGTTCGCTGCGCTGGCCGACAAGCTGAAGGATCTGGGGTACGACACCTCGACGGGCATCATCAACACCCCCCTGGCCCCCCAGGGCAAGGTCGGGGTGGGCACCCACTCCTTCAAGCTGTCGGACTTCATCGCCGACACCGCCTCTCGCGACCCTCACCTGCACGCCGCGGACAAGGAGGTGGAGGAGCTGAAGAAGAAAGGTCTTCGACCCGAGGAGCTGAAGCGCCAGATGGCCGAGGCATACCTGCGGGCGGACGTGGCCATCCAGAAGCAGCACGCAGCCTCCGGGAAGATGCAGGACAACGCGCTAGGCAAGATGACCCGGGCGGGCATGAAGCCCAGCAAGGACCAGTACAAGCAGATGGTCCTGGCTCCGATGGTGATGACCAACTCCAAGGGAGAGCTCATCCCCGTACCCGTGCGCCGCAGCTACGGGGAGGGTGTGGACCAGATGGGCTACACCGTGCAGCAGGAGGGCGCGCGCAGCGGCACCATCAAGAAGGTGCAGGAGGTACAGGAGCCCGGGTACATGACCAAGCTGCTGCAGAACACCTCGATGCACACCCTCATCGACACCCACGACTGCGGCACCCAGAAGGGCCTCCTGGTGGGAGTGGGGGACTACGACATCATGGATCGCCACCTGGCCACCCCCCTCAAGCTCAAGGGGCTGGACCTGCCCGGGGGGACTCTGCTCAGCAAGGACATCGTGGATCGAATCCGCAAGGTCGACCCGTCCGCGAAGCTGGTGGTTCGCTCCCCGCTTCACTGCCACTCTGAGAAGGGTGTCTGCCAGAAGTGCTACGGGCTAGACGCCAACGGCAAGCACCTGACGGTGGGATCCAACGTGGGTGTTCTGAGCGCACACACGCTTGGAGAGCGCGCGGTGCAGCTCACGCTGAAGGCGTTCCACTGCCTCCACGAGCACTCCCTTGTGCTCGTTCGGCACAAGGGCAGGGTCTACCACACCACGCTCCGCGCTGTGTTCGAGGGTTCTCCCGGGACGGAGCCCGAGGTCCGGATCCCCCAGGATCTCGAGGTGTGGGGGCCGGAGGGGTGGGTTCGCGTGTTGAGCGCGAGCCGCCACCTGCAAGAGCCTGGGACCCAGATGGTCTTTGCGCGTACACGCTCCGGCTTCGGCCTCCTCAGCCAGGACAACCACCCCCACATGCTCGCAGAGAACCTGGCGGTCTGCGAGCGGTGCGGCACCTACCCCAAGCGAAGCAACGGAGGAAAGCAGCACTACTGCCGGCGCTGCGGGCGAACCTGGCAGGGCGAGCTCCCGGAGCCAGAAGACTTCCAGATGGTCATGCCGTCCGAGCTCTCGGAGAAGTCCCACACCGCCAAGGTGAGCTGGGGGCCGAGCCCCACCGAGCAGAACCCACCCCTGCGCTCAGGTTGGCTCGCGGGCATGTTCTGCGCAGAAGGGTACATTCACGCGCAGAACCGGGAGCAGGGTTCGTATGTGATCGGCTTCGGTATCTCCCAGAACCAGGGCACCCCGGTTTACACCAAGCTCGGAGCGTGCCTGGCCCAGGAGTTCCCGGAGGCCAGGTTGGGGGCTCGACCCAGGGCCTTCCAGGTCTACGGCCGGGAGCGAGGTCTTTTCTTCGAGAAGACGTTCGGGAGGTACTCCCGGAACAAGGGGCTGCCGGAGGGGTGGAGCGGTTTGCCTGTGGATTGGTTGGCGGACTTCGTCTCCGGCGTCTTCGATGGGGACGGCACCCTGGTCTCCACCAAGGACAGCGCCTGGAAAGTTGGAAGGATCGACACCACCAGCTACTTGCTGGCGCAACAACTCCACCACATCTTGCGCTCCAGAGGGGTCCACTCCCGAGTGCTCCTCTCACCGTGGCGCAAGGCATCTCTGCACCAGGGGTTCGCCGTCACCTTCCCCATCACGGCAGAAGCGAAAGAGATGCTCTCCTCCGCGCTGAAGTTGGCGAACGTGGAGGCTCGTCCCCACGGAAACGAGGAGCGGTTCGGAGAAGTGGTGGATTACGTGCGCCCCGTGCGGTTCGGGGCGCCTCCCTGGGTGTACGACCTTGAGACGGAGACCAGCACGCTCTGCGTCAACAACGTGTGGACCCACAACTCCGGCGGAGTCGCTTCGGCAGGCGGAGGCGCCATCGGGTCTTTCGGTCGCCTGGAGCAGCTGACCTACCTCCCCGACCAGATCCCCAACTCCGCGGTGCACGCGAACGTGTCGGGCAAGATCACCAAGATCGAGCCAACCCCCACGGGAACGAACATCTGGGTGGGGCAGCACATGCACTTCGTGGGCAAGGACAGCAAGGGCAACCCCCTGCACGAGAAGCAGGAGGGGGTGTTCCACACCAAGCCCTGGAGCCCCCCGCAGGTGGGCAAGGAGGTGAAGCCCGGAGACTTCCTCTCGGACCCCAACCGCACCCACCTCAACCCCCACCGCTTCTTCGAGGCCACCAAGAGCATGGACAGGGTGCAAGAGAAGCTCGCCGAGGAAATGCACGGCCTTTACGCAGACGAAGGCGTGCGCAAGCGTGCTGTCGAGGTGGTGGTGCGCAGCATGGGCAACCTGACCCAGATCGAGCACCCGGGCGGCAGCCCCGACTTCCTGCGGGGGCAGACCTACTCCCGTTCCGCGGTGGAGCAACTCAACAAGGAGCTCAAGGCCAAGGGTCAGCCCCTGGTGGTCCACAAGCCGGTCTTGCGCGGGGTGAACCTGCTGCCCCTCGACATGACCACCGACTGGATGGCCCGCCTCAACCACCAGAAGCTGCGCGGCACCATGATGGAGGGCGCTGCGCAGGGCTGGGCCAGCGACATCCACGGCCGACACCCCGTCCCGGGGCTCATGTACGGAGCCGAGTTCGGGCGCAAGAGCATGGATCCTCGGAAGGCAGGCAAGACCAACTTCTACTAAGATGCCCGCATGACGATGAGCGGTGGGGTACTCCCCGAGAACCCAGGGGCCCGGATGCCGGAGATGATCGACGCCACGGTCGAGAACTCCTACCCGGACCGCTGGATGGTCGACGTCTCGGCGGCGAACGGGCGCCGGTGGTTCCCGAAGGTCGTGGTGCTGAACCCCTACCTACACCACGAGGGAGGGGCAGGGATGTCCTTCACCCCACCCCCCGGCACACGGGGGGTCCTGCTGCTCCTGTCGGACGGCAGCCCCCCTGCGTTCCTGCCCGGTCTCCCGAACATGCGCCCCTCCTCGGGGGAGCCAGGGGTGCCCCAGGGCGGCAAGGAGGGGACGAAGACCCCGCTGCAGGAGGCCAGCATGGCCAAGCAGCCGCCCAATGAGCCGCGCTTCGATAACAACCGCCCCCCTCAAGCCGACGGGGATCAATGCTGGCGGGGAGGCGAGGGGCAGGGGGTGGAGATCCTGGTGGGGGGCGTGGTGCGCTCGTACGCAGGCCCGCTTTGTCAGACCATCTGGGACGTGCGGGGGAAGCGTACCTCCGCTTGCAGAACCTCGGTCGACTGGTGGGAGGGCGGAGCAGACGCTCAGCGTCGACGCAGCCTCCAGGGAGCCACCACCTACGAGACCACCCACGCCTTCCGGGTGAAGGCCACGGAGACCCACGCCAGCTTGCGCGTCCGGGAGGGCAAGTCGCTCCTGGGAGAGCCCGACGGCTTCAACGCTACCGAGGCCGCAGCTCTGGCGGGTCTCGACCTCGATGACGGCGTGATGGAGATGAGCATCAGCCCCGAGGGCTTCTCCAGCTACGACGGCGAGGCGGTGAGCGAGCAGACCCGCAACAAGAGCGTGTTCCGCATGCTCGTGACCCTGGGCGGGGGCCTGCTGATCCGGGCTCTGCAGGCCGTGGTGCTCAAGCTGAAGAGCAAGCTGCGCATCGAGGTGGAGGGGGATATCGTCCTCAGCTCCAAGGGCCGCATCATCCTCGACGGCAAGCAGGGGGTCACCCTGGTCTCCGACGGCGGGCTGAAGCTCCAGGGCGCTCTCACCCAGGTAGGGGGCGGGGATAAGGGGGTGGCCCGGCAGGGCGACCAGATCCTGTGCACCATCCCTCCGGGGACCACGGTGGGTGGAGCCCTGCTCGCCCTGCCCCCGGGTCTGTCCTTCTTCTCCGCCACCATCACCAGCCCCGGCAGCCCGGACTTCAAGGTAGGCTGAGGGATGCCCACCCCGCTGACCCTGCTCGCCCAAGGCACGCTGGCCGACGTCAACATCGGAGCCAAGGCCGCTGTGCTCGCCATCCTCCCCCTGATCGCGCAGCTCGACCTGCAGCTGGGTGCGGAGTTCGGACTCGGTCAGCTCAAGGCAGAGATCCAGGCGAGACTCAAGGCGGCGCTGGAGGGGGCGGTCCAGATCACGGCCCCCTCCGCCTCCCTGCTCGTCGCGCTCCAGGGCGCGCTGCAGAGCGTGGTGGCCCTGCAGGCCGCCCTCAACGCCGGAGGGGTGCTGACTCCCCCGGGGATCTCCGCCAGCGGCAGCCTCCAGGTGATAGCGGATCTTCAAGCCAGGCTCACCGGTCTGCAGCTGCTGCTGGACCTGGCGGCAGGCGTGCGTCTGCAGGGGGCCAACCTGGTGGGGGCCCTCAACGCCGCTCTGAGCGTGGGCCCGGTCGCTCTCTACGGCGCCACGGGGCAGCTGCTACCAGAGCTCCTCTCGCAGATCAACGGGGCGGACTACGCCTCGGTGGGCATCAACAACACGGACACCTGCGACGCCCTGCTCCTCTTGAGCAAAGCACCCGGCTTCAACGCTGCAGCCGGCTTGCTCTTCGTAGTTCCCCCAGCCTGAGTACAATGAGGACCCATGACCACGAAGCTCTTCCTGCCGGTCACCGAGGATGCTCCCGAGAAGCATGCCGCCGCCATGACCAAGCTCCCTCTCGACCCCCAGCAGTGGCCAGCCGCTCTTTACCAGAAAGCGGTGGAGGTCCTGCCGGAGCTGGCGGAGTACGACCTCAACATCGCTCTCGACCAGCAAGACATGTCTTCGGCCACCGCTCTGGGGGCTGTGCTGGTCTCGCTGAAGCAGGCCCCTTCGCTGGACATCATGGGCCAGGTTCGCCCCACCGCCCCGGGCAAGACCCTGCGCATCCCGATCCTGATCCTGCGCGGGCAGCTCTACCCCCTCGATCTTCTCGTGGTCCCGGACTCCCGGGGCGGGGAGGCCCGCACCGTCCCCCTCACCCCCCGCCGGCTGCGCGCCGCCCTCTTCCGCAGCGACATCTTCCAGACCACCAGCCAGCCCCCGGGTCCCTCCAACCTTGCCGGCCTCCTCTACCCGAGCAGCCGCGACACCTTCTACGGCGGCAACTCCTCGATCAACCAGAAGCAGGCCTCCCTGCTGGAGGACCTGCTCGTCGAGGGGGCAGACCAGGAGGGGCTCAGGGCCAAGGTGGCCCAGCACAAGGGCTTCGCGGACAACCCCGCGGCTCGCCCGGCTCTCGAAGCCCTGCTGTCCACCTACGAGAAGGTGGCCAACGTGGAATGGAATCCCACGGCGCTGCAGATCCTGAAGATCGACTCCGACACCTACGTGGTGAAGTCGGCGAACACGGAATGCTGGGAGCCCAGGGCTCGCACCCTGTCGAGGGCGGAGCTCATCAAGGAGGCGAGCCCCGAGGAGATCGCTGTTCTCGACACCGAGGGCGAGATCCTCGATGGTCCGGAGACCGCGGCAGGCGAGATGGCCGAAGAGCCGGAGGTCCACGTCATCTCCACCCCCGGGGTGGCCAAGGTCACCTCCATCGAAGGCATGCCGATGGTGGGGCTCGTCCTACCCTCCCTCTTCGACCTCACGGGGCTCCTGGTCCCCATCGGCCTCTTCATGGGTGAGGCGACCGCGCTGGCCCCCGAGATCTACGGGGAGCTGATCGACACCCAGGTCCCCCCGCATGACGTCGCGAGCGATCCCTCCGGCTACGGCTTCTTCCTACAGACCGAGGGCGAGACGAGGGGCACCGTCCCGATGAGCATCGTCACCAGGGTGACCACCTCCCAGGGCAGCGCCTGGCTGGTCAGGACCGAGGACGGCAGCACCGGCATGATCGACTACACCGTGGGGGCGAGGAAGCCCTTCGCCACCGACGGCGTGCTCCACCTGCCCCACACCTTCCGGTGGATGCCCCTGCCAGCCACCAAGGTGCAGCTCGCCGGCGGAGCTCCCTCGGGCGAGGAGGAGGATCCGCTCTTCGATGGCCTCACCGAAGACGAGGAGGGGGGAGGGCCGGGCTCGCCCGTCCTGGAGAAGAAGGCTGCCCTGCGCAAGCTCGCCTCCCGCAGGGTGGACCTCCGCTACCACGGCGCGGACACCTGGAGCGTCTCGGGCCCCCTGCTGGAGAAGGTGGGGGGTCGCTACGACCTCAACGAAGAGGATACGAGGCTGCTGCTGATCTCCGCCGGCCTGAGCAAGCAGGCGATGGCGAGCGTGATGGTCAAGGCGGCCACCACGGGCGGCAAGGTGCGGATCCTCGCCGGGGTGGAGCAGTTCACCCCCCCCGCCTCCCACATCAAGGCAGCCCAGGAGAAGAAGGCATCGCTCCGGTTCTCTGCCCCGCTGCCCCCCGGGCTCGACCTCGACGCCGGCATCAAGATCGCCGCGGAGTTCCAGGACGGCGACACCATCGACAGCTTGCTCGGTCTGTCGCTCCTCACCCCCGACAACATCTCCACCTTCGTGACGCACATCGTGGAGATGGAGAAGGTGCAGGCGATCCTGTGCGATGCCCTGCTCGCATCCAGGTTGGGGCTCAAGGCCTTCGATGAGTCCTCGCTGGAGAAGGCGGTCCAGGGGATGGAGGCGGCGATCGAGGGCACCTACCTGCTTCGTTTTCAGCAAGGAGGTTCTACCGTATCCTCGAACCTATGATCACAGACACGCCTTGCCGGAGGTACCTCCTGCACCTGATGCTGGGGGGTAAGACCGTCCAGCAGGTTGAGGATCACGCCCTGGAGATGGGGCTCGACTACGGCAGCATCCAGCTGCTGGTCCTCATCCGGGAGAGGGGGGCGCCCCCGGAGGTGTTCCGGCCCCGAGACCTCAACCACCGACCGAGCCAGGAGTTCCTGGAGTCCGTGGGGCTGCTCGGCAACTTCCCTCGCCTCAGCCGCGAGGGGGGCGCGGCGTTCCAGCTCCACCAGAACCCGAGGGCCAGAGAGATCCTGGAGCTCGGGTTGCTGGGCAGGATGCCGATCCACGAGATCCTCAGCTTGCTCGCGGAGAGCAAGGTCCGCACCCGCGTGGAGGTGCTCGAAGCCTACGCCCACCTCTTCTGGGATGTGGCCGGCATGGACTCCACGGAGCTCAGGGCCCTGCTGCACCTGAGAACGCCCGATGTCGCCCGGCTCCAGAAGCTCTCGGCCCTGCAGGATAGCCGGGAGGCCGAGGCAGGCATGCCCGTGGCGGTCACCCCCCAGCGTGGAGGGGGTGGGGGTGGAAGGCCCGACGCCAACTCGCTGCCCCTGCCCTACGAGACCCTCACCCCCGAGCGGCCCACCCCGTCGGAGCTGCGGCAGAGCAGGCAGTGGCGCGCCCACGGAAAGCGGGACTTCGTACGCCAGCTGGCCAGGAGTATGCCCCTGCACGAGCGGGCACGGCAGGCCGACGCCCTGAAGCGTGCACACTACAGCGACCCCAGGCTCACCATCTCCAGCCTGCCGGCGAGCCCTCTGACGGTCGCACTTACACGGTCCTACCTGGGGATGCAGATGGACCGCCTGGACTTGAAGAAGGCCTACGAGGTGCTCCACCACCTGGTCTTCCACCGCACTGTGGAGCAGGCGGTGAGCAACCACCCCGAAGCCCCACTGCGCCTGGGATCTCTGCTCAGCAGCGCAGCCACGCTGGTCCGCATCCAGAAAGAGCTCGGAGCAGGCACCGCCTCCCTGCAGAACCAGATCCAGGTCATGGCGCTGCAGACCAACCTGGAGGGGCACTACGGCAGCCCCAACGAGCTCACCGGCGGTCACCACAACCTCGACCCCTACTCCGACGCCGACAGCGCCAACCTCAAGGAGATCACCGGCAAGGGCGCGGGACGCACGGCCAACCAGGTCACCACGGTGGATGCCGATGAGGAAGAGGAGGACGAGGAGACCGTGGGGTTATGGCGTGGAGGGGGTAGCTGTGTGAGGATCGCGGAATGCTCGACCAGCAAGACCTCAACGACTTCCGGGAGGAGTCTCGGAACGTCCCCACCCCCACCCAGGCGACCAAGGACCCCCACCGCCTGCACTTCGACCTCTTCCACGCAGACGTCGTGATCCGGGGCTCCTCCCTCATCCTGCAGATCCACCTTCCCTACCCGCTGCTCAAGGGGGAGAAGATCCCCTCCTGGTGGGAGGACGAGGACGGGCTGTTCGCCAGGGTGCTGAGCGACACCGCCATCAAGTTCTTCGGCGAGGGGAGGACCTCGGACCTGCGCGCCACCCACACCTCCACGGAGAACGGCGGACCCCTGCCCCTCGACTCCTGGTATCTCGAAGCCAGGAACGAGTCGATCTGGGCCTTCACCACCCCGCTAGAAGAGCGCGCCAATCAGCTTCTGACCTTGCTGGAGGAGAAGCTGCGTGCCGCCCTGACGGAGGCGAAGCTCCAGATCCCGAACGCCGAGGGCCCTCCGTACGGGGAGGCTGCGTCGAGCCCGAAGGTCTTCCTGGCTCGCTACAACATGATGCGGGACTACGGGGGCTGGAGGGAGGTGGAGGCGTGGGCGGATGCCCTCCACCAGCGCTGTGACTACCCGGCTCGCCTCCTCCAGCCGATGCTCCAGGCTGCGAAGGCGAGGGAGGCCAGCACGGTCCTCTGAGGGCTATCTTACGATTCCCCACCCTTGCCACCCTCACCTCCACGATCCCCGCCTCCTCCAGCAACGCCTGGGCGAAAGCGACCGCCTGTTCCTGCGCTCCCCGGGGAAGCAGCAGGGTCAGCTCTCGCCGTACGGGCAGGTCCTCGTCCTGACTCCGATCACCCTCCTCTCGAACCCGATCGCCCCAGGTGTCCCTGAACACGACCGTCGCCCCTCCCCACAGGAGCTTGCGCACCACCTCACCCCAGGAGCTCTGATCCACCATGATTACCGGGAAGTTTGACCAGCGCTGGTACAGCGGCAAGGAGCAGGAGCAGCGGGTCTCCTCCCAGATCGAACGCTACGATCCCGACGAGGAGGACCAGCTCGAAGAAAGCTGGAAGCACGACTCCTTCTGGGAGCAAGAGGGCGAATCCCTGGGAAATCTGCCCAGTATACCCTCCTTCAAGATGAGCGATTTCATCACAAGGATCCTGCGCATCCCGAATAAGAAGGGCGCGTACGCTCCTTTTTCCTTTGAGGGTCGGGCTCATTTGCCAGCCATCTACGATACCCCGGCTCGCTTCATCCTTCTCTGTTGCGCCAGGCAGGTGGAGAAGTGCGTTAGCTTGCGCACGCCCATTCTCACAACGAATGGGTTGCTCCGCGCCTCGGAGATTTCCGAGGGGGATGTGGTCCTAAGCTACGACACCCGTACCTCAAAGCTCGTATGGAAGCCGGTGCTATGGAAGAGCCCTACGGTACGCAAGCCCGCTCTTCGGATAACCCTCCAAGGAGGAGCGCAGGTGGTTTGTGGGGAGGATCATCCGTTCAGGGGGTACCGTCAGTGGATACTCGCCAAGGACCTGGTGAAGGGCAGTCGGGTAGAAGTGGCGAACGAAACCCCGGAGATCCCGGGGTCTATGGAAGTACCTGTCGAAGACGTGGTTCGAGCCGGAGTGTTCGACGCGCTTCGGCTAATGGGGGTGGCTGCGCACGCTGAACCCCGGCCCTTCCTGTCGTGTACTGTCCGGCACCGTCATCAGATAGTCCCGCTTCTCGAAGACGTCCTCTACCAGGTGGCCGAACCGTTCGAGGGAAAGTACCGGGTCCCGAAGGGCAGGTGGACTGTCTGGCTGCGGGGTAAACTCGGGGCCGTCCTCGCTGAGCGGAAAGGCAAGGGCTTTTCCAGCAACCTGAGCTGCAAGGCAGGGGTCCGCTCCGCCCGGGTGGCCGTGAAGGCGATGTGGTTGATCGCGGGCGTGCTCTCGGAGCGGGCCAACCGATCTGGTTCCCTGGAGATGCACATCGACGTCGGGAACGAGGAGGAGGCCGAGGAGGTGCGGGCGATCCACCTCATGGCCGGGATCGAGCTCAGCACAGTGAAGCACCAGCACGGCCCCGGGGGAGCGGGAGGGGTGTGGTGGCGGATGCGCCCCATCGGACGGGGGAAGCGGAAGCTGCTCTCCCTCCTGCCCAGGGAGCTGGTGAGCGACTTCCCGGAAGCCGACCCCTACTGGGAGGACGACACCCTCCCCCCGCAGTGGGCTTCGAGCATGCAGCGGGTCTACTCGGAGCGGGTCCCGGAACGGCGAGACCTGGAACACGGCTGGTACGGTAAGAAAAGACCCGGCCAGAGAGGGCGGCAGGGACGCAAGGGGTCGCGCTCCCCCTCGCTCTCCCTCTCCAGGGTCCGAGGGGAGGAGGCGATCGAGACCCTCCTGCAGGTGGAGGGCGCACACCCCGAGGAGCTGTACCTGCTCAAGCGGGAGCTGGAGGCCCCGACTCGGTGGAGCCGGGTCATGTCGGTGGAGCCCCTTGGAGAGATGGAGATGGTGGACTTCGAGGTGGAGGGGACGCACACCTTCGTCGCCAACGGGGCCATCACCCACAACAGCACGTACCTCGGCAACCGACTGCTCGTCAGCTCGGTCGCTTACCCGGGCTACAAGAGCCTCTACGTCAGCCCGAGCTCCATCCAGACCAAGACTTTTAGCTCCGACCGTCTGCGCAACCCCATCGAGACCTCGCCCTTCCTGCAGGACTTCGCCAGGGCCGGAGGCGTGCAGAACGTGCTGGAGATGGAGTTCGGCAACTCCAGCAAGATCACGATGCGGTCTGCGTACCTAAGCGCAGACCGGTGCCGCGGTATCCCGGCGTACCTGCTCTGCATGGACGAGTTCCAGGACCTGCTGCCAGAGCACATCCCGGTCATCGAGCCCTGTACCTCCCACGCCCCTCGGGATTACCGCGTCCACCTCTACGCCGGCACCCCGAAGAGCTTCGACAACAACATGGAGTTCTACAGGTCGGGGTTCTCCGCCGACCGGCCGATGTCGACGATGGGCGAGTGGATGGTGCCCTGCGACCACTGCGGGGTGAAGGGGCCTGGCGGTTGGAGGTTCTGGCAGAGCCTCGGGGTGAAGAACATCCAGAAGAAAGGTCTGTCCTGCTCTCAGTGCGGGGGAAGCCTGGACCCCCAGCACGCAGACGCTCGCTGGGTACATCAACAGGCAGACGGGCGGTTCGAGAGCTACCGCATCCCGCAGCTGATGGTGCCCTGGCGCCCCTGGGACGAGCTCTACACCGACTACATCAACTTCGATAACGCCAAGTTCCACAACGAGGTGCTCGGGCTGTCGATGGACAACCACCAGCGCCCGCTCAGCATGTCGGAGATGCGCGACTGCTGCGACCCCCGGCTGCCGATGGCGCTCAAGGACGCCTTCCTGCCCGAGAAGTGGGGTGACCACATCTTCATGGGCGTCGACTGGGGCAGCGGCACGCTGAGCTACACCGTCATGACGCTCGCTACCTACGTCGGCGGCATCTTCACGATCTTCTACATGCAGCGCTTCACGGGAAGGCTGCTGGACGTGCAGGAGCAGATCGACCACGTGCTCCACACGCTGCGCAGGTTCAAGGTCGTCGTCTGCGGCACCGACTTCGGTTACGGGGCCCAGAACAACGACCACCTCATCCGCTGGTACGGCCGTGACAGGATCGCGGTCTATCAGCACCTCGGACGCGTCACCAAGAAGATCGCCTTCGACCCCAGGATGCAGCGCTTCAAGGTGTTCCGCTCGGCCGTGATGGCCGACTTCATCAACATGATCAAGCGCAAGAACATCCGCTTTCCTCGCTGGGAGGACATGCGGGAGCCCTTCGCCAAGGACTTCTGCAACATCACCTCGGAGCTGAGCGAGACGCAGCAGATGATGATCTACAGCCACCGCCCGGACCGCCCGGATGACAGCTTCCACTCCGCCCTCTACTGCCTCATGGCAAGCACGCTGGTTGTGCAGCGCCCCGACATCTTCTCGCCGCTGCACAACAGCTACCGGCAGGGCCCGGTGCGAGAACTGGGGGGGCCCGTAGATCAGGGCTAAATCCGGCATGAGGGTGTTGAAAGGAACACCCTCATGTCCAACGCCCAAACCCTCAGCCTCTCCGCCTCCGGGGACAGCCTCACCGCTCTCCACTCGATCCTCCAATCCCAACCCTTCGGGGATTCTCAGCCACGCTTCCTCCGGTACATGGTCCCGCGGGCAGGGTCCATCGTCCTCCTCCAGGGAAGCACACAGCAAGCCCTGCCCTTCCCCCTCAGCTCGGGGGAGCAGGTTGCGGCCTTCCTCTCCGCGTGGTTCCTGGGGGCTCAAGCGCAAGAGGACCCGGAAGCCGAGGATGAGACGCAGAAGGTTACCCGGGGCTGGCAGCTGAGCTGGACCCCCCAAGTGCTCACCTTCTCCTGCGTCTGGATCGTGTCCGGGTGAGCGCGAATGAGATCCAGGAGGTGTACAGCGACATCGACCACCTCCTCAACGAACTTCGCATCGCTCGGCCACCCAGGTCCACCCTCCTCCGCGCCGAGATTCACGATCTGCGTAAGCGGCTGGAAGGGCTAGCCTTGGACCCCGGACTTCCCCTTCCAGTGCTGGTGGTAGAGCTGCAGCACGGTCGCGGGTGGGATAACCCCGCCCTGGCGCTGTATCTCCTGGCTGACCCGCTGCTGTCCGCGTCGGTTGCGCCGTACTCCTTGCTGATCGGTCTCTCCACCAGGTGCGGGGTGACCGCCCCCGTAGGCGCCCTTATCGACCTTACGCATTACGGGCAGTGGGGCGATCTCGCGCTGGCCCTTCACCGCGCATCACAGAAAGGATCCACGTGACAAGTAAGGCAGCTGGAACCCCTACAACCCGCCCCCAACCACTCCAGCGAGGGGGCGTGAAGAGGAGGTCAGCGGTGCCCAACCCCCTCGGACTGCCCCCGCACTCCCTCTTTCTGCGAGACCTCAACTACTCGCTGAAAGGAGGGTACAACCGCGCCTTCCGGTACAAGGACATCCCTTCCTGGGCGGCCACCTTCCCGGACCTGCAGCAAGCCTGGGTGGCCTGTCCTGACGGCCTGTGGATGTACTGGTACATCTGCAAGATCGCCTCTTCGGAGCGCCCAGGCACCCCCCTCCACCGCAAGGCTGTGCGAGCCGCCACCCTCTGCTTGCAGCTCTCCCATCGGCAGCAGGAGCTGGTGGGGGACCACGCCTCCACGCTGGAGAAGGTGCTGGTCTGGACCAGGATGCCGAGCAAGGCCCACCTTCTCAGGGAGGCTACCGACAAGACGCCGATGTGGATGAGCACCATCTGGAGCATCCTCCACATGGCGCAGGTGCCGAAGTGGTGCCGCCCCCGAGGAGAGGGGGTCTACCTCTCCGCCAGCGCCAACCACCCGGGGGGCAACCTCCTGTTCGACAACAAGCTGCGGGAGGTGATCCGCAAGGAGTTCCCCACCATCCCCCTCCCGCCCAACCGCGATGTCCTCGGGAGACCGAGGCCGTTAGGAGAACGAATGCGAGACCAACAAGACCCGCTGCCGCTGTCCGCCGTCGTCGTAGGCGTCACGCGCCAGGATCTCTCCAGGGCCTGCCGCCTTGTGGCCGGCCTCCGCCCTCAAACGTACCTCTTCTACTCCGAGCACCCGGGGCTGATGCACCTGCGAGGTACGGGTGACAGCCGGCTGCCCTACCCGCTCGAAGATCCCTCTGCGATCAGCTCGTTTCTCTGGGGCTGGCTGCATTGCGGGGTGGTGTGGCCCGAACAGCCGAAGGGCACCAACTACGTCCAGCACGGTTGGAACCTTCGCTTCGATGGCGGCCCCTCCCTGGTGCTGCAGACCTTCTGGGTCTGAGGAGGTGAGCCCTCGCCCTGCCGGTTCCAGGCAGGGCTTTCTTTCTAGCCCCGCAAGGAGCTGGTCAGCGGGGAATAAGGGGGTGTGGGTCCTTCGGTCCACAAGGAGTTCGAGGATGATTATCGCGTGCATCGTGCTCATCGAGGCGCCCGTTCGAGAGGACGGGGAGGTGATTCGCCACGGCGTGATGGCCACCACCCTCCGCAAGCTTGTGTCCCTCGGCTTCCGGGTCACCGGGCGAGGCGAGGAGGAGAGCGGGGCCTGGGACCAGGACAACCTCGTGATCCGCCGCGTGAGGGCCGAAGCAGACCTCACCCCAACGCAGATGGACGCGCTGGTGGCGGCGCTGTCCCTGGAGTCCAGTGGGGACGAGGTGGAGGTCCTCGGTGGAGGAGGCTTTCGCTCAGCTCCAGCCTTCTCCTTCGACGGCGTGTGCCGCTACACCGACCGGTTCGATCCGGGGGACATGGGCATTCTGGACGCCTACGTCACGCCCTACCCCAGCTTCGAGCCTGTCAACCGATTCAACGACGAAGCCTGGGTGCGTAGGGCCTGGGCTCGTGTCACCCGCGCCGTGCTGGCGCGCTGGGGCTGAACGCCCCGCTGAAAGAAGGAGGAGAACATGCGATTCAAGATCGTTCTAGGTGACTGGTCCAACGACGGACACGGCCGGACCTCGGCCGTCGAGGTCGAGTGCACCGCCAGCAGCATCAACCAGGTTCGCGAAGCGTTCTTCAAGGCCAAGGCCCTCCTACCGGAGACGTGCCACCCCGACGTGCTGTGCAGCGAATACGGGGAATCCTGCCCCCCGGATGAGGCGGTGGCGGAGGTCGAACGCCAGGGAGGCCCCCACTACGATGGCGACAGCACGATGTGGATGGCGAACCTTGCGGCGTGGTTCCTGAACGTCGGAGACCCGAGCCTCTGCTGTTCCGTGGTCGACAACCACCTGGAGTCCCTCCACTTCTACGGCTACGACGCGCAGGGCAGGCACATCGGGTCCTTCGGCTACGGGCTCTTCAGTGAGTAAGGGGGCGTCCAGGTATCCCCTGGTTCGGAAAGCATGCGTACCTACCGTATAGCCAGACGCAAACTTCCAGCGTTCGCCCCTCTTCCCGGGGAGAGGCCAGGCGCTGCCATAGCTCGCGAGGCAGCGATGCTCCAGGGCTTCCGGGAAACACTGCTCCAGGACGATCCCTGGAACTGGAACCCGAACAACCGACAGCTCCCCAGGAAGAGAAAGAAGCACGGCTACCTGGAGGAGCGGGCGCAGAAGCTCCTGCTCAAGGACATCCATGACCGCTGGCGCGCCTTCTCCACCCACCCGGATGTGCCCCTCGACATCCTCCTGCGCTGCCTGCACAACGGGTGGGGTTGGTGTAACCCCTCCGTAGAGCTGCTCTTGCTGACGCACCCGCCAACGCTGGGACAGAGACTCTCCCTGGCGAGCGGGCTTTTGTTTCACGTACATAGCACCCGGGGGTACCGCTGGGAGCAGCTCTGGGATGGAATGCAGAGAGACCCCGGGCGATGGCTCCCCCGGATCTGGCCTTACGAGGAGCTGCTACGGGCCCTCTGGCCCTGGGGCGAGCCTCCCCCAACCTGATAACCAAAGGATCACATGGAAGACCCAGAATCCCCGATCGACAAGCAAATCCAGGCCATCTACGCGCGCATTCACGTGTTGCTCACCAAGAACCCCCCAGAGCTGATGGACTCGGCGCATCAGCTCTGGGGGGAGATAGCGAAACTTGCCGACCACCCCGAGATCAGCGATAAGCAGCTACTCCAGGAGCTGCGCTGCGCCCGGGGGTGGGGGAATCCGAGGGCCCGGGAGCTGGTGCGAGCGCAGCGGGGGGTGTTTTCCGCTATCCCGCTGCTTCACGGTCTGACGCGCTACCTCAACATCTACCCGAAGCTGGTCGCCCCCCTCACGGACTGGAGCCTCTGGGCTACCCTGCACCCCCACTGGAGCCGCTGCGCGCCACCCAGGGAGCCGCTGCGGGAGGAGCACTTCGCGGCCTACGGGAAGTGGGAGGGGGAGGCCAGGGAGATGTACGCAGAGTGGAGCAGTCTATGGAAACGATAGACACAGCCCAGCTGCTGGAGTCCCTATACGAGACGAACCCCTTCTCTCGGGACGTGCTGATCTCCCACCCGCTCGCCACGGATCGCATGCTGTTCCACGGCATGAGGTCAGGGATGCGGGCGGCGTGGGAGCACCCCAGCACAAGCCTCCTGTGGGTGACCTGTGCAGGCAGCACTGCTTACCTGGAGCAGCTGTGGAAGGATCCCGCCCTTGGGATAGCCCACGGGCTGTTCGTCCAGGTGGTTTTGCTGGAAGGGTTCGACGCGGCGTATGGCACGACCATCCAGAGAGACGAGGCTGTCGGGGACGGGGTACCCGAAGAGCTCCAACCCGTCCTGGAGTGGGTTCTGCGAGGTCTGCAAGTGCTGGGTAACCCTCCTCGACAGCCTCTCGAATGTCGGGGGCATCGATGCCTCCATCACCGAGTTCAAGCGCTGGCTGGCATCCCCCACCACGTTGGCGACGTCGGTGGGCTGGAGTACCGCCCGCACGGATGTGTGGTGGCCCTCCACGCTAAAGCTCCCGGAGAAGTCCCTTAGCATCCTCGTTCTCCGGAGCAGGAACCGCTACGGGACTCTGGTGGAGACCATGCTCCCTCTCGACGAACGTTACCCCCTCCCCTTCGAGGTCCCATGAAGCCCTACCGAACGGATGCCCTCTCCCTGGGAGCACCTCCCGCTCAGCCTCCGCCAAACGGGCGCTTCGCCTTCCTGCGTGCCTGGCGCTGCGAGCACAGGGAGGCGCTTACCTACAAACTCCCCGAGGTATCCATTCGCTGGGAGGTGCACGAGCTCTACCGGAGGCACCCTTTCTCAGAGCACCCCAAGGCGTTGGCGTTCGAGGGGGTGCGCTACGTACCCTACCGGACCCAGAACCGCTTCTTCCTGGAGACCCGCGTCTTCTGTGGAGAGTGCCTGTGCTGGGTGGACTTTTCTGCGGAGCAGGGGTTCTCTCCGGACGCTCCCGAGGTGGGCCAGGACAGAGCGCGCGTGCTGGAGGAGTGGGAGGTGATCTCCAGCAAGTCTATCGGGGGGGTCGCTCGGGTGGGCTGGCGCAGGCAGTTCGCGCGCATCTGGCTCCGCAAGGGAGTTCCTCTACCGGAGCCGACCACCCTCCTCACGTTCCACCACATCAACATCTTCGGTCGATGGAAGGCCGTCGCCACCTACCCCGCCCCCTGACCCAATCACCGAAAGGAAACAGCATGAAGATCTACCTCGCTTCCTCGTGGAGGAACACCAAGCAGCCAGCCGTCCTCGCCGCCCTCCGTGCCGCCGGCTTCGAGGTCTACGACTTCCGCAACCCCGGCCCCGAGAACTACGGCTTCTCCTGGACCGAGATCGACCCCGGTTGGCGCGGCTGGGACACCGCCACCTTCCGGGAGGCGCTGAATCACCCTGCTGCCGAGCGCGGCTTCTCCCTGGACATGGAGGCCCTCAAGGCATGTGACGTCTGCGTCCTGCTCCACAGGTGCGGAACCTCCTCGCACCTGGAGCTCGGCTACGCCAAGGGCGCCGGGAAGAAGACCGTCGTGATCTGGGAGGACGGCCTGGAGCCGGAGCTGATGGTCAAGATGGCAGACGCCATCGTGGCGGACGTGGAGGAGTGCATCGCGTACCTCTCCCGCAACGAAGGCAAGCCCTGCAGGGCGTGTGCGCACTGCGGGCTGGACCCCGACGAGCCCTACTGCGTGCACCCTCGGGGTGGGATCTATGTCAACGCTCTGTCGGGCCCCAAGTCCCCCACGCGCAAGGAGGGCTTCTGCGGGCCGCTGCGGCTGTACTTCGAGCAGCACCCCGCCAGGGACTCGGAGGGGAACATCCTCTGAAGGTGTGACGCCCCCCGCCCTCCCGGGGGATCTTCTTTAGCCCCAAGAAGCCCACGCAGGCGGCATAAGGGCTCGCAGGGGGAGTACCCCCCTGCGGAAAGGATTTCATGAGGAAGCGGTCAGACCCCTCGCCCAGGACTGCCTTGAACAGGCTCAACACCCTGTCTTCAAGCTGGACCTATGCGCAAACCGAGGCGCTTGCGAGCAGCTGCCCCGGCAAGAAGCCACGCAATCCCTACGCCAAGGCCCGTCGTATCTGGAGGAGGCTGCGCAAGATCAACAGCGTTCTGCACCGGATAGGGCGGTCCCTGCAGCTAGGTCCCCTCTCGCTGTGCACTCTGCTCGCAGAAGGATACGCCTGGCAAAACCCGCTGCTCGACCTCCACCTGTTGACGGACCCTCATCTCCGTGCGGTACCCCCGCGGCACCCCAACCCGGATTTTGAAGTAGAAATGCTACACGCTGGCTTGCGCGCAGCGATGCTCAGGAAGTTCCTCGCAGAGATCCACTCTTTTCACAACGTGCCCAGCGTCTGGCGCACCTACCTTCGGAGCCCAGCCACAGAGATGCCGCCGTCGATACGCCCGCACCTGCTCGACGAGCACGCTCACCTGGCGTGTGTTCTGCACGAAGAGCTGTGGGACATAGCTGTGCGCCTCGCTACCTTCCGGGAGGGTCCGCCTCCCTGGGAGCACCTCCACCCCTACAAGAAGAGCGGAGCGATCGTCACGCTCTGCGACCAAGGAGCTGTTGCCGTATGAAACTTCTCTACGCGTCCCTGCTCGTCCCCCTGCTGGGGGCGTGTGAACCCCCGCCCTGCGAAGATGCCTGGGAGAGCGCCGACAAGCGGGCTCTCCACTTCACCCTCAGCCTCCGCTCGGGCTCCTTCGGCTGCCCCAGCCTCATCACCTTCGGGAGCGAGGACCCCACCAACCCTTGGGTCGAGTGCAACCTCGCTGGGGCCAGGGAGTACGAGTCCGCGAGCACGTGCACGCGCTCCTTCAGCGGCACCTGCACCACCCCCGACGGGGAGTACGCCGCCTCGGGGGCCCTCTACCTGGATCGCGACAGCGAGAACGTGACCGGGGAGATGACCTACTACTTCAGGGACGGCAGCACCTGCACCTACGGGGTCCTCGCCCAATGATGCCCATCATGGAAGGCCTCTCGAACTCCGGCCCCCTGGTAAAGGGCCTGACGAACTATCGAACCTACGCGAGCCAGCACAACCTGTTCGACGTAGACACCGCGCTGCTGTGCAGCGCCTTGCGCGCCGCTACGACTGCGGGGGTCATCCACGCCTGGTGTTTGGAGTCCGGGCACGTCTTCCTGCCCAATGATAACCCCGGCGGCGCAGCTCTCTGGCTCGTCTACGCCCCCCTCTACGCAGCCTTCGAGCTGGATGCCAGGATCGCCAGGTCCAGCTTCGATCACGCGAACCCCAAGTGGGAGCGCCTGCTCCGCTGCATGGAGGAGCTGGCTGCCTCGCTGGAGATGTGGAGGTGACGCCCGAGCAGCTCAGCGAGATCCTGGAGAAGCAAGCCATCCTCTGGGACAGCGGCTCGAACATGCACCTTCTCGCTTACCCGGTCACGTGGGAAGGGAAGCGCGCCAGGATCCCCCGGAAGAAGAAGAAAGCGCTGCTTCGTCGCTCTCTGGAGCTCGTTGACCTGGGATCTTCCTTCGACGACACCCTCCGGAGGGAGGCACAGAACCCCGATATCGACTTCAGGGTGCTGGCCAAGCTGCTGACCCGGGGGTTCGGCTGGGAGAACCCTGCGGTGCACCTTCTGCTGCTTGCTTACCCTCCTCCCTTGGTGTTTGACCTCCTCGACAGCTACCCCGACGAGTTCAGCGAGGTTCGCGGGGAGATGGAGCTCCTGAGCGGGCTGGTTTGCCACTGCAGGAAACGACACAAACTCGATTGGTGGAACCGCTTCCACCTGGACCCCGGACCCGCCACCTTCGGGCTGCTGTGGCCCCACGAGGAGCTGGCCCGCTGGCTGATAGCTGAAGTAGGACTGATCCCAAGATGACCGCCGATCCAAGCCTCTTCCCTGTCGCACTCCTGATCACCGGCTCCCGCTCCCTGGCAAGCAAGGCGGAGTCCCGGGCCTGGGCGCAGCTACTCCTCAAGGAGGTCCTCCTTTCCCTGCCCAACAACAGCCTCCTCATCCACGGTGGGGCGGTGGGGCCCGACAAGTGGGCCGGGGAGATCTTCCAGACCCGCGCGAACGGAAGCATGCGGGTCTACTACGCCGACGGTCGATCCGAGTACCGTCGAACCCTGGACGCCCCGCCCCTTGAAGAACGGTGGAGCGACCGAGACGTGGGCCCGCTGGCCCGCAACACCCACATGGTCGTCCGCGTGCTCCCTGCGCTGACCGGATTCCGCCGGCAGGTTCTGGGGCTCGTGGACATGCACTCCCCCACCCGGGGGACCGACCACACGCTGAATCTCGCTCGCAAGCAGGGGTTCAGCGTTCGACGCTTCGTTTACCCGTTATATGGAGCTGCTATGGACCTGACCAAGAAACGCGTGTTCATCTTCGATGCGGACGGAACCCTCCGCCGCTGCCTGGACCCCAAGAAGCCCTGCCCGAATGCACCGGGAGAGTGGGAGCTGATGCCAAACGTGCGGGAGAAGCTCCGCTCGCTCGACTGGGCGGAGGTCATCGGGGTGGTCTCCAACCAGGCCGGTGTCGCCTTCGGGCACCTGACCCGTGAAGTGGCCCAGCAGATGCTGGCCGACACGTTCATCGAAGCGCTGTCCCTGTGCAGTGTGGCAACCCACCCGAAGCTGAAGTCAACCCACCTGTTCATGTGCGCTCACCACCCCGATGCGGCGTGCGTCTGCAGGAAGCCTGAGCCCTTCGGGCTTTACTCCGTGATGGGGGCGCTGGTTACCGCCACGGGCGCTCCGCTCAGCAAGTCGGAGGTCCTCTACGTGGGGGACATGGCCAGCGACAAGAAGGCGGCGAGCCGAGCGGGCGTGGACTTCATGTGGGCGTGCGACTTCTTCGGGTGGGACACCCCCTGTAAGGGGAAAGAGGAGAGCGACGAGTGGGACTGACGGAGCTGGTGAGGCTCTCCCGTGTACCTCGACCGTCAGCCCTGGAGCTCCACCACAGGGAGCGGATGCGGATCGAGCAGGAGTTGCTGTCCCTGTCCCTTCAGCGCGTGTGGCACAGCTGCGCTCGGTGTGGCCGTCTCCACCTGACCGTAATCGACGACGGCTACATCTGGCGCGACGATGCAGAGCACTACGTGACTCGCATCAACCTCTGTCTGCACCCTCTCCTCACCATCAGCCAGGCGCAGCAGATCGCCCGCAAGTGCCCTGCTCTCATCGCTGTGATGAAGGAGAACGCCACCCTACGCCTCGGTCTGCAGACCGACCCCGCTGTGCTACGGCCGGGTGGGATGACGATGCAGGATCTGGAGAACCGCCTGGAGTGGTTCAACCTACTCCAGGAGTACATCGAGCAGTGGGGGTTGCGGCCCCTGTTGGCCAAAGGCTTTGAGCACCCGCAGTGGGTTCACAGCCCACGCTACGGCTGAAAGGACGAACATGAAGAAGTACGGTTGGTACAAGATCCACGGCCCCCTCCGGGGGGAGCACGACAGATGGGAGGGCCTCCTGGAGGATGTGCGGTGCCAGGCACGTAAGGACGTGGTGAACGTGCGGGCAGGCGAGCTTCGGGCATGCGACCAGTACGCCGCTATCTCCGTCAAGGAGCTCCGCAACTTTCTGTACGCTCACCCGGGCACTGCCCCCATGCGAGCAGTGAAGCTGTGGGTTTTTAGCCTGGCCTCCCTGTCGTGGGAGGGGGCTATCTTCGAGGGCAAGGTGCTCACGAAGGACCGGGAAATGCACGACGCCTTTGAGAGGCTGGTCGACACCTACGTCTCATCCGAGCCCAGCAAGATGGGGCGCGTGCTGGTGATCGATAAGGGCGTCGAGGCCACCCTCTCCCAGTGGCTGTCCACCCACTTCCAGATCTCCTGCAGGTACGTCCACGAAGGGCGGCCACTGGCTGCGGAAGAGTGGCGCACGGTCTACGCACACACGCACCAATGCAGCAGCTGCTCCAAGGAGGAGACCTGCCAGAAGAGGGAGTGCCATGTGCACGGGCGCTTCAACGAGCAGGGAGAGAAGCGCCCCTGCGCACCCTGCTTCCGGCAGGGGATGTTGGACCTGGAGGAGCAGGCATTCACGTACGCCAACAGGGAGTCCCCTCTCCCGGGAGAGGCCACCGCTTGCCTGAACGCCCTCGCTTACCAGGCGCTGGCCTACTCCTCCGAGGGAGCGGCCCGGGTGCGTGAGATCGCCAAGATCTGCGCAACCCACAAGCCTGAGCCTTCCTACCGGGTGTGGTGATGGAAGTGAAGCTGACCCACGCAGAGGTCATCACGGCGTGCCAGGAGTACATCGAGCGTCACTACGGGCTCCGTACTGCTGGGAGACGAAGGTAGCTGGGAGCGTCCGTAACAACAGCGGGATTTACGAGATCACCACCGTTGCTGTCTCCTTCCCGGAAGTGGGGGAAAAGTCGAGACAAGGATCCTACCGCGAGAACGGGTAGAGTCCGGAGAAGCCGGGGGGCTTCTTTTTAGCTGAAAGCTGACATAAGCACCTGGAGCCCCTTCGCTCCAGAAAGAGAACCTATGGCGAACAACTACATGCACTCCTGCACGCAGCTGCCCATCCCCGATGCGCTCAAGGACAAGGCTCAAGCCTGGGTGAAAGATATCGAAGAACTCCTCCGGTTCCTCTGCGATGAGGAGTACGAAGAGGGGGACGACTACCCCCTCCCCGGCCTGGCGCACGCGCATGCCTTCGTGAACCGATTCTACGGGGGCGTGAAGGCGGCGGCGTACGCTCTGTGCGACGCTGCACACGATGTCGAGCTGACGCTGGAAAGCTGTCCGCAGGGCAGGTGTCTCTACGTTTCGGACAAGGACGGGTCGCTCAACGTGGATCTGGCGCTGCAGCTCATCAGCCAGTTCCTGGAGGTCATGGGGAGCGACGAGGAGACCTTCGTGGAGTGGTGTTCCACCTGCGACAAGAGCCGCCCTGATGCGTTTGGCGGAGGTACCGCGCTGGTCAGCCGGGAGCACATCGCAGACCTCGACGTGCAGGCGTTGCTGCGGCTCAAGATGCGGTCGCTCCGCTGCGCGCAGGATTCCAAGTGGGCAAAGCACGCCAGCTCTCCGTTCCGCGCCAAGAGCTACCTGCTGACGTTCGTGGGCGACAACGGCGACGAGACCTTCTCCTCGATGGACCTCAGCGAGGCTCTTGAAGAGGCAGCTTCTGGGGACCTTCTCCTGCTGGTTGAATGCCCCCGGGAGGAGCACCTCACCCCCGAACGCACACACGCCCTCGTCAAGAGGGCGGATGGGTACTCCGACTTCTTCTGGCCCAACGGGGACGCGCCCCCGGAAGGCAAGGTCGCTGATGTGCAGGCCGACTACGGCCCTCTGGGGGAGGTGTCCTAGGGTGCCCGGACCGATACATCTTCCCCTGTTGTCGTTCGATGACGTGCCCACGTTCCCTAGGGCGCATTGGGAGGTGGATGTTGGTTGGAGGGACCTCCCTCACTTCTTGGATCGCCATGTGAACGACCCGACCACCCCGCTGGATCTAGACCCTGACTTCCAGAGAGGGCACGTCTGGACCCTGGAGCAGAAGACGGCCTACATCGAGTACGTTCTGCAGGCGGGGGAGCAAGGGAAGGTCCTGGTCTCCAACTGCCCCGGGTGGGACAGCGTTCCGAAGGGTCCTCACCAGCTGGTGGACGGCAAGCAGCGCTTGGAGGCAGCGCTGGGGTTCCTTCGAGACGAGGTGCCCGCGTTTGGCAGGCTGCGCAGCCAGTACACCGGCGCGATGCGCTACTACATCGGCTTCAAGTGGAGGATCCTCGCCTTGAACACTCGGGCGGAGGTCTTGCGCTTCTACCTGGCGTTCAACGCAGGCGGTACCCCTCACGCTGCCAGCGAGATCGAGCGGGTGCGCGGGCTCCTTCGGGAGGAGGAAGCGCGGTAGCCCGCCAGCCCCCCTGGGGGGCGTCTTTTAGCTAAAAAAGCTGCCCGTACAGGCACAGCCGCGCGTCGCGTCGGTAAGGGCATTTCACTAAGGAGGGTCGCAGATCCACGAGAGTCCAGGAGCGTAGTGGGCCGGAGCGCGGGGAGGCAGGGGGGCAGATAGATCTTGTCTCTGTGTCAGAGATCCTGGGAGTCTTGCTGGTGCAGCAAGTAGAAACCGCCCCCAACCGATCACGATGGAGAAGAAGCATGTCGCAGGAAAGTCCACGAAACGTCGCCGCAAGGATCGCGGTGCTCGCGCATGAAGCTGGCGGGATGGGAGAGGAGGAGAATCTGCTCCGGGCGCTCCTCGCCAAGGCGCAGATGACCCTCAAGGAGACGGACTGCGAGATGTACCCCAGGTACTTCGCGGGGTGGCTGTTCTCCCTTGTTCTTGTCGACCGCTTCACCGGGCAGGAGAAGGAGACGATCCTGATCGACAGCGACGCCCACAATCTCCTGCCCCCGGAAGGGGACGTTGTGGAGGTCGGGCCCCCATTGCGCCCGCACCGCGTCACCCGGGGCATCACTGTCCCTTGGGGTGCCCCGTGGGCCGCTCAGACCAGCTTACTGGATCACCCGGACTACAAGCCCTTCGCCCTCATCGGCAAGCCGCAGAACAGGCTCGGTCAGCCGCGGGATCTCGCGGGGGGCCGGGTGGGGCAGGCTTGTGCGTGCACCGTGTCCCGGAGCAGCAACACCTACCGGAGCAGCAGATGGACGCGCTGCACATGTTCCAGATGCTGCAGAAGCTCACGTTACCTGGCCTCCGTAGGGGTGGTATACTGCCGGCATGCGCATCCTCCTCGGCATCTTTCTGGGTAGGGTTACCCGGAGACTCCACCTCCGGGGTGGAGGGGACCCGTACACCTTCCTGCTCAACGAGGACGGCACCTTCGTCCTGAACGAGGACGGATCCAAGATCCGCCTGACTTGAGGAGGAGACGATGCCTAACCTGAAAGTAACCGAGATGGGGGCGGCCGACGCGCTCTCCGGGACGGAATCCTTCTTCACGGTGCAGGGGGGTGTAGGGAAGCGCGTTACCGCGAACCAGGTCACCACCTTCATCGGTGCGCAGGCCAAAGCCGATGCTGCGCAGGCTGCTGCAGAGTCCTACGCGGATGGTGTAGCTGCTGCGGCACAAGCCGCTGCAACACTGGCTGCAGCTGGGTACACCGACAGCGAGATCGCCTCGCTAGGGACTTCCCTGCAGTCCTACGCGGACGGCGTGGTCTCGGGCTACGTCCCCACGTCGCGCACTGTCACAGCGGGCAGCGGCCTTACCGGAGGAGGCGACCTCAGCGCGAATCGCTCGCTCGCGGTGGACTACGGCAGCGCGCCCGGCGCCATCGCTACCACCGGCAGCGCGGGTGCTGCGTCGACGGTGAGCCGCAGCGACCACACCCACCAGGCCGAGGACGTGACGGCGCGCACCGCTGCCTCGACGCTCACCGGCGCCGAGGTGCTGGGGCTCAGCCAGAGCAGCGCG